AAATATATGGATAGAACGATGGTTAGGCAGCATGCCATAGACAACTACTCACTAGATGTCGTTGCTCTTAAATATGACAAGCATTTTCGAAGACTTTCTCAGCTTTGGGAAGATGGCTGGTACCAGCTTTAATTATTAAATGCTGTAAATATTCTCTCTGCTATTATGGAGTGACATGAAGCGGCTTTCGAGAAATCGGAGAAACAGGAAAATGCAGTACCCATACATCAAGCTAGTTCTTCCAACCGAACTAAAAAACATCAAGAACGGTCAGTTGCCCGACAGCATTCTTAGAAAGACCAAGATTGGCGGAAGACTGTGGCATTGGTCCTCAATTTCTTTCGACATGATGCTTGATGCCGCAAAGAAAGAGGGTATTGAGCTGAAGAACATTGGTGACTACCGCCTTTACGACGCTCAGCTGGCAATGTTCAGAGATAGATATGACAGCAAGGACCATGGTCGAGGCGTCACAAGAACATTCGAGGGCAAGACCTGGTATCTCAAGCCTGGCAAAAGCCCAAGCGGCACACCTGGTACATCCAATCATGGCATGGGCCTCGCAATCGACCTATGCATGAAGGATGGGTCAACCCTCGGTGGCAACGCCAAGGCGATGGGATGGATGTGTGCAAACGCTCCGAAGTACGGCTTCTACCTACAGGGAAATGACCCAAAGTCGCCAGAGTTTGAAGCATGGCATTGGCAGTATGCGGTTGGCGACAACTTGCCACAGCCGGTTAGGGACTTGTTTGCTTATCTTGCAGCCGTTGCCGCAGAGGAAAAAAAGAAAAAGGGCGGTAAGTAGTCAATAGACTACCCGCTAACTGAGTCCCATTTGCCTGCCGGGCACTCGGCATGCGCCAGCTTTACCTTTATCTTCATAAAGCATCCACAAAGTTTGCACTGATTCGTGAGCTTTATTAACTCGGGGCATTCTGCACATATGGAAAAACGCTGTTCCTGCAGTGATTTCTCTACGTACTCTGTCGATGGCATCAAAAAGTCAGTAGGTCTAGCTTTTTTGTTTTTGCCTACGTTGTCTCTCATGTTGCGCCATTGTAGTACAGGCTTTCACTGTTTGTGGTTGTTGTTCTGAGCCCCTGCTCTTCTATGAATACATATACTTCAACAGATGTTGTATTGGCTGTGCTCGAACCCCACAAGTTTGAGGCTCCGCCTGGGTACACACCGCCAGATGACGGCATATCTCCGCCGCCATATTCAAGAGTTTCCTTTGTCCAGTATCCATCATTGCTGCGGCTCAAGCTGTTATCTGGATAGTCACCAAAATTATCGTACTGGACTCTATTCGCTCCATCGAAGTCGCTAGTTCTCTCTGATGACCAGCCATTTCTAAAATAGAGCCTAAATCTTCTGTTTAAGCTCGTTGCGTTACCAGTGCTTCCATTCTTGTCGAGAATCCATCTAGTTGATGTAACGCGGTATCTAGTAAATCCACCCAAAAAGCTCTGAATTTTTACCGCGTCTTCTACTTCTCTCCCAATCGCATCCATCACGAAGCTTCCAGATGGAACACTCGTGTCGTACGCTCCAGGGTCCTGAACACCGCCACGTAGCGCTCCCCATTTGAGATTAATTGGGGCAACACCGCGAACGTTTGAGTATTTGACGCGGCCATAACCGTCCGTGGCTTTAGCTCTGTAATAAGTGTATGTCGTTGCGTAATCAACAGTTCCTGGATTTAGGTAAGGTGTCCAGTGCTGAGTTCCGTAGACGCTCATTGCTCCGCCATCCGTCCAGCTGCTTCTGTTCGAAGAGTATTCCCATCTGTATGTGGTGCCAGCCGCAGATGTAAGATAAAGACGCCAGTCGGCAATTCTGGTTGTTTCTGAGTTCTCCCACACTATTGATGGTGTTGGTTGTGTGGCGGCTGTTGTTTGGCTTCTGGTTGTTCCAAAACCAATAGCCGGCGATTCAATATAGGAAATTATAGAAGATTCAACTGTCGTGAATACATTTGTAGCAACTATTTTGTAGTAATACGTTGTGCCTGCAACAGATGAACGTGAAGCACTAAAGCTTGTAGCAGTATTACCAGTGAATGTGCCTAGGTTTACAGTTGTTGCCCCATCAAGTGTTGGGCTCGTACCCCAAATTAGGGAAAGTTGTGTTGAAAAGAAGTTAGGATTTATTGTTCCAGTTATAGTTCGGACATAATTATCGTTTTGCCCAACTGCTCTAAAAAACTTAGTTTCGCTATCAGATAGGCCAGTCAATGTTCCAGATGTCGCATCGTTTGTTATGTTGAGTGTTGAGTTCAATGCACCAGAACTAGCTCCATGCTGAAAGTATCTAGACGTTGTTGCTACTCCGGTAAATGTTCCAGAAACAGCAACAGACCCGACAGCTTCCGAGGATGTGGAGGTGGTTACGGTTGGTGCTAACGGTGCACCAGAGGATGCAGGACCGCCAATTATCGGACTTAACCTGGCCCCAGAAATTGAACCAACAAAACGAGCAAGAATCATGTCGAGAGGTCACCAGCCAGAAGCCATGTAATTGATGCAATCTTGATTGCGCTCACAACCGAATATCTTGCTCTGCAGCTAAGTGCTCCAGAAATTGGCGTAACCAGTACTGAGCTGTCATGTGACTGAAATGTCAGCTTGCCAGTACCAATCTGAACAAATGTAATAGTTGTGCCTATTGGGTAGGAAACATCGGAGCCGGTCAGGCCCAGATTGAATGCTGTAGCCGAATCAACAGTGATTAGCCTGTTGGCGTATGAAGCCGATATAGTTGAGCCGCTTGCTCCAACGTGGGACGTAACCGAAATGGGGCCAAGTTTTGTTGATGATATTGCTGCTGCATCGTCAACATTTGTATTGGTTATCTTGGCAAACTCTAGGGCTGAGCCGTTTCGCCTTAGAACCGTTGCGTCTGATGCTGCTTGAATATCGGCCACATCAGCGGTGCTACCAGTTGCGTTACCAACAACCGAAGTCGATACTGACTGACGAAAACGTGAAGCCGTTACGGCATTTGCTGCAATTTTGTTGGTAGTTACAGCACCATTCAGGATTTTCGACTCAATAACATTGTCATCCGCAATTTTTGCACTTGTTACAGCACTGGCTGCAATCTTTCCTTCAGTAACAGCCAGGTTTGCAATCTTTCCAGTTGTCACAGCAAGGTTGGCAAGTTTTATTTCCGTAATCGCACCGTCTTCGATGCTGAACTGACTTGATGCTTGCCAAGAAGTGCCGTCGTAGTACTGAACCTCGCCTGGGTCAATAAGGTAGCAGAATCGTCCAGGGGAAAGAGATGGCTTACCGGTACCGCCTAGGGAAACAGGTACACCGTCGCCATAGGCGTTATTCCGTTCCGTGGAGTCGTCAAATACGGCAACCACCTGGTCCATGAGGTACGTGTTGACATCGGCTGCGTATGCAACCTCGCCAGACAGAAATAGCTTTACTCCGGTGCCGGCCATTTTATTCTCCTAAACCACTAAATATTGATTTTATCATTATTAACCCCACCTGAATTCGTCCAAACGACCAAGCGTGAGGCTGTCAAGCGTGAATTCAAATTCGTCAACTGTTTCGTGAATTATTTTGTACCCAATTGGCCTGGCAAGGTTGAGGGAAGCAAGAACAGTTGGGCTTGTCTGACCGTTGAGCGCATCAATTGTTTCGTTCTCAAGAGTTTGAACAAGAATAGTGAAGGGGTCACCAAGGTAATTAGTTGTAACGCCAACGGATTTGGTTGACTGACTACCATCACGAGTACGTATCAAGAACTGCTGAGCCGCCTCGATTATCGCTTGTCGTGTTCCGGAGTTTCTTCCATAATATCCAGTACGCAACTGCCACTCAACATAATCACGCTCAACGGATGGATTTTGGAAATATAAAGAACCATCTGGAAGCATCGCATTTCTCTGGATGCGCACTCCAGTAAACTGCGATAGCCATGGAATATATTCATCTCTTACGAGGTGGGGTGTTGTAAGTGTGCTTTTTGCCCAGTATCCGGTCTGGTCATCTGGTGTTACAAACTCTGGTGTTTCGAAAGGGAAGAGCGAGTCGTATAGTCGACGAGAATCACCCGCAGTAGATGAAAGTACGTCAATCAGTCTGTGAAATGGGTAAGTTGGGTATTCTTCGTCCGAGTCGTAGTCCCAGTAGAAATCCGGCATGTATGAGCGCATCTGTGGAACAAATGGATTTTCGTAAAATGCCATGTCATGTATAAGGTGAAAGTTTGTTAAATAAATTAACGAGCTACCATGGTTCGTGATTGTCATCTGAATTGTGTACGAGTGGATTTCATTATCATCTGGAACAAGCACGCGGTTAGACTGAATTGAGTTAAATTGACCACTGCTAAACTCTTGGTTGTGCGGACTACCAGCAGTATCTTCGTCTATCAACAGAAGCGTGGAAACATCGCACGTACCTTCTGCTTTAATCTTGCAATTGAAAGACAAAACTCTATTATTGTCAAAAAGTCTTAGGTCCCTGGACTGAAGCGTTAGGACTATTGCCCCAGATGTTGATGGGTTGACCCTGAGAGAGTACCTAGTATCAACTGTGTATATGTCGGAAACGACAGATAAAGATGCTTGTCCAACACCAGCTGTCCAGTTTGTTGAGTAATTAGCAACACCAACGACTCGGCTGTCGCCATCTCTGCGTAAAAGTGCATTGTTGTACTCAAGAAGGTTGACGGTTGTAGCCATATTTACTCCACCGCAACAATCTGGTACGTGATGCCAATATCGCCAACCGACAAAACCGGCAGTGTTCCCTTGTTTTTGAATATGATGTCATCATCAATTTTGGGTAGCCAGTTCTGACCAGTTGGTGTCAGTGTTAAAGAATTGACATAAAGAACACCAGGTATATTGCTTATTATTGAAACAATTTGGCTCTGGCGAACCCTGTCAAACGACATTGGAAACGTAGCAGGACTGAGGTACTCAATTAGCGCATTATTAATAGCATCTTGCACGGTTGTGGCATCGTAGTCGTCGTTAAGGCTAACGGTTCCACTCACTTCGAGCGTTACAAGCGTTGGGTCAAGAATGAAGAATCTCAAACCGGCTATTGAACGGTTAATAACATCCGCGAGGATTTCGTCTTTTTCAATCTGCGTCAAGAATCTATTTTGACCATATGCAAATATTGTTACGTAACCAGCAATATCTTCACCAGCGAACACTGAACCAGTAAGCTGTGCGCTGGCTTGGTTTGATGCAACGCGCGGGAAAACTATGAGTGTTTCTGCTGTATTGTCAATTTCGAATTCGCCTTCATAAATAGCACTAGCACTCGCTGATGCACCAGACAACTCAATACGCACGGTGTCTCCGCTTACGTAAAGGTGTGGAGCATTGAGTTCGATTGTTGCAATGTTGTCCTGAAGATAAGTATTTTCAATTGGATAAACCCTATTAAGGGTAATATCTCCACCATTGTCATCACCGTTTGTTAGGTCAAATGTCTTTACGCGACCAATAACTCCTGGATACTGAGTGAGAACATAGGCATCAACTTGGCTTGCTTTTGCTAACGCTGACGTTAGTGACCTTAAATACGTGGAAGCACGTGACAGGTAGTCTTGGTCTGTGTCGGCATTAAGTCCATTTGCAAAGTTTGATGGTGTTGCTGTAATTGCGGAGGCGATGTCCGTGCCTGATGAAATTATATTCAACTCCACGCCGCTTCCAATTGGTGGAATTACTCCACCTTCTATTGCCTGTACAGTGATAGTTGCGTATGGGAGTTCATACTCACTTTCGGATGGCGGTACAGTTGTGGCGGAAGTTGTAGTAAATGCGTACTGAATCGCCTCATCTTCAAATACCGCATCGTAAGTAAATACTGTTCCTTCCGGAATGACTCCACCAGCCAGGTCACCAACTGTTATGACGACATCGATTTCCGCAGGAACAGCTTCCTGTCGTGAAAACCCCATCATTCCAACAATCCCGGCCATAAGCCTGTCTGGAAGGCGATTTATTGAAGCAACGTTCAATGCACTAACGTATGCCATTGCCTGAAATATTGCGTCTTCTGGCGTTCCTACACGCAGATTGAACTCAGGAAGAGAGAGTCTGGCTATTTCAATTGAATCGCGATAAATATCGCCTGGTTCTTTGTCAAATATCGTTAAATTGACATATTCTGAGAAGTCTGCTGGCATGGTCTTTCCTTATGTCTGCACTATTTCGAATGAGAAGTTTATTTTGCTCTTGCCTGCCTCGGCCCCACTATCATCAATTAATAGGTCGATGATTCTCACTTCTGGAACAAATTTTGCAGCATTGAGAACAAATAAACCTTTGTCAAGATTCGTAAAGCTTGGGTCGTTGGCCCCAAATGTTGGGGTAAAAGGATGAGTAAAAGGTTCCGTAAGTATTGACACGGAAAGAAGCTGCGTGTAGTACTCGCTCGAACCGTCCTGTAATTTTCTTAGACCAGTCGAATCAAAACGTACCGGGAAAGCTATGCAGTCCATTATGAACCTACCTCGTAACAAACAGAGAAAGTGAGAACATGTCCATTGCTTAAGTTTACTGCTGGTGATTCCCCCAGAATCCCACCTGCTGAACCGCGAAAGGAGAGATTGTCTGCCTGAAGGCCATTGACCAAGGCGACGCATGGATAGGTGTTGCCGGGCACAGACAATACGGCACTACCAATAACGGTGGAGGCTGGTGCTATTGATATCTCTGGCAAGGTTATGACTATCTCACCCATGCCAGCACTATCTTCAGTAACAGTCATCTTGCAGTTCCATGTAAGAGTTCTTGCAATTAATGAATACCTGGAGTAGTCAACTGTTTTCGCTATGTCCGGTACCCCTAGTTGACTTATCGTTGGTACGTACTCTTTCCACGCTGTATCAAATGTCGAAAGCAAAACGTACGGCATTGTTTTTTTTGTGACACTGCCAAAAATAATTAATTCATTGAAAAATTCATCAGTGAATGCACACTTAACATATTCCCCGACTTCATAGGGGGTATCGTCGTTGCTGTTCAATGCAAGCATCGGCCCCATGCTTAGGCCAAGTTCTTGAATAAAGACGATAACTCGACCATCGGTATTTACCTTCTTGATACGAGCTGTATAAAATCTTCCGGGCCTAAGTGGATGAGCAGAGGCCTTACTTTTATCGACAATATCTGGGCGGCTCATGGTGCTACACCCAATCACTATCTGCGCCACCGGGCGTGTTTGGTATTGCTGGAGTATTTCCAGCTAGCGAAGGAAAACGCTTCCTAAGCACGAGACCCTCTTGCTGCCAGACTATTAAATATAAATAATCCCTGGCATTTGTTCTGGCGGCCAACTCCGAGTTTCCGCGAAAAACACCAAAGTGTTTAGCTGAACCCAAATAACCACCAAGTTCATTATATTTATTCGTTACCTGTTGAAGTGTTTTTGTAACCGCAAGTCCACCCTGCGTATACACGGATGGAACTATCACAGACAGCCACTCCGAACCTGATGGAAATGTCAGAATATAAGAATCAACAATAGATGGTTTTGTTCTTCTTATTAGGGTGCTTGTCTTGAATACAGGCCTGTTGTAAAGGTTTAGGTTCCCAGTCACCACTTGTGAATCTTTGTCAAGAGTGGATGTTAGATATTTTGTACCAGTCCAAGAATTGATTACTTCCAAAAATGCCGGATAAGAAGTGCTTATATTTGCAAATTCCATTACTGGATAAAGGAATTGATTTTCTTCGGTTGGATGATTAATGATTCTGGAGTCAAATACTGGAAAAACAGAAGGATTTCCATTTACGTCACGCGCTCTCCATTGTTCCGCAAGAGCCTGGGAAACTGTTTTTACAGTTAACTGACCAGATGGAGTGGGAACATAAGTCTGTTGATAAACCTCACCAATAGCCAACTGGCGTATGTTTTCTTTTTCAGGGTCTTTCGTTGGGGTTCGAAAAGATATAGAAACAGGGTCAGGAACCATTTCTTGGAAAGTAACGCTGTCAATTATGAAATAGTTCGACAATCCAGGAATTAGGCCAACGTACGCGGTCATTCCCGGCCGTAGCTGTACAGCGTTGGTTCGCTCTGCCAGGCACGAACCACTAGCAGCATACGGGTCATTGTCTGATGCCGTTATCTGTGGATACTGGGTTAGTCTAAATACGTTTTTCCTACCCTTGTAGTTCCATGCATCATTTTTGAACTGAAGAGGAACCCATCGTTTCGTCACCCATTTAGATGTTGTTACACCGGTTTTGGAGTTTTTTGATTTTTTGATTTGTCTTTTAGAATCTGAGCCCCATTTGTTCAAAAGCCACTTTTCTGAAGCAAACACTAAATACCCATCAACTTCAAAAAGTACAAATTTTGCATCACTTGCTAATCTGGTCATGACATCCCATAATGATTCAGCCTGCTTTGACCCTGATGATTTTGTTATTTCTTTCGCTTTTGATGTTTCTTGACCGTAAAAACGCAAACCGTATTTAGCAGCTGCATTTTTTATGAAAGTCGAACCGTTTCCTTTGATTGCTGATGGATTTTTATCTCTCTTCATTTGCTGAACGGCCTTCGAATAGCACTGCACGTTAAAAGATGCACTACCACCAGGACCCTGAGCCACCGTTACGCTAGATATTTCAAACAGTTGTCTTACGTTTCGTACTTCACCGCTAACACCGCTAATGACACCTATTGTTTGTGTTTCGTATATGATGTCGCGGCCAATGGAAAAGTATCTGTTGTTGGCCATTCTTAGGTCTTTGTCAATAATATTAAAGCTTATTGACGAAGCCATATCCATGGTGTAACTGACAGATAGGTCTGTTATGAAGCGAGTTATATCTACATACTCACCATCACCAAGGCGTGGAAGATTGGCTATGAATAACTTTCTGCTGAATTTTCTCGACCTATCTTGAACGAGTTGCTGTGTCGTTATGCCGCTGCTCATGGTGTATCAAAGCCCAAGCTGAAGTATGTTGTCGTATGGTGTTGTTGCGGCTTTTCCTGTAACACCCGGTGTTTGTGTCAATTTTCTACGAGATGTTTCCGGGTCTCCGCCACCCTCGTTTGGTTTTCCTGGATTTAATGGAGCAGCAATCATGCGCGGCATAATAATTAGGTCGGGTGATGATGTAGAAACTTCCTGTACTGTCATGTTTACAGTTGCTCTACTTATCTCTCCAGAATAACCCGTTGTGCTGTCTTCTCTTGCCCGCTGAACGGAGCTAATTGACATGTCAACAATCGCAAATGCTGTGTTGTTGCCGTTTGGTAGAAGTTTTGGATAAATAAGAAACTTGCTGAAAAGAGTGTCAAAGTTAACAAATCTGACGAATTCCGGCCTGGCTGCCATCTTTCTTAACTGAAATAACTGTTCTTCACACGAGGTGTAAAGTGATGAAATTCCGCCAGCTTTATCACCCACCACAAACTCAAAACTTATTTTCATATGCTTAAAGTTCTTGAAGTCAACTATCGGAGCGTTATTTATGCGCTCTATCTCCGTCCATGTTGAACCAATATTGGTGTAGGAAATATTGTTTGGCGCATAATCGAATGTAAATCTTTCTCGTCTTTGCTCACCATTTATCGGATTCTTGTACTCTTGAATCATGGATGGGGAGTTTGTTACGCCACTTGGTCTAGTTCTTTCACGCCGCCTTCTCTGATTGGCTGGAACACCGCCACGAGGAATTACCGTAGCCGCTATTGGCTTTGGAGCTTCCGATGTGGGGTCGGAATGTGTAGTTATTTCGGACAATTGCCTTGTTGAGTTTTCCAATGGTGTTGTATCTGAAACATTTGCGGCAACAACCTTATTGTCGATATTTGCTACGGCTGCAGCTGCGGCACCAGGACTAAAACCACCCGCTACTAATTCTTCTATTTGCGAAATAGTTAAATTTTGCAGATTCATGTCTTGCGCATCGCCTATAAATAGGTCCCACTTCTCTTGGTCAAAATCTCCGGAGTCGGGCAATTCCAACACAATGCTTGAATCTTCGAGTGGGTAAAACCTCTTAAGGAAAGGGTGATACCAATACTGAACCCAATCGTTTGATAAGTCATCAAATCTACGCCATTTATTTACCCTATTAGAAAAGTATGGATTTCTGCGTAGACCAAGTTTGGTATCTGTCCAGTTAAAATAATAAGCAGTGGCCTCATATATGTTGTTTGCGTAGTAAATACGTGTTCCAGACTGAATAAGGTCATACTTTTTCAAATCCGGAGAAGCTTTAGCAACTGCTGGCTTATGCTTTCTTGGTGATTCCTGCCATCCAATTTCATCACCCGATTCATATACGACATAATTTTCTTCGGTTACGTTTAGCTCATCGTACGGAAACCAGTAATAGGTGGTATCAAAAAGTTGATAAGAAGAAGGAAATATTGGATTATCGGTCCGCTCCACCTGCTTATATTTACGCTTAATTGGGTACATCTTTTTTGTAGAGTTCCCAGCCGTTGACGTATAGCCAACAGTAATTAGTGTTACATCACCAAGTGCCATTATGAACGCTCTCTGTTCACGCGCTCAGTTTCCTTAATCTTCATCATTACCATCTGAGCAACTGCCTCTGAGTCAAAACCCGTTCCGTTTATCTCAAAGTTATAGTAATTGGTCGTCGAGCCGCCGCCAGAAGATGCTCCAACTGTTGCTCTCATTGTTGCTGTGTCGCCAATTCCCGGACCAGGAACGACGTGGAGGTGGCGATTAGCGGCTGCTCCGTGGAACTCCGCAAATCCACCGTTTGCATGAACGAGCTTTGCGTATTGACCGAGGTTTTGGCCGGTTAGGTCGTATGCTCTGCCAGTTGCATGGTCCGAACTTGGAGAACCAAGGCCCCATGTCCTAAATGCTGATGTGATTGTTCTCTTGCCGGTGAGCTGTGAGTCAAGGCCTGCATGACGCGCCATCGTCTGTGATAGGCGGGATGTTGCGGTGTCGCCAATTTGTCCACCTCTTGGTGTTCTGGTGTCATCTTCTTCTGGTTCTTTTCCAGTAAAATATGCCCCAAAGTTTTCGTTAAGCTTCTCTACCGTATTTTTAAGGTCTTCTGTCTTTATGCCTAACGTGTTCATTGGGTCTGTTAGGCCGGCCAGAGCATCAGAAACAACATTTACATCTTCACCAGCTTTCACAAGCCCTGCACCAGTAAGTCCAACTCCAGCAAGAACATCCTTGATTCCCTGGTCCCCCGAATATGCGGTTATTCCCTTGAGGGCGTTTGTTTCAACCTTGTCATATGCATTCATTCCGGTCTGAACAAGGGTGTTCTGGTCGAGCGTAGAAAGGTCTGTAAGTAACTTACCCTGTTGCTCTGCGGTCATTTTTCCGATGGCTGGAATCAATGTTGATACGTCTAGTGCTTGACCAGTTTTGCTATATACATATGCTGATAGCTGCTCAGCTGCAATCTGGGGCATTGCGGTCTTCTGCTGCTCAAGCATTCCCTGGAATGATTCGTTTTGAGCAAAGAATTCACCCTGTCCCGCGTATGCCATGCCTGGCGCAAATGCCCCACCAGTTGGCCCCTGGCCAAATAATGCCTGAGTGCTCAAGTAGGCGGATATTGGGTCTCCACCAGAAGCAGCGAGCATCTGCGGGAAGAAGTCCGCCATCGTTTGCTCAAGGGCCAGGTTTTTTTCCTCGATACTGCCCCCGCCCATGAGTACCGCATTCAGTGCTGCAGCAGACTGGTCCACAGCCTTTTCACCTTCACGTTGTTCCACTGACTTGCGGAATACTTCTGAGCCACCAAGAAATGCGTCCTGCATTGCAAATTTAAATTCTTGGCCAGTTTTCAGTACTGCAGCACCAAGTTCTTTGACTACTTTATTAAAATCAAGTGTTGCATCGTATAGGTTGAAACCGATTTCATGGGCAAGCATTTCTAGCTCTGGGGCCGTCTTGCCTGTCATTTTCGTTAGCATGTTCATTCTGGCTGTAGTTTGGTCCTGAACAGCTTGGAGTGGTTTTTCCGCCTCTCCTATTTCGGTTAGATAGGTTTGAAGCGCCTTAGAAGTTGCTTCAGGGCTCTTTGTCATGTCTTTATATTCTTGCTCAGTAATCGTCATGCCGTATCTAGCCTGATTTCTGTACAAGTCTTCGATTACTTCCCCTTGTGGTCTATGTATTGAGGGACCACCGCCTGGTTGAAGACCAAGAATCGTTCTTCGCAGTGTGTCCTGTCTTCCTTTCGTTTCATAAGCCTGGTCCTGAAACGCGCCTTTTGTTCCTACGGCGATAGTTCCCCCGGCCTCAATTATCTGTTGAAAATTTGTAAGTTTTTTAGATGCGCTTGAAGCAACACCGGCATAAAGGGTGTCGAATGAATTTTCAGCCGCAACTTTTGCGCGCTTCAGTTCCGCCTTCCCCTTATTTATGGAACCCATAATGCCGCCAACAACAAGACCAATTCCACCACCAATAGCCGCTCCCATTGGTCCACCAACCATGGCTCCAATTGCTGCTCCACCTGCTGCTCCAGATAGCGCCCCCTTGCCTGCCCCCTCAGCTTTTAGGGCTCCGCCAACTCCGGCAACCGCAATACCTGCTAGTGGATTGAACTGACCAACCATGCCACCAAGCGCCATGGCTCCGCGCATTTCCTCTGGTGCGTACTGACTGGCTAAGCCAAGACCAAGTGACGTTCCCATACGTCCACCCATTCCGCCCTGAAACTTATTCATACCAGCACCAAACTTTGTATAGTTTCGTGATATTCGGCTTTGGTCTATTGCGGCTCTAGCACGAAGTTTCGCCCTACCCAGCGGACCGGTAGCTGTTTGTTGAGATAGGTCGTAGTTTAGCTTGTCACGCAACGCTTGGCGGCTTGCCCCCACGTCAACATATGCGCCCATTGACTCATCCCATGCACCGCTTCGCGCATATCCCATTAAACCAGCAGCAGCACCAAAACCCTGACGACCTCTATAATTTGCAGTAGCGAGACCCTGCTTCGCTCTTGTTCCTAGATTTCTTAGTGAGTTTGCTGCACCCTGACGCAAGTCATCACGACGAGATGTCTGTGTTGCGGTCATCTGATTTCTCTCAAATGGGGTCATTCCTAAAGCCTGCGAGTAGCTCGGCATTCCAATTCCACGACCACGGCTGAGGGCTGATAGGAATCCAGGTCTTCCAGCAACAATTGCATTACCACCAGCCATGATGCTCTGGTAGTTCATATTTCGCGTTGCCGCGCCAATACCCTCCCTCATGAGGGCGCCTCTTGTCATGCCGTGCTGTGACTTGAGGTCCCTGAGTCTCATTGAGCCAGGTGGAAGGGCTGGACCATATGCCGCACCACTTGCCATAACTGGAGCCATACCGCCCACTCGGCGTAGGCCCGAGGATAGCCCTCCTGGTCCAGTGCCGCCAACTGGACCACCAGGACCACTCACATTTACGACGTTTGCCTGAACGTTCATCATGTTTTGCTTGAATGGTGTAGCGCCCGGCATTAGGCGTCCCTTTACGCCTTGCATTGCTCGGCCAGCAACAGCAAAAGCCAACAATGGAGCAAGAGCTGATGTCAACCCCTTGCCGGCAAACCCGGTAAGAATATTGGAGAGCATTTTGAATACTTGAGTAAGTCCACTAATCATGTCATTAATTAATGGAAGAACATCAAAGAACATCATCTTTAGGTTCATGAACAGTTCAGATAGCGCTGTTATGAATCCACCAATACGCTCACCAAATTCCTCTACATTGTCAGCATTTTCGACAAGCAAATCTTTCATAAGGAACAGGTTGTCTGCTCCGCCCTTAATTGCTTCCCATACTGGGTTTAATGCCCTATATAAAACGCGAGCACCGTCAATCAGTGGGCGCAGGTAGTCAAGAGTTCTGTTCCATCCCTTTTGGAAGTTATCCATCCAATCGCCAATTCTGTCGAACATACCAACAGCCTTGGGCAGGTATTCACGAATCATTTTGACCATGAAGTTTGAGGTTTTGTCAATCATGCTTACGAAACCATCGATATAACCATCTGTTCCGATGGTTATTTGAACAGCGCCCATAATTCTGGCGATATCCCTCTTGAGGATGTGGAATATTTCGTTAAAGGCAACCTTTAGTGGTTCAAGAAACTGGTCACCAAAGTCTGCGAAAACCGTTCGCATCTGCGTCATATAGCTTTTTAGTTGCGCAATAAGGGTGCTATTGATTGCCCCAAATTGGCCTTCTACGCCACCAAGTCGGGCTAGTTCTCCCGAATACAGAAGTTCGGAAAATTGCTGTTTTGTCTGAACGTTTGCGGCCTTAAGCGCTTTTTCCATTTCCGGACCAAGTTTTTTAGCTTCCGCCCTAACTGCAGCCATGCCCTTCTTTGGGTCATTAAGTGCCTGAACAACAGAGGCAACTGATTGGAGGCCTTTTGCTGGGTCTTGGCCGGCTGAACCAAAGTCCATCAATGCTTTTAGCGCTCCGGTGCTTCCTGCGATTTGACGAGAGTTCATCGTCGTTGACATAATGCCGTATGCCTGGTTGAGGGCATCCACGCCAAGCGTCGCCAAACTTGCGTCAGCTTGAAGCGCCCTCATCGCCATTCGCGTCTGACTCATGGCTGAGCCAAATTCCTTAGCGCCCTTGCCTCGGTAGGCGTATATTGCGGCTTGCTGCTCACGAATTGCTGCCGATACCGCCGCTATGGCAACCACGGTTCCTGCGGCCGCACCAGCGACCAGCTGCATAGCCCCTCGATAGGCCTTCATTATCAGCTGACCAGCAACAAACACACCGTGGACGGCAATCATGGAAGCGCCAAGGAGGCCCATTTCGATAATTACACCTTTGATGGCCATCTTGAGGAATCCACTAAGACCCTTGCCCATCATTTTAATTCCGGCGTCAACAGCATCAAAGTGGCGCTTCCAGCCCTTTGTCATGCCGTTTAGTGCGCTGCTTTGGTTCTTTGCATAATTCTGCATGCGAGAACCGCTAGCAAGGCGTTTTTCGACAGCCTCAAGAGCCTTGAGCTTGGCAATAACTTGGGTCAGCTGCCTATCGTGGGCATCTACCTTAAGTTTTATGCTGACAATCTCGTCGGCCATTACGTCTCCAGGTGAGTTTTTAATTCACGTGAGTGTAAGGGCGGCCGAGCTATGAAGCCTGAATATTAGGTCTTCTGAGTCTTCGACTGGCGCTCTTGCTCTTCGCGGTCGTTACTAATAACTGTAGCACAAGCCATCAGTATCATCCAGTCAGTGTCGTCAACGTTTAGCAGCTCCAATGGATTGACATTAAAGAGTTCTCCAAGTCTTGCTGCTGACTTGATGTAAGAATCTTCGGCTAGTTCGTCGAAGATTCCTTCGTAGGGTCCACGGCTGCCACCGTATCCGAGTAACCAGCAGCATCAAGGATTGCGAGAGCTGCGGACTCTACATGTGGGTCCACGCCGAAAAGGGCGCGAACAGCGTCAGGGACTGGACGAGTTGTTTCGGTCATCTCCAGAATCTGTGGATGTCCAAAGGTCATTTGGGTACCGTTATCGTCAAACACTTCTTCGTCATCCATGTAGATGCCAATTGTTGTGTGCCCAATAACTAGACATGCAAACTTTGTCGCATCAAGGCCATTTCTGGAGTCCTCACCAGCATTCTTACGCCAGTTCTTCATCTGGGACTGGGTAATGTTGGGGCTTACCTTCAGGCTGACACCAGGGCGTTCCGGAACAGGTAGCAAGACAATAGGTCTTTCGACCTTCTTGCTTACAATTCCGCGAAGCTTCTGGAGCTGCGTTTCCTCGTGCGACTTAGTGGACTCACGACCCTTCTTGGGGGTCTTGTTATCCTCGTTGCCGTCCTCAACTGTGAAAAATGCGTTATCACTCATGAGGTAGAACCTAGCATAGTGACATGCGCCGGAAGCGCAACTCTGTTAGTTATGCAGCGTCGACGTCAGAAATTGCGAACGTTAGGGCGAACGTAGCTGGGGCTCCAGATGAGGAGTCGCCTTCTGGCTCGGTCATTCCCACCAATAGAGCGTTTGTATAAACGCGGTCATTGGTTGGGTCCTTGATGTCACAGTCGTAAACAGATACTGTAACGTTGTAGTACGCAACACCAACGTAGCGGCGGAGCTTCTGCAACTTGTCTCCGATACCAGCGGCGGTATCAGCTGGGGTAAAGTCGTCGTCGTAGTGCGCCGTCAAGGTGATATCACCAATCTCGGATGGAGCACACAGCACCGTTGGACGTGACTTACCACCTTCGTAAATCTTCTCAACCGAAGCAGTGATTTCACCACCAGAGACCTGAGCAAAGCGGAAGTCATTCCACTTGGGCAGGTTTGTCTGGACGTTTGTCTGCTGCTTAGCGTTGTCAGTGAAGGTGCTTGGGACAATCGTCGCAAGTACTTGTCTCTGCGAAATTTTTGCCATTGCTTATTTCCTCCGATTAAACCACTGATGAGGTTAGGTTGGACTTGACGATTTCGATTTCAATCTTGTCGCCAACGCTGCTCACTCGAACACCGACAGTAGCCTTGACCAAGCCGGTCGCTAGCTGAGAGGCGGGGTTGAGCGAAGCATCGCATCGTACGGTGTATCCCTGGTCAAGCTGACGGCCATTGGCGTCAAAGGCTGGGTACAGAGCGCCAATGTTGCGCATGACGGAAAGAATTGAAAGTAGTCGTGATTCGACGTTCGCGAAAATTGTGTTTCTTCCGTCGATTGCACTGAAGACGACATCTTCGATTGAGCGGTAGCACTCCGTCACGATTGAGTTAACAACATCCTGCTGTGTGATATAGCGGAAGTTGTCAGTATCTGAAGAGCATGAGCGCGCACCATAAATTCGTATGGTGTTTTGAATAACCCTCAGAGCATTCACGTAGTTCTCGTCAAGGTCATCACCAACGGTCTTATTGATGCTGGACTTGAGCCCAACTACGAAGCGAGCAACCGAGAGGAGGCCAGCCGCAGGAAGATGTGGTCCTGTCTGATTGTGAGCAAGGGCACGCTTGCCGGCAACATATCCAACTGGTGGAATGAAGCGTGTTACGCCAGGAGTTCCTGTTGGCACTTCAACCCATGGGTAGTAGTAAGCGGCGTGCTCGGCGTGGTTTTCTGTCTGTACGTCAAGAGCGGCCTGCTTGATTGTTGCAACGCTGTTGGTTTCTCCGCCAAACAGTAGAGCAATTCTGCTGTATGTGTTGGCATGGGCAACCAGTCCCTGAACAACCTCGGTAGCTGAGCTCTCTGGGCATGTTACCGCACCAGAGCCAAGAGCATCGTTGAACAACTCAAGGCTTGCTACGTAGCTAGCATCGTTAATTCCGGCTGTGTTGGAATCTCCGCCAGAGAATGCACCGTTTTCTGCAGCCAGGACTGCCGGAATGAGGGTGTCGTCCTCGACAGTTGCAGATGCATACTGAGTCGCAATAGCTGAAGAGTTGATTCTGCCAGCTGCCTGAGTCGCTGATGTTACTGTTCCTGTTGAGTAAACAAGAGCTGAGTCGTAATAGAAGTTGACCTTAAATGTTGAGCCAGGTGTTGGCTGAGTAACTTCAACTTCCAGGTTGTCTGACCAGTCTCCAGCACCATTGGCGGTGAGGGTCAGAACGTCAACTGCGCTTGCTGACTGAAGTGTGAGTTCACCAATTGCAGCAGCACTACCAACGGTTCTACCGATGTAGGCGCGTGTTCCACCCTCTTCAAAGAATGTCTCAATTGTTGGATGCAGATAAGAACCTGAAATATACCCACCAAAAATCGACTCAAACTCTGCCAGGCTCTCAACCACGACTGGTTCATCGGATGGGCCGCGCTCGGCCTGGCCGACGACAAATAGCTGTGAAGATTCGCGAACCGTCGCTGATGATGGGCCGGTTCTCACTGAAGTTGAAATGACTAAGCCAGGCATAGGACCTCACTGTTCGAGCTTTGGATTAACTCCCGTATGGTTCTAATTGTACAGATGGGTAGGTAATATTTTGTGCAACTATGAATTTAACTTTATTGCAGAAGCTGCAATCACTCTTCTGGTTCCGTTAACTCTTGATTTGGCCCGACTGAGAATGTTGTCAACTGTATTTCTGAAACAGTTCCCAATCCGACCCGTGTTACAACCTCATCAAGATTCAATGTGTATCCAACATAGGCCCCAGCCATCATTCGGTCGCCCTTTAGAAGCGTAATATCTGAGTATTCTTCACGAATTGTTCCTTCATCAATCATTGCCTTGAAGGATGTTCTTGAGTCATAAGCCTTTAAGCACGGGTAGTCAAGTAGCGAAGACCGCAGAACGGTTACGAGTCGGTCACGCATTAATGTTACGCCCTCTGAACCTTCTGACCTAACCCAAACATATGTGCGCATGTTGTAAGAAACTCTATACAGCGGGTCTGGACCATCGAATCCGATTCTGTTTATATTATTCATTGACAGAGCGACGGTGATTATTGATGGCCACTCATCTATGGCTAGTGGTTCATAACTTATGTACTGCATTGGGTCCGGCAACTGAGAGCTATCTAGGTTCCAGCCGTTCCTGTAACGAATGAGTCTAATTGGCATATCTTGTTTTAGATAATCCGTCACAAACTGCTTGGCAAAATGTGAACCATTCATTAGAGCTTCTGAACTCATAGCCCGTTAGCTCCATTCTTCACATACTTGGCAACCTTCTTTGCAAAGTCGTCCTCAAAGTCCCTCGGGGTAAAGACAAGCCTGCGAGCTGGCATATTCTCCGTTCCGTACTGATGGAACTTTGCTATGGGATTATCAACAAAGAACGTGGCTTCGCTGTTCGTGGTTGAGTTCGCCGGTGACTGAGCCAAATCTGCAACACTGCGGAAAAGTCTTGCCGTTGGTCCAATCATCATTGGCGTTGGCTGGTTTCTAAGCTTCCATGATGCGTACTGTGGGTCAAGTGGCGGCCACGCCCCTTTCAGCATCGCTCTGGCCGATTCTGAACCCATGCTGGTGAAGTTGTTTGAGTAGGCGCGCTCAAGCTCTCTTTTACCCCAGGCGAAAACAGGGCGCATGTCATTGGCCCTATCCTGCATGTCTTGAAGGTTCTCTATCGTCTCCTCGGCGTGGACGATTACCTTGACAAGAACGTTTGCACTACGCCTGCGCGCCACGCCTAAACACGCACCCTGCGGTATTTACGCACTGATGAAAGTTCGGTTTCCAGAAAACCCGTAACCAATGGTCCAGTGTTTCTGGTGTTCAGGTCTTTGACACCGACAACATCGTCATGCATATTCTGCATTTCTCGTGATGCGGCACGGAGTATGAGGAGCTTAAGTACTGGGATACTTGCGCCATCAAGGCCGGCAGTGTAGGTCATGGTCAGTAGGTCATCTGCGTAGCCGTAGTAGTAGTCGATACCGTACGGCCGCTGTACGTAGTCCAGCTCATTTTCAAGAACTCTTTCGCTACCAAACAGCGGCTTAACCCTTATTTCTTCAATTTCCACAATCGGGGTGTTCTTGAAGTAGATAGCTGGTGGTGGGTCCGCATACTGAGTGGCGTTCTGTCTTGGGCTAGATGTTGTGAATGATTCGTTATAAACATTGTCATTTGCCGTAAGAAATGTCCCCATCGGAACACCGGTATGCATTGCATCAAGCCTGTACTGCTCAACAAACTGAGTCGGCTCTATTGGTCTACGCAGGAATGCCTCAAGCTCACTCTGAAGTCCGGCAAGAACAAGTGTTGCGGCATCTTCCTGCCGCTGAGTGAACGAGATGTCCATATAGTTTCTGATTTCTGAAAGTGAAACAATCATGACACCTCGTCAAGAGATAGAAAAATCTGTGTTCTAAATTTTAACACCTTTAAGCGATATGGGCCGTGAATTCCATTGACTGAATGCTTTAAGTGATGTAGATTCGTGGAATGGGAAACGCTTCAATATTTGAGCCAGTTAAGTTTTTTAGCGAACAGGAGCGCATTGGGGCAAACACGGAAATCACTGACCACATAGTTCAGATACTGTTCGCATTTTTTGCAGATACTGAAGATGGCTTGGGTGATGACGACGAGTTCAATGGGTTTGTTGATTCCCTGACAGATATTGCCTGTCTCGTAATGGCAGTAGCTGGAATGGAAGTAATTGGGGAAAATAGCGATGGCAAGATAGTTGCCAAATTTAACCCCATGGCATCGATGTCTGATTTTGCTAATAAGTACAACATCTCTTGATGCTATTGCGCTTGGCATTTTTGAAAGATAGATTCTGTCTATGAACAAGAATCAAGAAGTTGTCGTTTCTCAGTATTTTGGCACCGAGAGTGAGCGTCGAGCTGCTGCTGTGGCTGTGGGTGAGAAAATTATGAAAGTTCTTTTCTTTTACTTTGAAGAAGACCAAGAAGAACTTGATGACGAGGGGGCCATGGATGAGTTCTCCAATTACCTCTGGGACGTAACTAGTTCAGCACTGGCAGCAGCGGGAATTTCATTTATAGGCAAGGACGATAGGGGCAGGATTATTGCCGCCCTTGAGCCATGTGCTTCAGTAAAAGAATTCCTAATCAATGAAGATATCGGAGAAGATGACCACATCTTCTACGAGGATTATCTTGAGGACGTTGGTCCAGATTCCGGTTTTGGAAGGCACGACGAAAAATTAACTAGCGAAATCTAGTTAAATCAAACGTTCAACTACCTGCGCCTGCCGCCAGTTCTGCCCTTATTCGTAAGGTCCCTGGTTGCGCCAGCAACAGCCCTCTTCCTTGCTCTCTGTTGAGCACGAGCCTGTGATTTTGGAAGTGCTGGCCTAATTGAGGCTCCGGTCTTTCTTACTGTCGTGACGCCACGCGGTCTGTTGGCTATGTCGCTAGCCCCAGCACCAACCTTGGCGACATTTAGTTTATCCGTCTGGGCCAAGAACGTGTTGGGCTTAACCGAGCCTTTAGCAATAGAGACTTTCCCAAATTTAACACCATTGCGATTTGCTCGCCTTTGAGCCCTGGCCTCCAGGTCGCGGAATTTCTTTGGTCTCGTTCTGCCTGCGTACCATGCACCTTGTGGGGTTTTGGCGCTACCAGCCCTTCTCACTCCGCCACCACGGTCAGCAAATTCCTGCGCAACCGACTTTTTCATGTCTCCACCAGTTCGCCAGCTTCTAGCTAGTTTACTGCGTGATTTAGAGCCGCCGTATCTAGCCATTTCACCCAACTCACCAAGCTGACCCCTGTCAAAACGGTCGCGACCCACACCAAATAGGTCCCTAGCGTAAGTTGCAAAGCTCTCATACTGGGTTGTCTGGCGCTTATTGAGTCTTCCGCCGCGACGCAGGACAGCCTGAAGCTCCTTGACCCTATCCACGACGAATGCAGCGTCATCAGAAATATCAGGACCGTAACGTACTCCTGGCATGGCTCTCCTCTGGTGTTTTTCTAAATATACCAGAAAAAGACTTTACTTATCTGTCAGGATTTGGTGGTCTTTCTATAACCATTGATTCCTGGTCTTTATAGCCGGGCGGAGCCTCAATCGGAACCCATGCTCTTGCATAGTTGTGCTCCTTGATTTTTCTAACCTTGAATAGGCTTCCGTCAAGCATTAGCGATAATTCTTCTGACCTCATGCAGAGCATGTCTTCAAAATCGGCTGCCCCGTATTTGCCGGAACGACGAACCGAACGAATTATTTCAGAAGTTTTGGCCGCAATCACATGAGAATGACCCCTATTGAGGCGGAGATGCAGCATCATTGCGTCGATTTTGTCAACATCATGAAATACAACTGGTATTTTTCCATCAGTATGGGCCAGGATTGCCGGAATACTGGTTGCCAGTAAGTATCTCTCTGAGCCGTTGATTATTTCACCAGTTGATAGGCGAACGTGAATCGGTTCAATAAATCCAAACTGAGAGAGCGAGGCGGAAATCACAAGCATTTCAGGTCTAACGGTGTATGTAGCTCTCCATTCCGGAACACTCAGTACCGATGGGTCAACATAATCAATTTTCATCTTCATAAACATCTGCCCTTTCCATCTCTATTGCCCTGACAGCATAGGCTTTCGTCTTGGGACCAACAGGGGTTGGTGAATTGACGTCAATCTCATTGAGCATCAAGTTTCTGATTAACCAACTAACAGGATAGCCATGCGGGTCTGTTAAATGCTTCTTACGAAACTTATTTACATATGCCCTGGCTTCTGTTTTTCTTCTATCGCCAATCAGGTATTCGTCAATAAAGCGTGAAGCTCCGTCAAAACCATCTTTGGCATATTTATCAATCAGTTTTTCTGAATCAAATTCAGGCCACAAGCGACGCTGTGCGTCAATGTATGGAAAACACTCAAATAGTCTGTCGTAGAATTCTGGCTCAGTTGCAATGACGTCACCGATTCTCCTAATGGCTGTTGCGTGGAGTGGAATCCCCACGCGAGTATTACTTCCCGTAGTTACAGCAAGGTCATAGTATTCACAGTATTCAGCCCCATGCTCCTCAATAATGAACTTGAACACATCATTTGTATTCCAGTCATAAATTACCTTGGCAAACTTAAGGGGGATACCGCGTTTCAGTTTGTATGGGGTATTGATGTAGTTCTCGTGAAGCTTCTGAACTATTGAGCGATAACGAACCATTGACTCACTGGCCCTAACGCCGGTAAGGAACGCCACGTTTCCTCTTTTTCCCTGCATTGTGTAATAGTCGGTCTGCTCTGGAAGGGAGACACTGTGCGAAAGACCAAAATTCTTGCCGCTAATGGCCCAGGGTGGCATGGGCCTGACCCATCTGTCCTGCTCAAATCTTTCCTGGCTCCACAGGATTGTGGTTAAACGGTAACCAAGAACCCATATCTCGGCTGGGTATGGCAGGCAATACCACTCCATATCAACCCAGTCGTAATTTCTTACCTTCTCAACATAGGCAGCAACAGTTGGGCTAACCATTTCCTCATCACGGAAAATAACTTTTACAGGCCCAAGACCTCGTTCTTCGTGGACTTCCTTGGCAAGAAGGAGGACAGCTGTGGAGTCCTTTCCTCCGGAAAATTGAACGCAGACAGTATCAAATGTGTCGTATACGTGCCTAATGCGTTGACGAGCTGCATCAACACAGGACATATCAAGGAAGAGTCTCTGTCTTGTCATTAGTGTTTACCGGTCGATAGTTTCAATATCTCCGCTTTAGCATCATTGATTTCTTGAAGAACCCTAACCGCCATTGAGCGCCAGTAGTCTCGGTCAGCTTCAACCTCAGCGAGGTTCTTCTCTAGTTTCTCGATTCTTTCTTCTGGAGTATCCATGCTGTTATATTTCCGTGTGTTGACCGATGAAGTCCATTAGTCTTTCAGCGGTTGTTACGCCAACCACTGCTGGGTCACTTCTGAGCCACTTAATGAAGTCGTACCAGCGTCTCTGCTGCTCGTGGTTATCAAAAACAAGCGTGTACTGAACTATCGCTTGAGGCGCAGAGCCTGGTGTAACAGTTGTTGAACCCCTAACCACAGCATCATCCTGGTCAACACCGGGTCGTGCGCTAATCCTCTGTTGTCCATCTTCCGTCGTAGTGATTGACACTGCGTTTCTGTCAATTGACGGCGATGGCTGTGTTGGTGTTGTTAAACCTTGAGGCGATAGAGCATCTTCGTACTCTTCTTCATCATCATCGTCTATCCTGTCGAATCCATTGCTTCCGTTAGAAACAATAACTGGCGGCATGAATCCCGAGCCTGGTTCAACAATCTGATTATCCTGACGGATTATCTTCTGCTCTATTTCCGCAGCAGCAAACTCATCCCAACCGAGACCCTCCATGAGTTCTGGGTAAAAGTCAGACAACTCCAGTATCGCTTCCCCAAGAAGTTCCGGCTCTGTGTATCCGAGCTCCATTGTCCTATTGTCAGCAAGAGCGAAGGCAATTGCCTTTCTGTCGTCGACGTCGTATGCGACAGCAGCAATCTTGTCCCAACCAAGTCTCTTTGCTGCCTCTAGCTGGTGGTTGCCAGCGATAACGGTTGCAGTACCATCCGAGTTTGGTCGAATAACTATTGGTTTAATTTGTCCGAATTCACGGTACGAGGCCATGATTGCCTCAACATTTCCACGACGCGGGTTTCCGTCTAGTGGTGAAAGAGTATTTATGTCTACAGCAAGCTCGCTGAGTGACTCATGTATTCCATTCGACATGTCAGACCTGTGTTCTAACGTTTGCATTAAGTGTGCGAATAGCATCAATTGATGACCTGATTGAAAGAAGAACTTCGCGCTTTGCTTTGACTAGGGCCTCAGCGCACTTGTATTCGAAAAGCTGCTGGTCAAGCTTGTAGTCTGCCCATGCTTCTCGTTCTTTGATTGAGCCCTTTGCTGATATGTACTCTTTGGCCCAATTAGACTTATAAAGAGCTTCCTTTTTAGCCATATCCATGGCGACTGTTTCAAACTGCTCCGTCTCGTTCTCTAATCTATTCACCAGTCGAATCAATTCCTGCTCAATTTCTATCTGGCTAATAGGTGTAGTTCTCATTTATTAATCCTCACAAATTTGTCTTATCGTTTTCAATGTTGTCAATTGCGGTCCAGTCTACTTTGGCCAAGGCTAATAATTGTTCCCTTGTCCAATCCCACTCCGAGTTACCTAAATAGGCGATTCCCATCTGCTCAAGCACCCAAGCGTCGCACTCATCGTTTCCACCAGCACCGGAGAATACTTTTCCAGTTTTTGCTGATATCGCTGAAATTACCTCACCCTTGCTTGCGTTTCCTTTTCCGGTAGCAAACTTAGCCCTGCATGTTGGTGGGATGTCTACAAAGGGTATTTGGTTCTCCCAGAGTCTCATTCTCACACATCCACCAAGCTCACCAATACTGTGTGCTTGGGAATTCCTTGAGGAAAATGAATACCCCTCTATGAGGGCGCAATCAATTCTCTCAGATAAACAAATATCAGCTATTTGTCTGCTCACGATAGAGAGGCGTTCTGGCCCTCTCTCTTTGACCGCGATGACATGCGTACTGCCATTAATTGAAACACCCGTTGATGTAAGTGATAAATCAAGACCAACGAGCCGCATAGTTTCGACTATAACAAAAAACGCAGAAGTAGGGAGGCTTTATCTCCCTACTTCTGCGCCTATAACGGTCCTAAGGTGATTACAGTGTACTACTTTTCCCAGGAGTGTTTTGCTAATCCTAAATTAAAAGACAACTCAGGATATTCACCTATGCGTGTGTGGCACGGCCTGCAAACTGCGAGTACATTTTCTTCGTCAAGTATCGAGCCACCCTGTGAACGTCTGACTAATTCATGAACATCGGTGCTCTGGTTTACCCAAAAAACTGCCCTAGCATCATGTTCGGCAAAAACTGGACAGGCCTGACAAAATGGTCTTTCCGAAAGTATTTTTTTGACAAACTTCCGCCTGTCAACGTACTTATCTTCCATCTTCTTGCTTCTGTGAGCAATTTTTTTAGAAGAACGATTTATGGGTTTATTCTGTTTTAGGCCAGTTTTTGACTGTAGTTGTTTTTTTGCTTTTAGTGGCGTTTTCTGCTGTAGCGGTTTTTTTCTCTGTAGCGCCACGGCGTTACCACCTATAGGTTGTCGTTATTTACGGAATCAAAGTTCCACTGGTTATCCAGAGTATCCCATAGAGCTCTATCGATAGAAGTGTCCTCAAGGTCAAACTGTCTCATCAGATTACGATGCTCAATTATGGCTTTTCGATAGAACTCAACCTGGTCCCATCCGTCAGAATTAATGACATCGCCAGTATCAATCATCACGCAAACTTCGTCGAGTCTCTTATCTACATGAAACTTAAATCTACGAACTCTTGTGGCCTTTGTGTCGTAGTAGCTATTTGACTCGCGAGCAAGTCTTGTTCCGGTCTTGCCCAGGGACGCATAGCGCCTCTCGTCAGAGATTGCATCTGCTTCAATGCTTTCAATCTGACGTTGAAGATTTTCTGAAAGAGCAATAAGCGCTTCTCTCCAGCGCTCCCAATTATCTTCTTTCATCAACTCCTGTTTGTGAACAGGGGAGATTTTATTCTTAACCTCCTCTGCAACCATCCTTGCAAAAGCGTCATCGTTCATATCGATGAACATAGCAGGTATTAAAGCCTGCGGTTTTATTGTTTTTCCTCTTACTGCCATGCTGGGCAAATCCTTTTATATCCACACCAATTGCAAAGAATTGATTTATTTGGCTCAAACTCACCGCTTCTGCAGCGTGAATCTATTCCTTCTCGGACCTCTTGAATCACCTCGATGACTTCTTGAACATCTTCTGGTGAAACGACTTTTTCAAACCTAACGCCATCCTTGAGGTAGAGGAGCTCTAGTGACATTGATTCTGGAACAATATCAATGCTCTCCAATAGTTGACTATAGATAATCAACTGGAAGAACTTATCCCCCATGTACTTGGGTTTTGGTGTTTTGCCGGTCTTGTAGTCGGATATTTTGGCGACGCCATTCTCGTAGAAAAGACGGTCGATGTAGCCATGGAGACGAATGCCGCCAACAACACCCTCAACATGCTCCTCTATTGCCCATGGGGTCGTATTCAGCGGGTCCTCAAGTCTCCAGAGGTTCTCTATACACCACCATGCTGTCCATCTAAAAAAGTTCAGTTCCTTTTCAGAATGAATAAGACCTGCCGCCTTCTCTCCCCAGGATTCAGTCCACAACTGTCTAGCTAGTGCTTTTGCCGTTTCCTGCGTTCTCTGCTCGGGGGGCAGTGCATACATTGTTTCAAGAACTTCATGAACGAAATTACCGAGAACAGTCGCGTCTGTCGGCGCATCGGGTAAGCCATCGATTTTGCTGTACTTAAACTTCAGTGGACACTGGCGAAAAGTGGAGATTGACGAAGGGGAAAGCCTGTCTGGTGCTACCAGAATTGGCTCACTCATCATTCTTCACCGGAGTAGCGCCGAACGACAAAGCCATGGCCTTGACAACCAGGGCATCAATATCTTCAATCGTCGCTGTTGTTTTTGTTGGCTTGGGCCGACCTGAAGAATGTGTCTCCCAGAATGCATTCAGTTCGTCTTTTTGTTCTTTTGTGAGGAGTTTCGTTACAGTGATGAAGTTATCCCAGCGTGATTCAATCTCTGGGTCCACTGCCTGCTGTGGAGCGGAAGAACTTTCCGTAGCCTGCATTGCCTCTTCAATATCAAGAGCATCAGCGGAACGAGCAAGATATAGGCCGATACCAAGATTCTGTGCAGCCTTTTTCAACGCATCAGAAACTGCACCCTTAAAGTCATTTCCAAGGTCAACGGGTCGGCCGTCCTTCTTTGAACGCTTCACACTAATTCCACCAAATCCGTGCTTGACAACGGTCTTGTCACCGATGAGCGCAGTAAGGCTTACGTGGGCGATGATTTCATCCTGGTCAATCGTGTCTCTATTGACAGAGATAATTTCAAAGGACCAGTTATCTACGCCAATGACGCGATTGAGCCGGTTGATTACCTCGCTAACAGGCAGGTAGACCAGCTCCACGCCGCTCTTGACAATTACCTTCTCCATCTCCTGCGGAAATGGCTCCGCTAGGTGGTTGTAAAGTTCGGAAGAGTTTTCCATGTTCAATGCCTCAGATTTCCTTTGGTTTACGCACGATGATGCTAGTGCGCAGTTCGCCAACTTCGCAGTAGTTGTCGGCATTAACGCCGAGTTTATTTAGTTCCTTGATTCTCCAGTAAGAGGGAGCACAGTAGGTCAACATTTCTGCAGCTATTTCCTGTGGAGACTTGATGACTTCACCAGTATCCATATCAACCGACATCTGAACAACTTTTTGGGCAACGACGGAGGCAAGAGCCTTGTGGTCCCAACCCTTTCTGTCGTACGAGGATTTCTTCTCAATAGTTGAGCCATCGGGGAGCGAAATATTTTCTGTCTCTCCCATAATTCTAGAGACTGCCCTAGACAGATGGTCATACACATATGAGATATCCCTCTTGAGGATGTTCATTTCAACTAGGGCTGAACAAGCCTCATCCATGGATGGCTCAGATGAAACGAATGCATCGATATCGAACTCAAGTTTTGTAATAAGTTCTTTTATCTCGGCAAGTTTTTCTAATGACATTAATAATCCCCTTAGCAAGTAGGTGGCTTAGAGGAGTATATGTACCCGTTTTCTCTGGGGCAACCCCAGTCCGGTCAAATATGTAAAAGCCCCAACGGCAGAGTCAACCTGGTCATCATGATTGGTTGCTTCTGGAAACGATGAAAACTCGTCAAGCCAGTTTGTTAGCCATGCCCCACGGACTAATCTCACATTCCCATTGGCAACGGCTGCAGCGAATGGGCGCGCTCTCGTAACTTTGTCCCCCGTGGGCTTCATCGCGCCAAAGTCGTATCCTGGAACTACATATCTAGCGAACTGGTCAACCAGTGCCTTACCCGATGAACCAGGTTCCTGTTCCATTCTGATTGGAACGCCATGACCATCCTCCGAGGCTGTCTGGGCCATTAGCTCTTCAACCTTCTCGCCACGAACACGAGCTCTTCTAACATCGAGCACGTAAGCAATGCCACCGTCGAACATCATCAAAGTACCAACCGTCCAGTCCGGGTCGGGATTTGACGCGGATGGCTCGGTCGCTGCCAAGTCCCAGTATCTGACAACCCGTGCCGAACTGGTGATATTCGGAATCTCGCTTCCGTCGATTATTACAAAACCGGTTCTGTCAAATAGGGTACCAAGAGTTGTCGACCACCAGTCGCCTTCCTCAAGCCTGCGACGCTCAACAGGGTCAAGGGCAGACAACGACTGTCGATAAGAATCGGCGTCAATTCCAGGGTTGTCGGTAAGTCGTGAAGGAACGAAAATTCTTCCCTCTTTCCTTCCTTCAACAATAAATCTCTGTCTAACCCAGTTGGGAGCGGGGTTTGATGCCGCTCTCATTCTGAGGGGTATTTGGGACACGGGACCATTCGCGGGACGACGCAAACGGGAGAACATGTATCGGTAGTCAGATTCGCGGATTTCTGTAACTTCGTCCATGCCAATGAACTGAAATTCTGAACCCTTGTAGCGAAGGTAGTCATTCTGATTGTTTAGGTAACCAAAAGAAATTCTCGCCCCAGAAGGAAATGTCGCAATAAAAGTATTGCTGTTCCAGTGAATGTCGTCGTAGTTGGACATCCAAGATTTAAAACGGTCCATCAGGGCGCCAGGAAGGGAGAGGTCGGCAAAAGTACGACGGAAGAGAATGGCTGAATATCCAGGAATGTCGACATACTGCAGGGCGGCCATTAGCAAAGCCGAGGACTTGCCACCGCCTGCTGCGCCACCAAAAAGGGCCTCGATTGCGTTTGTCCTCAAGAAGACTTTTTGGTTTATGGAGGGTTCTTCTGGACAAAACGGAGTTTCTTTAGGGGTTAAGTATTCAAGAACTTCTTCCCAGTTTGGTTTTTGAGCCATAATCAATTCTTCCTGCACTCTTTCCGCCACGGCGAGCAATTTTGTGCGCTACTGTATGTTATATGCCAAAACCCAAGACAAATATTAAGAAGCGCCTCAGAGTTACCATGGCGAACACCCGCTCAAGGCTTAGAGTGGCAAGAATAAGGGTCAGAACGGCACTCAACAGAGGCACGTTCGCCAATATATTCATGCTTTGCTTTATAATATTGACCAGTATTGGAGCGGGAATGATTTTCTTCCCCGCTGGGTGGATTGTGGCTGGGGTTTCATGTGGCGTTTTCGGATTTTTGCTGGGTGCTGAGTAGATAAATCATGGCGTGGAACTCAAGACAAAACAAGTCCCTTGATGGACCTCAGGCTAAGCAGCTCGGCTACGGGTTGCCTATTTCAAGCAATCCATCGTTCGTTGGCAAGTCCTATAGGGACTCGTGGGACATTGAGCGCGCATACCGCGAGGGCATGTCCAAAATTACGTGGGTTAATCGCTGTATTGACGCTATTTCCGGGAACCAGGCGAGACTTCCAATAATTCTCCGCAAAGACAACTCCAATATGGGTGAGATTGTTGTTGGGCGCGAAGCAAACAGGTCCAATCTTTTGGAGATTCTTAACAATCGTGCCAACCTTGGGGAGAACTCGTTTATCTTCCGTTACCGGCTTTCGGCTCAGTTGCTTCTCGGTACTCGCGGTGTTTTTATCGAGAAAATCCGTGGTCGAGACGGCGGAATAATTGCTCTGAACCTTCTTCCACCGCAATCAACTGCGCCAATTCCAGACCCCAAGACTTTCGTCAAGGGCTACGAAGTGATGATGCCTTATGGTGAGAAGAAATTCCTAAAACCAGAAGATGTCTGCTGGATTAGGCGACCACACCCACTCGACCCATACTTGTCCCTGACCCCGCTGGAAGCAGCCGGTGTTGCGATAGAAATTGAAAACCTTGCCAAGCTTTATAACCGCAACTACCTCCTTAATGACGGTAGACCAGGCGGACTCCTTGTTGTTCGTGGAGAAATCGACGAAGACGACAAGGAAGAGTTGAAGTCTAGATTTCGTGGGAACCTCGCGAAGACTGGCCACACAACGGTAATTGCGGCAGATGACGGAGTTGATTACGTCGACACCTCGGCCTCCCCAAGAGATGCCGCATATATTCAGATGCGTCAGGTCACCAAGGAGGAAATCCTTTCTGCGTTTGGTGTTCCCGAGTCGGTCATCGGAAATGCTGCTGGAAGAACATTTAGTAACGCAGCAGAGGAAATTCGCGTTTTCTGGATGGAAACAATGCTTCCTCACCTAGAGCCAATTGCTCGCGCGCTTGATGAACTGGATGATAAGTACTACGTCGACTTCGACACTTCGGAAGTCCCCATCCTTATGCTTTACAAGCAAGAGCGAGACAGATACCTCCTCCAGGAGTTCCAGGGCGGCCTGATTTCGGCAAACGAGTACAGAACTGGCTCGTCACGCAAGGAAGTTGAAGCCGACCTTGCTGACTCACTATTAGCAAACCCGAACCTCATTCCGATTGCCAACACCAAGAAGAAGATGGAGGAGAACGCAGCACAGGTCCCCGGCGCACCTGGAATGCCTGGAATGCCTGGAATGCCTGGAATGCCACCAATGCCGGGTGCCCCAATGCCTCCTGGGGCACCAGTACCCCTTGACCCAAACACAATGCAGGGAGCGATGGCTGAAGCAGCTGGTGCGGGCGAGTTGGCCCAAACAACCGTTCCGGCCGAGGCCGCACCACCAGTAACTCCGCCGCCCCCAGTACCCGGAATGACGATGGCTGGCGCAGACGCTTCTCTAGTTGAAACAAAGACTGAAGAAGATGAAATAGAAGAAAAAAATGACTCTTACTTCGAAGACAAGTCGGAGATGGCTATCGAAAGATGGGCCGAAATTCTTTCAAGAAGCATTGAGCGCGTCATAGAAAGACAGCAAAGGGTCGTTCTTGAGAAGGTGACTGGAATGAAGGCCAGAAAGGCCCTATCTGCTGGAACCCTTGAGGTGGACGCAGTTCTAGCTATCGATACTTGGGATAGACAGATGGAAGAGGACATTAAGCCAATTCTTTCTGCGATTATTCGCGACTCTCACGATGCTAGAAAAGAATTTGGCGAAGCTAACGGAATCAAAGTAAAGAGCCTGCCAAAACTTGACACGGTAAAGACCGTTGACTCTCAGGTTGGTGTAATTAAGTCACTCAACAGGGAGAACGTCAATGAAATACAGCGCCTCTACATTGACAGCCTTAATCTCATTGACGGAGATAGTAGAGCGTCGATGATTCGTGAGGGAATTGTCGACATGTACACCAACTTTTTTGCCAAAGAACAGGCTGAAATTGCTATGGATGTTGCCAGAAGTACCTGGAATTACGCCCAAACTGTTTAATTGCTGTAAATATTATCTTTATACAGCTATAAAAATCGAAACTTACACTGCTCAGACTTAATAGTGGTTTATTATCAGATAGTCCACTACGGAAGGTAGCCCAATGCCAGGTGAGGTTTTTGAATACAAGACAACTGCGCTAGGCACTGCCGAGGGCAAGGCCGACTCAGTTAACCTCAATGAGGCGCAGGGTATTGTCGAGTGTTTCGTTGCTGGCATCGGAAACAAGGACTCAGTTGGTGACATCGTTGCCACTGGCGCTTTTACAAAGAGCTTGATGCGTAGAAAACCACGTGTTGTATGGGGCCATAACTGGAATGACCCGATTGGTAAAGTTCTAGAGATTTACGAAGTTCCTCCCACCGATAATCGCTTGCCAATGAAGATGAAAATGGCTGGAATTGGTGGACTTTTTGCTCGCGTCCAGTTCAATCTTCAGTCCGAGAAGGGCCGGGAAGCCTTTGCAAATGTTGCCTTTTTTGGCGAGGAGCAAGAGTGGTCAATTGGTTACAAGACGCTACGCGCTCAGTATGACCAGAAATCTCAGGCAAATGTCATCTTTGAGCTTGAACTATACGAAGTCTCCCCCGTTCTGCATGGTGCAAACCAGCTAACTGGAACAATCTCAGTTAAGTCAGATGAAAAGGGCGGAATGATGACCCCATCACCGATGATGATGATGGAAGAGGACGAGACAGACGAAATCCAAAAGCAGCTATCGATGGTTATCGGTTCAAAGGTCATGATTGATGACGTTGCTGATGACATGATTACCTTCTCGCGTAGGGAAGACGAAGGAAAAGTGGGCAAGTACAAGTGCCACTACAGCCGTGGACCTGCCGGATTTATGTTTGGCCCACCACAGCGTGTTCCTATGGCTCCAAAGCCAATGCCAATGATGCCAATGGCTTCACCTGGAATGCCGTCAGTCCCAGAAAGAATTATGCGTCCTTCGCAGATGCCGGGAATCCCTGTTGCAATCAAGCCAGGCGAGGCTGGGATGCAAATAGTTCCGCTTCCGCCAGTTGATTACGAGGACTCAGGTAAAAAGCCTCGTCCGCAGTTCGACCCGAACAATATCGACTCAGAAGAGGCTGACCTCCGCGATTCTCTTCTTAAGATAGTTAAGCGCTATGGCAAGTTTAATGAAGACGCTGATGGCGTTTGGGCTGGGTACACATCGGCCGCAGAAAATGATGTCAAGAACATCGGCGTCAAGTGCGCCAACTGCGTATTTTTCAAGGGTGGGAACTCTTGCCAGATAATCGACCTCGACATTGAATCTGAAGGTAAGTGCAGATTTGCAGTCATTCCTAAGGGTGTAGTCAAGGGTGATGTTGTCATCAAGAAGTCTTACGAATACCAGACAGAAGCAAATGAAGAGGATTACCTTGAGGACCTTGAGGTTAAGTATCCAGGCGAACTAGCCGTAGCTGCTCTAAGAGGAATTATTGGGCGTAAGCGCAAGAAGAATCGTAAATACAAGAGCCTCGCTGACTTCGGTCGCGAGGGCGATGACATGAATGGCGCATACTGCATTCCGGTAATGCCGCAGTATGCGTTCCGTGTAAAGCAGGCTCTCGACCCAATTTTTGATTACCACTATGCCGACGCTTATGTGGATACGGATGGAATTGTTATCACTTCGGGGGCCAGCTTTGAGCTCATCGACGCAATTGATACCGCGCTTGATAATTTAAAAAAAAAATCCTTAAATGATGGTGGCATAGAAGAAAAGGCTATTGGCTACCGCCTAGGCAGGGCAATTGGTAGCCGAATGGTTGACCGACCAAATCTTGGTGGCGGTCGCTCTCGTGGAAGATTCTTCACCAGCTCTGGTGCTCAGGACTTTGACCCATTCACCGCAAGAGACGTTGACCTTGATGGAATTGTTGGTGAGGGCCTATTCATGCGAGGCACACCCCTTGCGCAGGCCGACCCAACCCCAGACGGTCCTGGCTCAATACGCAACCCAAAGCCATCCCCCGAGCAGCTCAAGAAGCCAGGCGCACCTGGCGCGCCAGTATCAAAGCCAGCAACAGGACTTTCGAGTGGAAAGCTCTATGAGGTTCCACGTGTGGATGACCCAGATGTTGCGTCGTTTGACAAAATGGCCATGGCTGAAGAGCAGAGAGAACAGCTACAGGGTGTTCTTGATGGGGCAAGTGACCCAGACCAAATAAAGAGACTGCGTAAGGCAATCAACGAACTCGACAAATACATGAATCGTGTCGAGAAGATGTCAGAGCGCGAAATGCGTCAGCAGGATGCTGGAGACGTAACCAAACTCTCAAGCGGTTACCAGCGCTTCCTCAGCACCCCAGACAATAAGCGTAGCGATTTTGACAAGGTTAAGTATCAGGGCCCACTCAACAAGTTCAAAGAAGGTGAAAGACTTTCCTCTGGAAAGGTTCTTGACTCCGACAATGTAACCCCAGAAGAGCAAAAGCAAATTCTGGATGATGTTTATGCCAAGATGACAGAGCAGATTATTACTGCTCTTGAAGAAATTGCCAAGAATCCAGGCAATGCGAGATGGGAAATCCCGTGGCGCCAACTGGAAATCATGGCGAGAAACGCAACTGGCCAGAAGCGTGTTTATCAGGGAACAAACCAGCTGATGCTGACACTAATCAGCAGCGCTAGGGGCTACAAGACGAATCGCTGGGCCGGAGCTGGTCAGTGGAAAAAGATTGGCGGCAAAATAAGCAAGGAGGCCATGGAAAAGCGTGGCGTCCAGATTCTTGCTCCGAACAAAACAGAGACAGCCATACTCGATAGGGATGGAAATGTAGTTGGCAGCTATCGCGGCTTCCACACAACCACAGTCTGGAACGTCGCAGACGTTGAGGGTCTCCCACCAGAAATGTATGAATTAGATGATGTTCTTCAGTTGTCACCAGAGCAGAGACTCCAGGACCTGGAAGATGTAATCAAAGAAATTGCTCCAGCATGGAAGGAAGTCAAGGGCAATAGGGCTTTCTATAGCCCAATGGCTGACGAAATCACAATGCCGCAGTTTGAGCAGTTCAAGGACCCATTGAACTTCTACTCAACGCTATTCCACGAGACCGTTCACTGGACATCACACCCATCAAGAATGAACAGAAAACTTGGCAAACAGTTTGGTGATGCTGATTATGCATTCGAAGAACTTATTGCCGAGATTGGTTCGGCATTTGCTCTTGGCGCAATGGGTGTTGAAGCTCCAGTGAGAAAAGACCACGCACCGTACTTGGCTTCATGGCTCCAGGCTCTACGTAGCCGTCCAGAGGCATTGAAAGACGCAATTACTCAAGCTCAGCAGGCTGTTGACTTCCTGATGAATCGTTCGGCAACCATGCGCAAGCGTGCTGGTATTCCGGATGGCGAGCGCAAGGGCAAGGACGAGGCAACCGCTGAAGTCCCAATGATTGTTGGATTTGAGGATTCACCAAAGATTCCGACAATTGGTGGCGTGCGTGGAACATTTGGCGACGAAGACATTGAGGACATAGTTCCTCCAGCTCCAGCAGAAAAGCCAAAGAGAACGAGGAAGGGCTCAAAGGCCTCCGGCGAGGCTTCAACCGAGGCCCTGTCTAGCGGCGCAATGATGAGCAACCTCAATACCGTTGATGAAGACATTATCGGCGGCGGCTATATCCGTCGTGAGGGTCGCGACGGGTTAGCTAAGGACGTATCTGGACGCTTGTCCAGTGGTGCATCGCGTGGTTCAGTCCAGCATAGGAGCGGTGACGAAGCTCGTGCCGTAAAACGCTCACCAGGAACGGCACATTTCGGAAGCCTATATGGATTCTCTTATGAGCCAACAGAGCAGCAGAAAGACATCATCGATACTGGTCTTGCTTTAATGTTTGGCGAGCAAAAAGGCATCATGACTGTTTCTGCTGGTGCCGGCTCAGGGAAAACAACAACCCTCAAGGCATTGATGGCCGCAGCTGAACGCGAGTTTGATATCACGCGATTCATTAATCGACCGGAAGCCCTAAAGGAAAAACTGGATTTCATCTCCGAGAAGTACAGCACCGATGATGACAAGTTTGACCTTTCCTCAATGTCGGAAGAGGACAGGGATACAAAACTTTCTGAACTTAGAGACAAATTTAAGTCACCAACGGCGTACTACGTTGTTTTCAACAAGAAGAATGAAGAAGAGGCTGCTGCTGAATTCAGCGACAACACTGGTGTATCAACACTAAACAGGCTGTCTTGGTGGTCATTGTTGCTCGGTCAGGGTGACGAAAAGTATGGCAAGAAGTTCCGCGACAAGGTAAAAATTTCCACCCAGGATAGAGGGACATTTGCCAGAAGAGACAAAGACGGAAAACTTCAAACAATCAAGTTCACAAAAGTTGATGGAACAGAGGGTGAGACGGTTGGGTACGACCCGGGCTGGAGAGACCTTGGTTATTTGAAGCTATCTGACTCAAACGGCTGGATTAAAGCACTCAAGCTCACCGATAGAGAAGAGTTCTCTGCTGGCAAGGGTGCCGGAATGCCAACCCCAATAGCGGGAGTAAATCTAACAGTTAGAGACTATGCAGACATTCTTAACAAGGCACTCAAGGCATTCGCAAACAGTGCTGACGAGAAAATCGGCCCACAGCACTTCAAGAGAGCAGACATCAACAAGGGCAGAGCATCTGATTCAATTGTTGACACTGAATGGCCTTCAATTCCAGACCAGTGGTTGAAAGACGCCAATGATGGTTGGAACATGGTTACCGACCCGGACAGCATCGTCCTTCCAGACCAAGGGCAGACAGACAAACTCTGGGCGATGACCGACCCAGACCTGAGAAGCGACCCTGGCTTGATTGGTCATGCCACAGGAAAAGACCTAGAGGCAAACGTTCAGGTTCCAAAGGAAACAAAAGTTGGGGACATTCTCCCTGACGGACGTGTGGTTATCTCTGTAAAGACAGGCCAGAAAGGCAAGAACTTCCAGGCCACGGTCGCGCGGAGATACGCAACTAAGGATAACCCGCTGTCAATGTTCATGATTGACGAAGCTCAAGATATGAACCCAGTAATGGAGCAGGTGTTAAATAAGAACAGAGACAATCTCTCTATTCTACTTGTTGGCGACAAGAGGCAAGCAGTTTATGCGTTCCGTGGTGCTAAAGACATTCTTTCCTCACTAAACGGCGACTATGACCTCCCATTGAATGAGTCGTTCCGTTATGGACCAACTGTTGCTTGGTTGGCAAACCTGATTCAGTCACAGGGCAATATTGACGATTCTGAATTGGGAATAGAAGACAGATTCCACCACGTTGCCGGTTTGGCTGTTGATGTAATCAACAACGACTTCGACATGGATGGCCTTTCCCCAGAAAGAGCCCGCGAAGCCTTAGTAAAGATTGAGTCAAAGTACAAGAGCGACAGAATCAGAATTGCCCAAAAAGGCATTCGTGATGATTTCGATATGACAAGCATGACTGTTGACCAGAGAAGAGAAAAGCTCAAAGCAGCAGACAAGAAGTACAAGACAAAGCTTGCATCTTTGTCTGATGATGAAATTGTTTCAGGTATTGAAATCAACAAGGCTCTCTCCAAGGAGCTCCGAAAAGTAGAAGATAGTTACGTTGCTCTTGCCGATATGGACGAGGCAGCAAGAAGCAGGGAGCTTGCGTCACTAAAGGATGTTCTTTCAAAAGAAGCAGCTGGTGAGTTTGTTGCCGACATGAAGGACGCTGACGCAATCCTTACGCGCGATAATGCAACAATTATTTATGAAGCATTGCAGTTCATCCAAAACTTCCAGCCGAGATTCACCAGAAACGGACAGGAACTCCCTCCCGTTGTGATGATTCCAGCGACAAAACACAGAGAAATGAAAGCATTCTTTGAGCACTTGTCGTTCGTAATGGATACACCGGTAGATAAGCAGATAGAGCTGACAAAGAAGGGGTTGCGCCCGAAAGCGTCTTCATGGATTGGTGATGTTTGGGATGCTGGCGAAATAAAGCGCAGGGCTCAACAAGAGCAGTATGCACAGCTCAAGTCAATGTACAAGCTTGTTACTCGCGGCAATAAAAACCTCGGAATCCCACCACGCAGGGCATGGGAATACCGAAACATGTTCGCTAATGGCGTAACGCCAGGAATCAAGGCGCCAGTCATTGTTCCAGAGAGAAAGATGCTCAATCTTTCCAAGCTCAAGGACGTAAATGTTGATGACCTAAAGACCATATCTGCACAGCGCGGAACGGGTTTCACCTCAACGTCAACAGCAAGTCGTGCCAGAAGATTTGAGGTAATTCCAGACACAACCGGTAAAGGAAAGAGCAAGGTTCAGTGGCACCTCCAGCTCGCGGATGTGAACGGAAAGCGTGAGGGCGAATGGACGGGGGCCATTGAGTTATTTGACTGGGGCATTGATAGCGGTGGTGAATACACCGATACCAAGACTGGAAAAGTCGTAAAAGCGCCACAGGGTGTCTACTTCAGAGACATGATGAGAATCCTAGAGGATAGTGATTACTACGGTGGAAAAGTCCAATTCAAGAAGAACGGTCTCCGAAACAAGGAAGGTTCTGGAAAAGAGTTTGGAGACACTGTTGTTATCAAGGGCGATACCGACGAAGAAACTGCTTTTATTCTCAACGACATAGTAAGCCGCATGAGGACTTCAGCAAAAACGCCAAATGCTGACGTTGAAATAACAACCGCGCAGCTATCCAAGGGTAGAGAGTGGGATAGGGTCCGCGTTGCTTCTGACTTCCGTAATCCTCCAGACCTCGACATAGACCCAGAAACTGGAAAACCAGTTGAGAGTCGCTCCAGAAGAGAGGAACTCAACATTGTTTATGTTGCTCTAACTAGAGCAAAGAGAGCAATCGACCCGGGCAAGGCAATATACGACCTTTACCTCTCTGACACTGTGTCGGCAAGACAAAGGGAGGCAATCGACAAGGCTATTGAGGACGGCAGAATGCCCGACTATCTCAATAAGCCGGAAGGCCTGTTTGACCCATACTCTGGGGAAATAAATGCACCAACACCAACAATCGAAGACGACGACGATGAGCCTGGCGACTACGAAGTTGGTGGTGGCGATGATGGCAAGTCAATTGACGACATAATCAAAGAAAAAGAAGAGGAAAAAGAAGACGAAGACGCCAGCATCGACGGAATCGAAGACATCGGTGACGAGGACGCGTCCAATAGTCCAGACATGGACCAGTTCGTTGACTTCCTTTCCTCTGGTCGCTCAGGTCGCGGACGCAGAAACCGCAGACTAAATCGTTCCCGTCAAACCCCATGGTCCGACGAAGACAGGCAAAGATTTGCTGACCGTGACAGGCTGAGGGCAAATCGTCGCCCTGGCAAGCGGAATGATGGTCCGTCGCCAGAAGAGTTCTTCTCTAGCGGTCGTACCGATGTGGAGCTAGAAGGAAGATTTGGTCGCAGACTGCGCCAGGGCGGAGCTCAGCGCGCACCAAGGAATGCAAGACCAAGCACACAGGGAATTGCAGGTCTGAGGTTGTCTGGAAACCCAGAAACAAACTCTAAAGCTAGACGCGAACTCGATTATTCAATGCGCGTATGGGACGGATTCAAGAGAACCGGCATAGCCCTTGACGTGAATAGTGATGATTCTGGAACTGATGCAAGACAGAGACAGATTCGCGAAGCGATGAACAACGTTTCACAGAGAATGGCAGACAGACCACAAATTACTGTTGGTAGCGTTTCGTCAAACAACCCCAACCAGAACCCAACAGCCTCAACATGGATGCTCTCCACGGAAAAACTGAAGGATACGATAAGAATTCCAACGGAATACTCTGTCCAGACCGACCCAGGAACCGGAAGAAAAGACATTACCTGGACCCAATCGCGTCCACTAAGCAATGATGAGCTGGCATCCCTGCTGAACCTTGACAAGCCAAATGCGGCAAAACTTTCGGACCCCGATGCCGGAATTAACCACGATGCGGTACGCATGCTTGTTGCCGAACTTGGAAAACAGCCAGAGTTTGCTGGATGGAGGCTTTTTGCCCCTGTCACAAGAGCAGACGAAGACTTTGCTGAAATGAACGTAATGGAACGATTTGCGGAAAATCTTGGCAGGGCCAACATGCGTGACCGATTCATAATCGAAACATTTGGCAAGGACGCATTCCCACACTGGTTTGACGAGGAAGAAAATAACCCAATCTCCCCAGAGGAATACGATTCACTTGGTGAGGTGAGCAGGGTTTCACAATTCCGTGCTAGCGGCCGATTCGATAAAGATAGCGCCACCAGGGGTGACTCACCAGTTGAGGAAATGCTCATGGAGGAGTCAATTGATGAGGCAGAACTTCCTGACATACAGGAGCCAGATGTTTCTGCGGAGGAGCTAAGGGCTGACAAGACTGCGCGCAAGGACTTTGAACTTGACGCTCTTCTCAAGTATCTGGGTATCCCAGAAAAGGGATGGCAACAGAGAATGCGCGAAAGACTGCAGCAGTCGTTCGGCATGGATGATGTTGGTCTTGGCGCACAGAGTGACTGGAAGAAAAACGGAGTTCCAATCGCGTATATCAACCAGATGATAAAGGCTGGTCTCATTCCAGACGCCAGTTCTGTTTGGCGAGATGGAGACTCCGGTTCAAAACTGGATTCAGAACTCAGCAACGCGAAACATGCTGTTTATGAGGCACTTAATGAATTTATTGACAAGAGTTTTCCGAATTCGCCGCAAAACAGCACAAAAACGCGCAACTACATAACAAACAGCACAGATATGGCCCTATATCTGTCGGAGTCAGCAAAGAGAAAAGGTTCCGTATTCAGCCCAAGAAAGGGCGATGAACCAAGATTCAGCAGCAACGAGCTACAACAGATTGTCAACAGATTCAATGAAGCATTTGGAACGAATCACACCATTGAAGACATCTTCAGTAGAGAGCAGCTAGAGACAGCACGCAGAAGAATTGAAGAGGATGGCGAGACACTCTCTGGAAAAAAACGAGAGAGAAGAAAGGTTAAGCCAGACAATTTCGCCAACGATTAACAGGCAAGCAAATTAGCAAACGTTACTAATTAGCGCGCAAGGTTCTGATACGTTATAATTTAAGCAAATTGATTGGTTAATGTCCCTATGGCATTTCCCTGCATTTACGGGAGTTCTATGAGCTACGACGAGAAAGCCACAGTCAGCATTGACGCCGAGGGCAACGTTCTTAAGTGCGCCAAAGGCGCTAGTGCCGCTGACTGCGGTTTTGTTAAGGGTTCGGAGTTGTGCGCAAAGTGCGGCGCCATGCCTGTTGAGATGAAGATGGTTCCCGCCTCTGAGTTGGAGGAGAAGGAAATGGCCATGGAAGCTCCGGAAATGAAGCCGAAGAAGAAGCCTGCAGAAGGTGGCGTTGTTGGCGTAATGGAAGTTGACCTTGAGGCAGACACCGAAGAGGAAGAAGACGAAGACGGCGAGCCAATGGAGAAATCATCTAAAGAGATGAAGCCCAAGAGGGTCCCAGTTCCTGGCCAGGTAATAATGGCTGATGACGAGGGCGAAGAGGCAGCGCTTGACGAAGCCGAAATGGACATGGAGTCAATGGGTGACGAAGACGAGGAGTCTTCTGCTCAAAGAACTATGGGCAAGGCGAAGGCTGCAAAGCTTGAGGTAGAAATCGACTCAGAAGATGATGACGAAGAGTCAGACGACGAAGAAATGTCGGAAGACGAAGAAATGTCAGACGAGGACGAAGAGGACGAGGAATACGAGGAAGACGAAGACGATGAGCTCATTATGGGCGAGAAGTCATTCTCTGCTCGCGACTCAGAGTGGGAAGACATTCGCAGGTCACGAATTAAGTCCCTTGGAATAAAGACAGCTGACCTTGGCGCTCACGGATATCTATGTGCAATAGAGAGAAAAGCCTATGCGGGTTCTTCTCCTGTTTGCGACGACTGCCCAGGTGGTTGTGTTGCTGAAAAGGGTCTGCCCGGACTGCTACACGTCGAAGGTTTGGCAGAAAAAATGTTCGATGGTGTTGTTGTTGACTCCGGCTACTCGCAGCCAGCAGACATGTTTGTTGTTGACGTACAGACAAAGGATGGTTCCGTCAAGGAAGTATTCATCGACGGAACAAGCGCAGAAGTTTTGGGCTTCCAGAAGCTCGATGAATCAGAATTTGAACAGAAGTCTGGCTTTTCTGAATACAAGCTCATTGATTTCACCGAAGCAGCAGAAATCGCCGTCAAGTCAATTGATGGACATGTTGTTGCGGTAGAGCCAGATGTTTTCGAAGGTTTTGATGCTTATGCTGTAGAAATCGAAGGATTTGACGGAAAGTCGTACGACGTCTTCGTTGCCCTTGATGGCGAAGTGCTCGGTTATGACAAGTATGAAGCTGATGAGGTTGAGCAGATTGAAGCAGAAGCAGCTGAGATTGCAATCAAGAGAGCTTTTTCTGAAGAGAGAAGAATGGAACTTGCCAAGGAAGGTATGGCTCTTCCTGACGGTTCATATCCAATCGTTTCAGAGTCCGACCTAAGAAATGCAATTCAGGCTTTCGGTAGGGCAAAAGACAAAGAGGCTGCCAAGCGCCATATTATGAAGCGCGCTCGCGACCTTAAACTCGAAAGCCTTATCCCCGCAAACTGGCTTGCCGGAAGCAAGGAAAAGAGCGAGGAGCTGGGTGATGCGGATTTCATGGCGGCCCTCGTCGAGTTCCAGCTTCTCGAAGACTCAATCGACGATAAGTAACCGAGGTCCCCGATATGTCGGGTGAACCGGTAAAGCACAGGGTAATAACGTCTGGACGTCTAGTATCTCCAGTTGCCTGCTGTAGGGACTTCGATGCTAGAGCGCTTCGTTTCAAGCAATCAATCAACGGAAGCGTCTACTCAGGCAGGCTTCAAGCAGATATAGCCGTAAAGGCGCTTGGTTGGGACATCTCTCGCAAACAAGACGAGGGAAACACTGACAATAAAAAGCGTGAATTCACCGGGGAATCAATGCCCGGTGTTGAAAAAAACGCATACGGGTATAGGTGGAAACCAGAAGCCAGATGGGAACCGGGCTCAAAGCTTGTTCTATCGCCAACAATTGAGAGCATTCGCGGAATGGATATCGAGCCTAATTTTGGCTGGATTCCAGAAAAGGAACGCGAAGTTGATTCGTTTGACAAGCTGCTGAATAAGCTGCGAAATAAACCACACATAAAAATATCTAAGTTTGATGTAAACCCTAAGACTGACGAAGTTGACACATCTTCTGAAAAAATTGTCGACCCATTTGCAATGTCAACAGGCATGACAATGGAGGAACGCAGAAGAAGGCTCAACAAGGGCAAAAACGTAGAAGAAAAATCATTAGGACCCAATCTTGGTGCGCGAGTTCCTGGCGGTTCATTGCTAGCAAGGGCAGCTGCAGCAGTTGGAATACTTAGAGATGAAAATAATAAGTTTAGGTGTCCTCCAGGAACGCCAGCAGCTAACCAGTTTACGGACGCCATGGGCTCAAACTGCTTTGGGTTCAGTGCTAGTAGATTCGCAAGATTTGCTGCTCGCCAGGCCGCAGAACTCTCCAACCAAGGAGAAATGCAGGGACTTAGAAACAGTGCACGAAATGTACTTGACTTTGTTTACAACGGAAGATGGTTTCGTGACTTAGCTGATGCTGACCCAGCAAGAATTGGTCGCAGTCCATGGTATGACGCAGCAACTGGCGAAAGAATAGAAACACCTGACTGGCGTGACGTTGATGGCCCAGAAAATCTCCGCGTAACAACTAATGGGATGATTAACGCGCAAGATGAAATTGCGCGAGCTGATGCTGAAGTTCTCAGTCTACTGGATGACCTTGGTGTCGACATAAGTGATGAGGCGAGAGCCACGAATGAAGACCTTGGTCAAGCATTTGACACACTGCGACAGATGGCTAATAATGGCGACCCACGCGGATGGGATGTAAACCTTGTCAACGCAAACGGAGTAGACCAGCCAAGACTGACACCACAACAAGTCGAGCAGTTTGTCACAGCCCGCCTACAGGCCGTTCAGGGATGGACTTCACTCTCAAAAGAAGAACAAGACCTCATGGTCAAGGCTGATACTGCAAGATATTACGAAACCGAAAGAGCATTCCTTGAGTCCCTGCTAGTTCAGTTCAAGAGAAACCCATCTGCAGCAAAGTTTCTTGGAACAATCATGTACGACTCGGACTCGAACCACGAGGCCGGAACATCACTAATGCGCGATGCTGCTCAAATTATCGACATGACTGACCCTGTTACTGGGAAAACAAGAAAAGTCAAAATACCCGGGGAAATGCGTGGGGTAATCGACTTCAACATGGACATGATTATGAGCAACCAGGAAACCATGCTTCCAAACATGGGTGCTGGCCAGCGCCTGTCAATAGCTGCCATTGGCGGAAGAACAGACGCCGAATCTCAGATGGCTCTTTCACATTTTATGCTAAACGCTGACCTTGCGGCTCGCCACATGGCTGGACTCGTAGATGGTCCAAAATCATTCACGAGACACATAGGGATACACGAATTTGCCCACTTGGTCCAGGCTCAGGGATTCATGGAGGAGATTGACCGCAGAGCAAAAGCCGGAATGCTTGAGGTTCCGCAGTTCTCTAAGCGCGGCGACTATCTAGGGCAGAAAAAGATAAATAGCCTTTACGACTTAAGCGCTGGCGACATCATGAACATGATGACACAAACAGCTGACGGGATAAACCTTAAAGAACTTGGTGATGTGATGAGCCGCCTAGAGGGTGTTGCTCAGTTCTCTGGCGCATATCCAAGAGAATATGAAAAGGGAAGCGAAATATGGGCGCTAGAAGCCCTTGCTGAACTTTATGCGCTGAGGGAACAAAAACTTATAAGCGGCGATGACGTCGACTCGGTTCTGGAGTTCATGGATGACATCATGGCAAAGAGAGCTGAAACTTCGGCAGCAATCGCAAGCGCAACATATGACCTGGATGAGGTTGATTCTCCAGACATTGATTCACCAACAGCAGACGTTCTTCCTGGAATAACGCCAGAAGAACTAGACGCAATGGCAGAAGAAGCGCTAGTCCGTAGGGTTGCCGACAGGAGAGAAACTCTAAAAGCTTTCAGAAGTGACTATTCGGGACTCACTCAGGAGGAGATGTTTGATGTTGCTACAGAAATAGCGACAGATTACACTATCGCTAAAGAAAGTCTGGATGAAATAGAAAAGTCGGAAATCCCATCTGGCTTAACACCGGAAGAAACAGATGCTGCAACAAGAGCCAGACAAGAGCTTCTTGATATAGCCATAGAAGAGGCTCAATTCCATGAGAAGAAGTACGACGATGCACGTCGTGAATGGAAAAAGAAGTATGGAATTGGTGCTCGTTCGGAAAACGCAAGATTTGACGCAGAAGTAGGGTCACTAAGGGAGTCTCGCGGCCTACTTAGTCCATCGGAAGCTGCTAAAAATGCAAGAGCAAGACAGCTTGATGCTATTTCTGAAGACATAACACAAATCGATGATAAAAAAGCCATCAGAAAAATGGCCGACACCCAAGTTCTGATGAAGGCAAATTCTGATGATGTCGACAAATCAGTAGAACTAGCTGAAGAATTCGACACCATGAAGAATGCCATGATTGAAAAACTTAGGGCTGGTGGAGATAAACGCAGCAGGTCGAGAATTAGTAAAGAAATCGATGAAAAAATTGAAGCCCTAAACAGCCCTAAACCAAAACCAACTAGAAAATTCAAATCGAAAGCGGATGCTGATTCATTTGTTAAGTCTCGTAGGGCGAGTCAATCAAGACGACTTACGCCACGTCAACGTGAAGCCATTCGCCAGATTGGTACTGGTGAAGACGTGGATATCTCTAATGTTTTGGACCCACAGAAACAAGTTTCCGCTGGTCGTGCAATAAATCGTCGCAACGCTCGCCTTGCAAGGCTTGGTCTTGAGGTAGATGAAAATTCATCTTCTGAAGCCCCCCTTGATAGGCAAGTGCAGAATGTTTTGATTCCAACAATGGAGGCGATAGATGCCACCTCCATAACAGAGCCTTTCGAGATTGAGGCAATCGTAGAAGTTGAGTCTGGTAAGGTTTCCGGCCGCTCTGTTGGAAAAGATGTTCAGATAGACAGCCTCGTTACGGGCAGGCTTATGCCCAAGGGCCGTAGACCAACGAAGCTGACAAGACAGCAAGAATCTGATGCCCCCGAAGGCAAGAAGAAGAAGCGCGTTGTAATTTCTCTGAAGGAGGGAGACAAGGGAATATTCTCGTCTCCTGGAGAAGATGGGGAGAGCAGATTCATTCTACCTCCCGGCTCTTTGCGTGTTGTGTCTCGTGGTGACGATGGAACAATCTACATGGAGGTTTCATCTCAGAAGAATGCAGTTGAGGCTGCCGAGTCATTGAGGGATTCTCTTTCTAACGGCACTGATGACGCAATTTGGCGAAAAGGTGCATCCAATAGGGTTGGCAAGGTTGTCAATGAATATGTGACTGCACGCCGGGAAAGCAGAGATATAGATTCCCCTAGAAACGACAGCGATAAACAGATAGCAGAGACAAACTCATCCATCAATGAACAGGTAGTTGATGCTGGCTCAAGCTTTGGTGAAGGTATAGATGATGTTGACCTTCAGGGCGCAAGCGAATCATTGTCATCCGGACGTTCAATATATGGTCCAAAACAAACAAGAGCACAGAGAACCGAGTCTCGACGCAGTAAAATCTCCAGCAACGCTAAGGAAATAAGAAACATACTTTCAGGCAAAGGCTCAAAAGAATTCCCAGAACTATCAAAGGAAAATATTGACCCACGTGTTGCCGAATTAATTATGAACCTTCCAGATGAAGAACTTCATTCACTAATCGAGGAAACCGCATACAGAATGCATTCTGGCCTAGATAGGCGCGCCCATGTGAGAATGAGGGAATCAGAAGTTGATGAAATGCTCATAACTGGAACGGTTCGTTCACCACTCGCATCAAGCTCTGACGATTCTCCAGTTGCTTCAAGACGCATAGAAAGAATACTGAGACGCAACTCATCTGGCACAAGAGAAGACGGCTTCAGAAGAGCCATGCAAAGCGAATCCCTTAGCAGTGGGGCAGTCAAAAAGGGCATCGGTGAGCGCCTAAAGGGCAGGGCGATGAATCAGATAGCTGAACGAATGGGCCTCGATGATGAAGAGAAAGAAGTCATGGAGCTTGTCGTTGATACGGCCGCAGCGATGCGTTTTGGTCCTCAAGCTGCACTCACGAAACTTGGAATGGAACTAGCCAGAAGAGGAAGCAGAGACCTAGCAGAGTTTGTTGTTGAAAAACTTAAGGAAGACGACAGAATCAACGATGAACAAGCAAAGATGATTCTTAAGAGAATGAATAGAGTTGCCCCAGAGGGGCTGCCCGAACCGCTCAAGGATGCCGCAGTTTCTGCAGCAAGGGGCGCGCGCAGGATGGTTGATACACCAGAAAACAGGGAAAGAATAGCTACAGCGCGTGAATCTGCTGGACGCAGAGCAAGGCGCTTACGAGATGCAAGCGCAGAACGAGTGCGCGAAATGCGAGACAGAATAACTGGTGTTGAGGCAATCAACGACGCGGGCGAAACTGGGCCTCCCATCGGGCTACCGCCAGTGCCGGTTCTTCGCGGCGAACCACGAGTGACCCTCTCTAGCGGAAGGGTGGAGAGAACACTTAAGCCTGGCTCGATATCCCCACAAACTTCCAAAATAAAGAGCAGTCGTGCTTCAATCTCTCTCGGGGAAAATTGGCGTGACCAAATAGAAGTTTACGAGATAGGCGGAAAGCGTGTCGCCTTCGGTGTTCCCAATGAACAGTCATGGGAATCAGATATATCTGATGTTGAAGTTTTACCAATTAACCCATTTGTTATTTCTGGGCTTGACGAGACATCTGACGAGGGCCGGGAGTTGGCCATTAAGTGGACACTTGCCGGAATTGGACTTAATGAAGAAGGTAATGATTCAAAAACAGAAGCAAGTTCAATACTTTATGCAGCAACGCGCGGTGACACTGACGCACAAAAGAGACTTGATGACCTTGCCGAGGCCGGACAGAAGACAGTTGACGCAAGTCGCAAAAACATAGCCCAATTACGACAGGAAACAATCGATAGGGAAGCTGCCGCAAGAGAGAAGACCCTAAGTGAACTTAGAAGGGCATTGCCAGACGCTTCAGAAGAAGAAATACAAAGAAGAGCACGCCCCTCTCGGTCCAACGGCTTTAGTGGCCTGTCAGTAGACGACCTGTATCTCGTCCACGAAACTACATATGAACCACAGTACGACAGTGATGGTAATTTAGTTATAAGACCAACAGGCGACTACCCAATGCTTGATGAAAATGGTCAACCGCTACTCGATGACAATGGTAGACCGTGGGATACATATAGGGGAACAATACATTTTTCTATTAACCACAGGGTTTCCGGACATCAGCAAAGAGAGACCCCAGAAGCAAGCAATGTAATAATGATTCCGTTAAAGGACGTTATTGCGGCCAACCCTGGAGCACTCGACAACCTTTACGGAGTTGATACATATTTAACGCCACCACCGGGGGAGCCACTCAAACTTCCTGCGTCTGCAGTTAGGACACTCAAACTAGAAAAGGGTGAAACCGACCCATGGGGCAAGGTTCATACTGAGCTTGAAAGCATGGGAATGAGTCCTGATGTCAGGATGTATGGAGGCACAGACTCTGTTGGCCTCGATGCCGACCAGAGAATAAGTGGAATAGCTGCCCAGCTTGACGTTGAGAATAAAATGCACTCACACTCAGATAATGCACACTTTGAAAAAACAAGAAAACATGATGGTATGTCATTCCCTGTTACTCCTGGAATATTTGCTAACTTAAGTCGAAATGCTCTTCTGCGTTTAATGCATCAAGATAGATGGTCTGGGGCAAACAACTCACTATCTGAAACAACAAGAAGTGTTGTTTAGTTGGGTGGATGATTTAAATGACAAGTAACAACAATCAGCGCGGATTTAGCGCAAGAAATATAACGAAGTCAGAAAAGGCTCGGGCAAATAGATTTATTTCTGCCGCTGTTTCTCGTTCTGGTGCCAGCAAGCAGGAATCAGACAATATTAAAAAAACCATTTGGGAGCTTCGTTCAGTTGTTTCTCGTGACAGAGACTCGGGGTATATGAAAGCGGCTACGTCTGTAGCTACGGACATTGGGCCGGATTATGCAATTGCTGCAGTCTCAAGACTCGGTGATATGGGGCTTGTTGGTGACATCGAAGTTGAATCAATGATTTCCGCGATAGAAAAGAAGCACAAAACCAACAGAAATAATTCGGTGCGAATAACCCGATTATTTAATCAGGCAGCAGATGCTGTTACGGAGTCAGGAATTGGTCTTCTCGCCCCAAAGGTTATAAATGGCAGAACGATAGGTTCGGGCGGAAACCGCAATAGAAGTGCAACCAGTGAGCAAAAACCTTTAGGTGGAGAAACCGTAGAAAGAGCGGCATCGGACATTGCTAGGGATTATTACGCAAGCGTTGGTCTTGGTCAGGATGTACCTGACGAGCTAATGCCGGTCTCTGGGTACGTAATTCACGAGGACCAAATCAAAAAGAAAAGACAGCTCGCAATGTCTTCAGGTATTGGCAACGTTGAGTCAGATGCGATATTTGAATTAGGTGACGAAGATATTCTCGGTGATGGATTGACCGCCCATGGGGAAATAGAGGTTGTGCTAAAGCCCGGCGTATCAGGAAGAGTGTCATACGGAATGGGTAATGGGGTGAAAAATGGCAATAAGCCTGTTCGCCTTAACTCAACAAATAAAGAAGATGTATCTGACGCCCTATCTAATCTAGATGGCTCAAACGGAAAAATAGAGTCAATGGAGACAATGCTTAATCTGCTTGCGGCAAGTATTGATAAGGATTTTGCAGACGTCAACAGCTCACTCGATGAGTCTGGCTCAATGAGGCGCTCTGGGCAATTTGATTCAGAGAAAAGAACCCATAAACCGCTTGAAGCACATGTGCTTGGTGGATTTGACATAGATGAAATTGAGCAAATTAACTACCCGTTCACCAAGTTGCAGAAAATGGCCGCCAATCAGGATATAAGCGATGTTGTTAACGAATCATTTATTAACAACACCCTTGTTAAGAACGGATTTACTATTGAAGAAATTGAGTACATGTCTTCTACGGGGATGACTTCACGCACAAACACCGAAAGTATGGACATGCTTCGCTCCTACAGGCTTGCCGTAAAGATGCGAGACAAGTACCAGGAGTCAGGCATAAACAAATTAATGATTGCTCACCCATCTGGCATAAATATCTTTAACCCACTAAGCCACTCTAAAGCTGCGAGGCCAGGACAAGATGTTGAAGAGGTTTTGAAAGAAAACATAGAGATAGAGATAGCCGAGATGGGCAAGAAGCTCATGAAGGAAATAAGAAGCAGTGAAAAACCTTCACTTATTTCAAGACGAGGCGGCAAGCTATGAAAGCAGCACTTGTAGGGACCGTTGGAGACGACAAGCTTTACTACATAATCGACGCCACGGTCAATGACAAAGATGGCGCAATTGAGAGAGAAGATGGAACTGTTGTGAGGATTGACTTTATGTCCTTTTCCTCAAGTGCTCGCAGTTTAAAGAAAATAAGGACATCGCCATTCCATAGAAAACTATGGGATGCCCCAAGAAACATGTCTTCCGGTAGCTGGTATGAAACATTCATCTCAAAGGAAAAAGAAGTGGATGAGAAGATGCTTGCCGGGTTGCCTGTTTATTCTGCTCTTGGAAAAGACCGCAAGAAGATTGACAAGATTAATGAGAAATCTCTTGAATTTTCATCCAGTGGTTTAGCGAATCAAATTTTGAGCAAATCGGCTAATGGGCCAGTGGTAAAGTTTGATAAGCCAAAACGAGTATTCAATACGAAGCAGGAGCGGAAAGACGCATGGCTCGCCATGCACCTGCTCCGAAAAATAGAGGAGAGCGATAATGCTTGACAATGAGCAGATTAAGGCCGACCCGCTTGGCGGCATACTGCCACAGGAACTGGTCACTGGTGACATACTTAGGGGGTACGGCCCCAGAAGAGGCAATCTTGAGCGCCTACTTAGGTATTGGCGACCAATCATGAAGAAGCCTGGTGGATTCAGAAGATGTCGAGTGATTCTTGCAAACCATCCAGAGCTTTATCCACTTAGCAATATATGCGCCTGGCTGCACCATGAGACAACTGGTTTATGGCCAAACGAAGGATGTCATCATCCGGGCATGAAAAACTGCAGAAAAAAGCTTCGCAAGTTAACAAACTGGACTGATGCGCAGTTTTCTCAGTCTCTCGCTGGCAAGAAACCAAAGAATGTGGTTAGAAATCTTAAAAAGAGTGACTCCATTGAAGAGTTGGACATGTTCTTTTACGACAGGGAGTTTGCCACTGAGGAAAAGGGTCTAAACCAGGTCGTAACAGAAGGTGACATTGAGTACGCGATGAAGGTCTTGTCGGAATTTGCCGACATGGAGCCAGATTTTATCAAGTTTATCGGTGACGATAAAAATTGGCAAATAGAAGGCGAAAACGAATCTGGAACAAAGGTTTATTCTGCGTTCATTAGTTCAAAATCGGATGAGGAAAACTGCTGTGGATGAACTTCTTCCATGTTGCGACAATAACGAGCTTATTGTAACAAGAGTGGTACTTGGCGACCTTTTTGGGAAGTCAAACGTGGACCATCTACGTGGAAGAAAGCAGCTTTCCCATGCCCTAATTCAGTACAGGGCTCTCTCAAAAAGAAACGGCAACACTAAGAGAAGAAAAAGTCAGACAGGAAACAATCAAATCAGCTTCAAGGCAAATGCACTACGCCAAATAGGAAGCACGATAGGAAGCACTCTCGTTCCTGGAGACTTAGGTCCGGTAAGGTCGCCTGTTCGTTCTGCTTTTTATAGAGCAGCCACTCCAGGTTTTGGTGGAGGCCGTCGTGGCGGTTCACTGCCTGGTCAAAACCGTGCGGCCAGATGCCCCGAGGGGTATCAGTATGGTGGAAGATTTACAGACAATAGGTTTACAACTTGCGGTCAACAACTTTTCGACATACCATCAGTCCTTGGTGCAGCAGTAAGAGAAATACGCAGAGCACAGACTTCTGGACTACCGGATAGGGTGTCCGGAAGGGATATAACTGGCGGAATAGCACCAAGTTCAATCATTCAAAGTCGTGCCCCCCAGATTCCGCGTGTCGGAAACGAAAATCGCTCAATCTCTATGGGTAGAACAAGAGACATTATCCGTGACGTTGGTCAGTTTAATTCTTCGTCGTCGACGCGGGTGAGACGAATGGTAAGACGTGACGGATTTGTTCTTGAGCCGGTCGTACCAAGCCGCGTTTTGCGAGCAATACCCGACAACAGGGACATGGAAGGCGCTTCATTCATAATGTCAGCATTGTCTCCATCTGATATTGGTGGAGAAGAGCTGGGTCTTCTTTCAAATACGGGAATAAGGTCTCTTATTTATGTTCTGCCTGGTGGTTCTTCGCTGACGCTTGAAAAAGCAAGGAAGCTCACTGTTGGCGAAAGAAGAAAGCTTGGGCGGGTAGTTAACACTGCACAGGAGATAAATAACTCAACAAACCCAGCAGCAAGACTGGTAAACGTTTCTCAAGAAATTGGCGACGGGATTCAGTACTCAGAAAAATTTGTTGGGATAAAGAACCCAAACGAGCCAGTTGGCAAGACAACCAGATGGGCACAAGAGCTCCTTTTTTCAAAGAGAAGAAAAAAGCCAGTTGATGTTTCCACCTCGGAATCAAGAGAAACTGTGTCTTTTGATGCAAAGCGTAAGCTTATTAAAGATATTGACAGGGCAATGGCTCACCTATCTGGGGGTGGCTCTCTCTCTGCAATCCACCCAGACATTCTTTCTGAGGTAATTAAGCGTTCCAACGCTATCCAGAAACAGAAAATGGGCAACAACATTACTGCAGTTGTATCTGGGCCAGAAAAGTATTTCATGTATGAGCGTCCAGCAAAATTCCAACATCTCGGTGAAAGGTTTGCTTCAGACGTACAGCAGTTCCTTGGGCTTAGCTCACCTGACGTGCTTTTTGTTGGCAAAGCCGGCGATAAAAGAACGTACTTGCGCCAGGATGTTGAAGCAGCAATACCGGGTGGCGTGTTTAATCCAAATGCAAAGTTTCAGGACATAGGTTACGAGGATGTGGCCCGGATGATTGTTGCCGATTTCCTTACTGACCAGAGAAATAGGCCATCAACATCGATTTATCCAATAGATACCCCTGATGGCACAAGGGCAGTGCTTGCACAAAACACTACTTCTGGTCTGACAGACCTATCCAAGATAGAAATCACCAAAAGAATGAAATTGAGACTCAATGACTTCTATGAATCAGGCCTGACACCAGCATATTCTGAGTATTACCAGACTTTGAAGGCTGAACAAAGGGTTCTATTGATTCAGTTCATTGGTCAGCTCATTAATAGGGCAAGAAAGTTCAGTACTTCCAATTTCCAGAACGATATGAACAGATATGGAATGTCTGCAGGCGAAAAGATACACATGGAAATCATGGAAAAACTTTTCACAGAGCGACTTGATGTTCTTAGAAATCAAAAAAACATCCTAAACACGATAATCAGAGGCGCCTAAAATGAAAAAAGTCGCAATAATCAAAGATTTGTTCAGAAACACCCCTCATGTTGTTATTTCCGATAATGACGGTGTAATTGAATCAAAGAGTTTGACGGAGTACGGGAAGCGGATAGTTGCAGAAAGCTCTATATCTGCAGATATAGAGCAAATAGCTCTTCCCGAGGGGTTTGTTTGCACTGGATTCAAGTCCGTAACCCCATCGATTGAAAAAATGCTTGGTTCGTTTGCCTCGGACGCCATAGAAACCAAGTCACTAAAACAAGATTACGTTACTGAAAAACCATCGCAGGCCTTTCGCATGTTTAGCAATAGACACACAAACACTGAATTAAGTGAAAACAAGCCCTCATCAGAGCTATCAATAGCAAAATTTTCTTCTGTTGAGTCAAAAATGAATGCAATTGATTATAAGGCAAGACAATTCGAGGTCGCTTCGCGGATTTCGTCCATCATTTCCCCCATAAAGAGTGGAAAATTTGGTTTCGATACAACTAAGTCAGCATTTGTTCCACGAAAAAATAATGCAATCTCTCTACTTGCCTCCGAAATTGCAGAAAAATCTGTGCCTGAATCAATGATGGGCAGATTTCTTTCAGATGACGGAAAACGCGATAGGACCACAGCCAGAAGAAGACTGAAGAGAAGAGCGAGAAACCTGTCTCCAGTTATTGATGGCAAAAAAATGCTTTCTGGTAAGCAAAGAATAACAATTTCAATTAAGTCGAAACTTGGGTAATCATGGCACGCGAAAAGAAATTAGTCGATAAAGTTCAGGCACTTGCAATGGCCAGAGAAATTGGCTGCACTGGTGCGCATCTTTCCGCAGACGGAAACTGGATGCCATGCGAGACAATGGAAGAAATGGAGAGAATCTCCAATATTGCGGAAACATCGAAATGGAGAACAGTTGTCCCCGGTTACAGCCCTAAGAAAAAACGCGAGATGGGTAAGAGGAAAAAGAAAAGAAGTGATTGGGAGAACCTCCGCGAAGCCCCAATAATGGGCATAGCTACACTCCCTGGCGGTGGACTCGTGTCGGCAACTTCTTTTGGTGGCAAATCAGTCGGCCCAGAATATATCCGCGAGACAGACATGGATGTATTTATGGACCCAGAGTCAGCTAGGGCTCGTTCAAGACAGCTTGGGTGCATCGGCATTAGTAGGCGGGTCAGCAAAAATGGACGCTCGGTATGGATGCCGTGCAGCAACATGACGGATTATGCAAACAGGGCTGGCTCAACGGCCCTTGGTAGACGAAATATCTCCAAAAGAAGAGACAATGAAACCAGGGAAGCAGTTCGGGTTGTTCTTTCAGAACGAGGAAATAAGCCCGTAAAACGCAAGTCAAGCATCCCTGAAGAACTAAGGCACAAGTAGCAGTAAAAAAACTATTTACACACTTTAATGGCAAAACATAATTAGTTCCACTAAATGATGTCAATCATCTGTTATTTTTGATTATTAGCAGGGCTGGGTGCTTACCTAAGCCATCCGCTGAAAAGCAATTAATCCAACCCTTCAACTTCAATAAGAGGTAAACACAATGTCGGAAGACAAAGCCCGCATCTCAGAGCTCCAGTCAGCTCTAAGAACCAAAATGGACGAGAATAAGGCAATTGCCGACTCGTTCCGCGTTGAGGACGGCACAGTAGTCGTCTCCTCAGACCAGAAGACAGCGTTCGACAAGAACATGCGCGACATCAAAGAAATCAAGTCGCTTCTTTCGGACCTTCAGACCATCGAAAACGTTGACAGCTGGTCAAATCAGCCAGCAGGTGACTCGGTTTCTTCAGCCTATGCTGCTGCTGCCGCTGACCTCACCCAGTTGACATCACGTGAAATCAAGAGCATCGGCCAGATGTTCCTTGAGTCAGCTGAGTTCAAGGCCCTCAACGGTGGACGTAATGGCGCAAACATGGCCGCTCCATGGCAGGTGAAGGCTTCCCTCACCAGCTTCTCAGGTGGTTACAACGTCAAGGACGTCTTCTCAGGTATGCCAAGCGGTGACATCACCACTGGCCTTGGTTCAGTTCAGCGTGACGCAATCGTTACTCCTCCAATGCGTACCAAGCGCGTTCGTGACCTTTTCCCGGTCCGTCGCACAAACGCAGCGGTTATCGAGTACTTCCGTCAGCTCGGGTTCACCACACTTGAGGCTGGTCATGGCGTAAACAACGCTGCGACAGTTGCAGAGCGTGGAACCGGCGCAGCGAGCGCGACCTTCGGCATCAAGCCACAGTCGTCATTCGCTTTCGTTGGCGAGCAGGCTCCAGTGCGCACACTCGCACACTGGGAAGCAGCACACCGCAACGTTCTTGCCGATGAGCCACAGCTGCGCTCAATCATCGACAACGAGCTAATGTACGGTCTGCGTCTCCTCGAAGACAACCAGATTCTGAACGGTGACGGAACCGGCGAGAACCTTCTCGGCGTGCTCAACACACCAAACATTCAGGAATACGCATGGTCAGATGGAGAAACCGCTCCAGTTGCTGACACCAAGGCTGACGCAATTCGTCGTGCTGCTACCCTCTCGTTCCTGGCTTACTACGAGCCAAGCGGTGTTGTTCTACACCCGAACGACTGGGAAGACATCGAACTGACGAAGGACGAGCAGGGTCAGTACCTAATCGCAGTTTCGGTTGCGATGGGTGGTGAGCCAAAGGTCTGGCGCATGCCGCTGGTGGACACCCCAGCCATCGATGAGGGCACTGCTCTTGTTGGTGCCTTCGGTACCGGCGCTCAGTTGTACGACCGCGAGGAAGCCAGCATCCGTATTTCGGAACAGCACTCAGACTTCTTCGTACGCAACGCCATCGTCATCTTGGCCGAGCAGCGCCTAGCCCTAGCGGTGAAGCGTCCAGAGGCCTTCGTGAAGGTGTCATTCGACAGCGCACCTGTCTGATAACGACCAACGCGTAGCAACGCAAGAGAGAACCCTGGGGCAACGGGAAACCGGAACCCCAGGGTTCTTTTCTATCTACAAACAACTTTCATGGGATAATGTAGCTATATGGATGAAACCAATAACGAGAATCTTGACTCCCTCTTTGAGCAGCTTCTTAATATTTCTGACGCCATAGACGTCGAAGAAGAACTTGCCCTAATTGCTGAGCAGTCAATAGTCGAACTAAAGAGCGATTCAATGATGCCGATATTCGATGAATACTACGGTGGGAAAATCTTAAATGACTGCATTGAAGGCAAGGCAGCCAAGAAAAGACTCAAAGACCCCAAGGGTGGTCTCACTGCTGCTGGGCGCGCCTACTTCAAGCGCAAAGAAGGGGCAAACCTAAAACCCGGAGTAATGGGGCCAGCAAATACTCCAGAAAAGATGAGAAGGAAGGGCTCCTTCCTAACACGCTTCTTCACGAATCCATCCGGGCCAATGGTTGACGAAAAAGGTAGAGCTACAAGGCTTGCGCTCTCTGCCGCAGCATGGGGTGAACCAGTACCCAAAAATATGGAAGATGCAGCAAAGCTTGCAGCAAAGGGGAGAAGACTTCTTGAGCGTTATAGTAAGGTTAAGAAGAAGTCAGAAAATCCCGAAGAATTTAGTTTGTCAATATTTAGCTCGACACAAAGAAAATCGGCTGACCACAGTATTCATGATACGGACCTCACCGGTATTGGTGTAATTAGTGAACTCTATACCCCGGAAGAGCTAGTTACAGACGAATCGGTAACCACACTTCGCGATGAGACCAGGAAAGCAATGTTGATGCTTTCCCCATCTTTTATGAAAGGCGACCGAATGTTTGCTGGTGACGAATCCGTCATGGCCAGAATGAACAGGGCGTCACGACAAATGGCTAAAGCGAGAAAAGCTAAGCGCTAATTAGTTTTCGCGTGCTCATTACATAGCGTCTTGATGTAGCCAGAGTTCCTGGTTGCCCCAGGAGAACCACAGAGCTCGCATGTCGAAGAAGACATCTTTTCATATTTAGAAACAACCCCACACATCTGCTTGTAAAGAGATGGGTTACTAGAAGAAAAGTAATACCTGAGTGTTCCAAATTTCTCTTTAATCTGGGCAATCGTATACTCGTCATCTATTGTTTTTAACTCCTGATGGCAGTTGGCGATAATTTCATTCCACCCATGCTCGCAATCTATTATTGCGGGAAAACCAGACTGGAACCGGGACAATATATCCTTAAAGTCACCAAGTCTCTCTGTTGGTTCGAATTCAGCCATCCGAACATTGTACACCTTATACGGTATTTATTTGGCTGGCGAGGCAGGGCTCGAACCTGCGACCAAAGGATTAACAGTCCTCCGCTCTGCCAACTGAGCTACTCGCCAATGATTGAATACTACCTTGTGGGCTAGGCGGGATTTGAACCCGCATCCCTTTCGGGAGAGGATTTTAAGTCCTCCGTGTATGCCATTCCACCACTAGCCCCCTGCTGCTGGGCTACGCACCCCACGCTGTCAAAATGGCGCGTCGGGCAGGACTCGAACCTGCAATCGACAGATTAGAAGTCTGTTGCCTTATCCATTTGGCCACCGACGCATTTGTTGGTGGCCACCCCGAGTTCGTACTTTTCGGGGTGGCCACTTACAATCACTTTACCGGGCAGGCTCCAGTTGCGCAATTCTCTAAATCGAACTCTGCGTCAAACTTGCTCTGGACCAAAGGTAGGTCGAAATTAATCTTCGAAACAGTCTTCGTGTATTGCTCTTCCGTAATTTCCTCATATGGAGGTAGGGCAAAGTTGTGGTCACTATGCAAGAGGAACGAAACAGATTTTACGCCTTTGTCATAGTTCTGGCTCAACCATGACTTGATGTCATCAAGCTCTTCTTTACGGTAATAAACAGTCACAGAAACTGCATTATCTGCCCACTGTGTCTGCATTTTCTTAACCCACTCAAGCTGCTCGATTGCTGTCATATCTTTTGCGAGAACTGAACCCTCTGGTGACATGCAAGGGAATTCAACAACGAAACGCGTATGGTCCTCACGCCCATCAAGGCCGACGTCCCACTGAACCTTGTATCCACGCTTGCGGCATGCCTCAACCAATGGGTCAGAGGCACCGAACCGAACACGACGAATGTAGTGACTAGCGAAAGCTGGGTGAATTCCAGGAGTAACCCCAGGCAGCAGAGAAAGTGTGCCGGATGGCTGAACCGTCGTTATTCTGACTGACTCAGGGAAACCATTCTTTGCTGAATATTCCTTATCGATATCGCGCAAATATTGATAAGTGCCGTCGAGCCATGACAACTGCTTCTCCGTTGACTGAAGAACTCCAGTGATGCTCTGCCCAAGACGAGCGTTCTGACGAACAATCGAAGTTGTCTTCTCATATGGATAGGGCAGACGCGTGATGTGCTTCTGTGTCATGTAAAGCAAACGAGCAATGCTGTGCAACTGCTTCTCTGATGTGATATTCGGAAGGAAAACCGTTGCTAGATTGCACGACTCGCCGTCCCCAAGGGCAATTTCGGCACAAGGGTTGAAGCCCTCGATTGTTGGGTCTGGACGCTTCTCTCCAAGACGTCCATACGTGCGAGCAAGTTTTCTGTTTACCAAACCGTATGGTTCACCAGAACCGTCATAACCCTTCCATAGCTCGGAGGGGATTTCATTCCAGCCATCCGCGTAGAGGGAGTTGTTGCTGTTTGCTCTCCATGCCGGAATGGAACCAGACGCCCAGTTTTTGGCTCGGAGAAACAAAACGTCATCTGGGTCACCCATTGAAATCTGAGCCGAGCGGCGAGATGAACCAGAGACAACAATGCGCCCGATGATGTTGCAAATATCTAGCACGTCAACAGAGCGAAGTTTCTTGCCAACACGGTTGTCTAGCACTTTACAGATATCTGCTATTCCATCAATGAGCGCGCCAGGTCCGCTGGCAGTTCCACCAAACGTTTTGAGTGGTGCTCCAAATTCGCGAACCAGAATCGTGGAGTATGAGAATGACTTACCGGTGTCAAAGTATGACTTTAGTACGCCGTGAAGAAGGCGACGCCAACCGGTTCGTGAGTCCGGAACAATGATGTCCGCATCATTAGTGCGTTCATGCGTAATCGTTACACCTGTCTTGATTTTTGGCAGGTCATGAATCTTGGAGCGCTCAACAGAGAATCCAACACCACCGCCAAGCATGAGCATGTCAAACAAGAACTCAAAATCCTCGATTGTTTCAACGTTTACGAAATAACAGTTATTGAGCGATGCTCCACCAAACTTCTTAACCATAGGTGTTCCAAGTTGCCACAATGCTCGTCCGCTCATTGAGCAACGAAGGTTGTACATGTGGTCAAAAAGTTCTTCAGCTTCTTTTTGTGTGTAGGGGACTCCAATTTCAATTGCGCCATTTATAACGCGCTGGATTGTGTCAGCCCAGGTTTCGAGTGTTCCATCTTCTTTGGTGCGGCTATACGTACGGAGAAAAACAATCTCCCCCATGCCATTAAAACCCCAAGGTATTGGCTTGCCGTTATAGGTGTTTACAAATTCGTCGCTAATTACGCTCATTTTTATCTTTCGCTTGCTAGGTGTTCAACAGTGGAACACCGAGTGTAGCGCAAGAATGAATAGTGAAAAAGTCGAGGGACTATAGTAATTTTTAAATGAGTCCTAGATTTTTTGCTTCCTCAAGGGGTATGTGTTTCCCCTTCTTGTGGATAAGTATCCGCGTCACTAAACCGGGCGCAATTTGACGCTCTTCGTAATAATCTTCTTCAACATAAAAAGTCAGTTTTTTATCCAGGGTTGAATTTGTATTGAACCCCCAAATAGTTTCTGGCGGACCAGAATCCCCGGTGCAGTCACCAGTTGGGTGACCACAAACAAGACATGGCTTCCTAGCCGCCCTCAAATACGGGATGCCATGAATCTCCCCAGACTCGGATTCCTCCCCCCCAAAGGCAGGGCTATCGTAGAATGCTCCCATAGTCAATAAATTATACGTCAAAAAATTCTTGCATTAGAAAGCCGATTTCATTTATTTCATCCCTGACTTGCACCAAGTGGGCCGACGTAACCTCTTCTACTGGCTGCACCATGAGTGACCTGCGAATCATGGTTGGGTATTTGGCGTTCTTGATGTGGGAGTCGGCCTTTTCTGGATAAACCAAAATGTCGTTCCACATTACGTTTTTCCCAACACCCATCCTGTATGGTGCGGCAACCATTGACACTGGACTAATCCTTCCACCATCATCTAGTCCGGCGTGCATGACGGTGAGGCACTCCATGACTGGTTTTGTTGGGTCCACGAAGGCCTCGGCAAGGTCGGTGTCCCCAGTGGCCGCCCTGTCCAGGGAGCAGTAGCCCTCAGAAACCATGGTTATCGCCGTAATCCACCAATACTGCCTAAGGATGCTACATAGGTTCATGGACGCGGCAAATCGGTCCTCTTTGTCGCTCTTGGAGAGGGATTCTCCCATCTGGCAAATCAGCCCCAAACTGTCTCCCACCCATCCTAAAAAATGGACAGCCAGCTCCTCGCCAACACCGTGTTCCTTGACAGCCTCATCCTTGGCCATCTGTCCAGATGTTAGGGCGAGGGCCATCTTACTTATTTCACTGACGTACTCCTGCACAGAAAGATACTAAATCCCCTTTTAAAATTTTTCCGTAAATACTTAATCGACGAATATTTGCAGACAACAGCACTCTTGTGTATTAGTATTTCCGGCATGGCCAATGACAAAAAACCAGCAAAAAAGACAGCAGCCCCAAAGAAAGCTGCACAGAAAAAAGCCCCAGTAAAGAAGGCTGCTCCGGCAAAGAAGGCTGCTCCGGCAAAGAAGGCTGCAGCATCCAAAACTTCAGCAACCCCCAAGACGGTGGAAAACGTTTCTTTTGAGGCTTCCATTGCTCCCGTGACACACAGCAAGCCAATCATTCAAAATAACATCATTCAAAATAAGATGATTGAACAAACCACCCCAGCGAAGCCAGCAAAAAAGCGCTCACTGTTTAGCCGACTCTTCGGTCGCTAAAAAAATACATGACCACGGAGCGAAGAAAAGCTCCAAGACGGTCTGTCACAAAAATTGAGAGAGCTGGTTCTTGGGGTAACGTCATCTACAGACACTTTCTCTCCTGTGGTCACGTCGAGGAGCGCAAACGTGCGGCTTCAACGCCAGAACTTGCGTGCACGTGGTGTCCCAAGGCTGAACAAAAAGAACAAGAGATAAAGGCGCTTTCACGCCCTGGGATACTTGTTGCCTACGAGCCAAATCTTGCCGACCAAGAATTAAAAATAGAATCATCGAGAGCCGCAATAGCACAGAGACTCGGTGTCCCACTTGATGCTGTAGATATTGCCTCAGAAGATATTGCTGGCGAACTGATTATCAGGAGCGCAACTATTTACTTATCTGCACGAGATGTAGCAAGGATTGTTGACAGCAGGTAGCATTCACAAACAGGTTGAACTGAACATGGAGGGGCAATGTACGAAGAAGTAATCCACGGAATAAACAGGATTACAAGAATCGATGAGCCCCCGCGAGATGGCGCATGCAAGGGTCATGACCCAAGAATGTGGTATCCGCACGCATCTCGTAGTGATGAAGGCAACTACTCAGAGAATTACAAAAAGGCTATTGAGGATGGGAAAGCGGCGAAGAGGATTTGTCTCGGCTGTATCAAAAAACTTGAATGCCTCAGTTATGCGTTATATCATGAGGGGCATGGAATATGGGGAGGAAAGACTGAGCGTGAACGGAACGCCATTAGACGACTTCTCAAAATTCAAATGGTTCCTCGTGAGCCCTTTATCATGGTCTCGCGTGAACAGGTGGCCTTGAGGGATGAGTAATCACCCATCAGAACAAACAGAGAACTTCCTTAGCAGACTTCAAAATGTAAGAAAGTCTGGCAAGGGTTGGGTTTCTAGTTGCCCCTGCAGAAGTGATGACGACAACCCATCGCTTTCAATCTCTGAGGGTAACGACGGTCGTGTTCTTGTAACTTGTCACCGTGGTTCTGGCTGCAACTTTGAGCAGATTTGTGATGCTGTTAGTCTCAAACCAGCAGACCTTATGCCACCGAGTTCTGAAAGCTTTTCTATCGATAGATTCGGCAGTAAAGCGCCAGCACCAATCCGCACTCTCAAGCAACCAGAAAAAACAGAAAAAAATCTGAATATCCTGCCGCAATCTAAACCAAAGTTTGTTGAGTCATACGACTACCTGGACGAGAACGGTGTTTTACTTTTTCAGAAACTGCGCTACGTGGATGAGAATGGCAAGAAAACCTTTAGGCAAAGGAAGCCTGATGGCGCTGGTGGATGGGAGTACTCGCTTGGCGACATACCTCGACCTCTTTATAATCTCCCAGCAGTATTGACGGCAAAGCAGCAAGGCTTCCCTATCTGGGTTGTTGAGGGCGAGAAGGATGCCAACACCCTCATTGATGTTGGGATTATCGCAACCACTATGCCTAATGGTGCTGGTAGCTGGATGGATATCCACACAGAAGCCCTAGCGGGGGCAACAGTAGAAATCATTGCTGACAATGATGAAGCGGGCAAGAAGCACGCACAACAGGTGCTTGATGAATTAACCAACGCTGGGTGTAGTGCGCAGGTTTGGTATACACCCAAGCACAAAGACATTACGGACCATCTTTCCGCCGGCCTAGGAATCGATGACCTTGAGTATATGGAAAGCTTTAGCGAAGAATCGTCTAGCACCACCCCACTCATAGATGAAGTAATAGAGGTAGAAGAACTTTCACCAGAAGAGCAGGCATTACACAAGCTGCAAGAACTTCTGCAAAGAGATGATATCGATATAAAGCAGAAGATTTTAAAGAGCAATCTAATTCTTTCGACGGCTACTGTTTCTTTCGTTCTCGACACAGGAAGGCTCGTTCACTGGAATGACTTCCTCCAGGAGACAACTGGTGAAAAGTATGAGTGGGTAATCCCTGGTCTGCTGGAGCGTTCCGAAAGGGTTATTGTTGTTGCCGCAGAGGGTGTTGGTAAAACAATGCTCGCACGACAAGTTGGGATTCTTTGTTCTGCCGGCATTCATCCTTTTTCTTTCCAGCCGATGCCAAGAATTAAAACACTTACTGTTGACCTAGAAAACCCAGACAGAATTATTCGTAGAACATCTCGCGGAATAGCGGAGAGAGCCATGGGAATGGCACGCACATCCAGACTTGACGCTCACCTGCTGACCAAGCCATCGGGAATGGACCTACTCAAGGCCGCAGATAGGGCAATACTGGAAGAAGCACTGGATGAGGTGAGGCCAGAGCTCCTTGTTATAGGACCTCTATACAAAGCATTCCTAGACCCAGGTGGGAGAACATCGGAATCAATTGCTATTGAGGTCGCCAAATATCTTGACACAATCAGGACTGTGTACAGATGTGCCCTATGGATTGAGCATCACGCACCATTGGGTACAAGTATGTCAAGCAGAGATTTAAGACCATTTGGTTCTGCCGTATGGTCCAGGTGGCCCGAATTCGGTATCTCGCTGCAGCCAGACCCAATGGCTCTCGGTGATTACGTCTACGATGTTAGACATTTCCGAGGTGCCCGTGACGAGCGTCAATGGCCGACTAAAATGAAGAGGGGAAAGACTTTCCCATTCGAGGTGCTCGAATTCATGACGGTCGGCAAAGACAAATGAGCGAAGACAACAAGCCAAAACCAATACAAACGAAAGAATTCCTCAATGAGAGGGATATGCGCATTTTTAAGATGCGTCAGGCCGGCACGTCCGTAAACGAAATAGCCAGAAGATTTGGTATGTCGACCAGTTCTGTCTCTAGGTCAATTCAGAGACAGCTAGAAAAGATGAATCGCGAAACCATCCTTGCTTATCCAGAGGTTCTTCGAATGGAGCTAGAAAGATTGGACAACCTCCAGCAGGCAATCTGGCCAATGACACAGCACCGAAGAGTCCAGATGGATGACGGAACAGAAATGCAAGTTGAACCAGACCTAAAAGCAATACAGCAGGTTCTTTCTATTATGGATAGAAGAACAAAACTTCTTGGCATGGAACAGACGAACTTGAATGTCAATGTGGATACAAATAGTTCAGCAATACGTGCAGTTATCGCTGGACAGCCAGGACTGAATAAACCAGCCACGGGATTCGATGCCGAATCTGAAGCAAAGAAACTTCTGGAACTCATGGCCATTGCTGGCGTTCTGCCAGAGGGCACGATTAAGTCTCTCCTGGGTGCTGACCAAGCAGAGATTATTGATGCCGAAATAGTTGGGATAGAAGGTTCCGCTACGGACGAGTATCTTGAGATAGGTTATGATGAAGACGAGGACGGCGATGAGCAATAACCCAGAACATTCAAATATTCGCGCAGCAATGGACAAGGTTGCGGAATCTATTGAGCCGACCATTGCTACAAGCAATATTGACGAAGAGGGGCCAGCCGACAAGCAGGTCCTCATACGGACAAATGAAGCAGAAAGAGAGCGCTGGAAAAGCGCAGCTGAAAAAGAAGCAATGACACTCTCTGCATGGATTCGTAAGGCATTGAATGAGTCAGCCTCAAATGTCCTTGACTGCCCTCACCCGATTGACCTCATCCGCTTCTATCCATGGGCCGGCGGCAAAAAGGTTTGCACCCGCTGCCGTCAAAGGTTATAGCACTAAATTACCTAAATTTATTGAGCACCAAAGCAATGGTATTATTGCTTTGAATGTCTGAGAATAAAGAATTCCCTATTCCCTTTGATGAGTCACGTCGTGGAAAGCGTGCAGGTCATGAGGAGAAGTCAATTGGCCGTCGACTCCTTGGTCGCGCAATAGATAGACCATCAATTGGAAGAAATAGGGGTCGAAACAACAATGTTGACCTACCCACTGGGGGCAAGCCAGGAAAACGCCGCCCAACGGGAACAACGAGAGACATCGACGGCGATGGCTGGGTTGATGAAGGAACCACGAACCCCAGATGGATGGGGGTCCCGAGCGGGAATGGGAACAGCCCTGGGGTACCTAATGGGAATAGAAAAAATCCCAACGTAAAACCAAACGCCCCTAAGTCAAGCCGCGAAATAGAGTCAATATTTCTTTCCAGTGGAAAACTTCGCGAGCGTCCAGTAGTCGAAGAGATAGACAGAAACCTGAAAGATGGCTCACTTAGCACCTCTCCCAACAAGGGAATTATTGGTATGCGTGATGGCGGATTTTCGGTCGCAAAAAAGCCAAGTGAGTCTGATTCATTTCTACGTCAGGAATACCGTGAATGGTCAATCGGTGACGAGAAGGTTATCTTCGGCATACCAGAACGTCCTGCATCAATGGCCGATGACCCCGGTTACTACGACGGTGATGCAAAAATCGTACCCATGAACCCTTATGTTATTTCAGGATTGCCAGCAGACTCCAAAGAGGGGCAAGAAATAGCAAAAAAGTGGGCTTATGCGAAATCGTCAGCAGAAGTTGCCGGCGACGAAGAACCTACATACATAGAGGCACTTCTATATGCTGGGTCGCGCGGTGACTCCGAGGCAATGAGCATATTCGATGAATTTGCCAAAGTGGGAAAAGCTGCTGCAGATAAGGCAAAAGAAGAAAGAGCTGCGACATATCTTCAGTCATACAACAGAGAAGATGTTCAGCAGGACCTAAAAAGAGCCGGTCTCGACAACCTCTCGATTGATGATTTATATCTAGTTCATGAAACCAAATATGAACCGGAATTCGACGAAGATGGCAATTTGATGCTTAGGCCTCTTGGTGATTGGGTTCTCAAGAATCTAGATGGCCAGGATGCAACATACGATAGGGAAACAATTCATTTTGCAATGAACCACCTTGCCGGCGGCCATCTTATGAGGCAGAGAAACGACGAGGGCGAAAACAGGTACATCATAGTATCCAAGCTTTCAGACGTTCTTGAAATGAATCCCGGCTCCATTGATGCCTTAAATCCTGTAGATGTTGGGCTCGTTCCACCACCCAATGAACCATTGAGGCTTCCAAAGAAATCCATAAAAGTTTTAGAAAATCCAGATACGGAAGACGTCGACTCCCTTGTGTCACAAACTCTCAGGGAAATGGGTGCAAAACACATATTCACTGCGGGTGAGTACGGGAATAAAACCGAAACAAGTGCAATTCTAAAGATTGCCTCAGAACTAGGCGCAAATGTTGAGCTTCACGCAAATACACCGAGTGGTTCAATTGAGCAAATTGACAAGGGCACAAATTTATCTGGCTCTTTCATTGGTGCCAACTGGCTTGGTGAAATGAGCGAAAACTCAATAGCGCGACTCGGCAATAATTCAAAATGGCACGGATTAAAGGAAACCGGCTACTCGATGCGCCGAGACGAATATGAAGATTTGCTAAATTCAAATTCTGGGAAGCTCGGTTCTGACACTGGTAGAAGTGAGGTTCTTTTTAGCGGCAAAGCTCCACAGTATCCACGTCCACCGGCATACGGTCCACTTATTGGCGGAGCGGAAGAATATTTCGATGGAGTTAAAGACTGGCAAGAATTCGCAGAAAAGTACCGTGGCCGAGATGTTGTATGGATTGACTATGAAACAACTGGGTTAGTTTTTGATGAGTTTGGCAAAAGCTCGGCAAATGGCAAACCGGTTCAGCTTGGTGCCGTCAAAGTAAGAGATGGCAAAATAGTTGACCGATTTAATGTATTTATAAATCCAGGCGAACCACTTGGCGAATGGTCGAGACAGTATCTCCGTGGTCCAGGTGGTGAGAACCTTACTGACGAATGGCTATCTACTCAGATGTCTTTATCTGACGCTCATAGACAATTTGCTGAGTTTGCTGGAGCTGGTGCAATACTTGGCCTCCAGAATGCAGCTTTCGATAAAAACGTTCTCGAAGATGAACTCAAGGAAAACGGCATAGATTGGCAACCAACTGGGTACATCGACACCATGGACATGTCCGCCATGACCTTGCCAAAGTGGACGCCAGAAAACCAAGATGGGCCATCAATGGTCGGCCGCGACGGAGAAAGACGTGCATCCAGCAGTCTTAAGGCCATAACGGAATACCTGGATGTCGAGCTTGGTGACAAGCACCACACAGCCGACGCTGATGCTGAAGCGGCAGCCATGGTTATGGAGAACCTCATTGCTAGGGCCATAGAAAATGGCTGGACAGCTGACGCAATAAAGCCAGATACGCGACGCGAGTTTGTGGAGAAGCGTAAAAAAGAATTTGACGAAAAAGTAGCAAAATTTGAAGAAGACAAGAAGTCTTACCTTGACGCGTTAGCCAATGAGTCCGATGGAGACAAACTTTCATCTGGGGCAACCAAGACAAAAGCACGTAAATACGGAGATAGCAAACCTGGCGGTGAGGAACGATTTATTAGAAATAGTTCAACATGGCTAAAAGGCTTAAGCTCAAAACAGATTGCAGAGCTTGTTGTTCCCGAATCCCATGAACAGTACATAGAAATGCTGCTTGATGATTACTTCCCTGCCCGAGATGGTGAAAATCCAGGCTTTGTGGATGCATTTAAAAACAACTTGATTGAGTCAATGAAGAGGAGTCCGTGGATTAAGGGCGACTACTCAGAAGAATCGACTGAAAAGATTAGAGAACTTGTTGAGTCTTCTCTTGAGGCCAGCCCGTCACTGAAGTGGGCATTTGAGAACTTTGGTGCCCCCATGTTTGTGATGCTTACGCCAGAAGGTGCATCGCTTTATGAGAATCAGCCAGCGCTAAAGGCTAAAAGAGAACAAATAATGCAGTCTCGTGGTTTAAAAAGTGAGCCGTTCGTTAGGGGTATACAATTCACTGGCAAAGACCTTATTTCATTCAATAGAAAACTGATTGTTGACCAGATGTCAAATGACCCAGACTTTGAGACATCCCCATTGATTGCAGATGCCAATCACGTTGTTAGACCGGGAAGGGCAAATATTGACATAGCAGCATCATCTACGCTTTCTCACGAGTATGGCCATTGGCTTCAGAAAAGAGCACTGCGCGAAAATGAGCGCACGGCGAAATCAGTTACCGGAGTCAAGTACGGCGGAGAACAAGTACCTAGCTCTAGAATGCCACTTGTTATAAGAATTGCTGAAATGTATGAAAATGCCGAAGTTGATGAGTTGATTGGCAAAGCTCACAGGGACGGAATGCCCCTAGAGGCGACTCCATCAATACCAAGAACACTAACAACGTATGCCCACACAAACGGCAGGGAGATGATTGCCGAGGGATTCAGTGCATTCTTTCATCCAAATCCAGATGTCAAGAATCAGGCAATCAATAAAAAACTGCTAGATGATGTTTATCGAATGCTTGGTCTGGAACCCGGCGAAGCACCGTGGTCGGCTTAGTAAAATACAGAGGAAATACAAATGAGAGAATTTAAATCAGTAGGCGAATCAGCGGCATGGGTTGAGGAAAGTATCGACTCGTTCGTTAATGAAGCTCCAGAAATTCTGGTTAAAGCCGCAAACATGACATACACAAAGCCAGAATTGCGTGAACGTCTGAAAAAAAGAATTATGGCTGGGTCTAAAGGTGGCAAACCAGGGCAATGGTCAGCCAGAAAAGCACAGATGCTCGCAATGGAATACAGAAAAGCTGGTGGCGGATACAGGGGCAAGCTGGGAAAGAATCAGCGTTCGCTAAAAAAGTGGACAAAAGAAAGATGGACGACATCAGATAATAAGCCAGCTATCAGAAAAGGTGGGACGAGGAGATACCTCCCTGCTAAGGCATGGTCTAGGCTTACCCCAGCACAACGAAGAGCCACAAATCGTAAAAAAATTCTTGGCAGCCGTAGAGGCGAACAGTTTGTTAGAAATACAGAAGCAGCAGAGACTGCCGGAAGGAATGCGAGAAGTTAAAATGGGTAGGTCGTTTGACCAGGATGATGATGAGTACATCGAGCTACTAGCCGAGTACGAAAGATACGTAAAGTCAAGCCCTGGGGCATATGAAGACTTTGATGATTGGCTAGAAGTTGAATACGGCCAGTCAAAGAAAAAAGTCATAAAACGAACAAGAAGACGAGAAAGGGAGTAGATATGACAACTCCATGGATTGGTCTAGATGACGCTGACCTCGACTATGTTGCAGAAATTGGCGACACCGAAAGACGTGAAGGCTACGAAGAGATGATGGACATGATTGCCATCTACGAGCACACAAAGAATAGGCTCGCCAAAAAAAGTGGTAGCGAAAATGAAAGCGATGAGGCCGAGTAATACTCGACCCCACCGCAATCAACTACTTACGAGTGCTTTTTGTCCTTTTTGCGGGGGAGTTTTCTGAAGCAAGAGCCTTGAGTTCCTGCTCATAAATTTCCGTGAACTCACCCGAGTGTCTGTTCTTTAGAACCAGGTGTGCTCTCCTGCGCGCCTCTTGACGAACAGCATTTCTAGCCTGAGATTCTGCCTTTTGTTCCGGAGTATGGCGAGGCCTTCCTCTACCCATTCCCTTTTGCTTGAGCTTGTCATATTCAGACATGTCTATAACTCCCCTTTTCAGTAGGTGTTTTGTTTAGGTGTTGACATAGTAACCAGTATGTCCTACCGGGACAACCCCAATCAAAGAAATATTTTTAGAACACAAAAAAGGGGTCCACCGCAGGTTTTCCCACGGTGGACCCCTTCGGGGGGGGCTATATCAGAAGGGCTCTTCTGATGAGTCCATGCCAGGGATTGTTGAGGCACCAACGCCAGCCGGGGTGGCTGGACGCTGACGACGCTGCTGATTGCCCTGTGGGCGCTGCTGACCGCCCTGCTGCGTGTTTCCACTAGAGGTACGGCGGGTAACCTCTTCGATTGAACGGGTGGAAATTCCAACCTCCTCGGCAACTAGCTCAATGAATGAGCGATTATTGCCTTCCTTGTCCTCGTATGAGCGCTGTTCAAGGCGACCATATACGATGACTCCGATTCCCTTTTCGAGGGTTTTGGCTGCGTTCTCTGCGACATATCGCCATGCGGCAACATTAAAGAAGCTGGTCTTTTCCTGCTTGGCACCATCATTGTCGTACCAGATGTGAGAAGCGGCGACTGTGAAAGTCAGCTTCATCTGGCCTGAAGTGGTGAATGTTGCCTCTGGGTCAGCGGTAAGATTACCGATGACAGTGATTGGTGATGTATTCATTTTTCTCCTGAACTCACGGGTTGGGACATCACTATATCCACGGATGTAGTACGCTGTCAACCATGCCGAACCCAGAAGCAAAACTTAAACTTAGTGACAGTATTTATAACGTAATTTATGAAGTTATCGATAAAGGTGACGGCAGTCAGGACGACCTCATGGAGGCAAGACTTTCAGCAGAAGACCTGTCGATGATGATTGTCGATTCAGTTTTTTCTGACATATCAGAATCACTTGACGCATCGGGCGCTATCGTCGCTACACTGAATACCACTGGTCCGCTCGACGAAGAGTAAATCCAGCCCCAACAAGAAGGTACTAACTGTGGCTGCTGAATTTGACATACCTGCACGGACTTTTGACTTCAGGGCAGACCTTGCATACGGACAAGAGGGGGAAACTCTTGTATCCGGATTCCTTGATTCGCTTGAGGGTGGAGATTTTGAAGTAAAAAGCGACCGATACAGAAATGGGCGTATGGTTGTCGAAACCAACCAAAACCCCAGGGGGTTGCGAGTTGATGGCGAGCAAGTATGGGTTCCTAGCGGAATCAACATTACGACTGCTAAGTGGTGGGTTTACATATATTCTCCGGACGGAGCATTTGTAATTATCTCTGTATCCAGATTAAAAAGATATCTCCGTGCTAATACTGCACTATTTAATGAGTCAACAAAACGCAACCTTGGTGGTGCGGATAATCCAGCTCGCGGTTTTCTGTTGATGACAGAAAATGTTCTTGACATGTTGACAAACTCAGCATACGATTAGCTCATCTACTAACACTCTGGAGGGGAAGTGCAGACATTCGTTCCTTATGCGGATATTTGTGAATCTGGAATGGTTCTTGATAGAGCCCGTCTCGGCAAACAGCGAGTTGAAACATTTCAACTTATTCGCTGCAATCTCGATGTGTCACTTGGGTGGAAAAATCATCCAGCGGCAAAGATGTGGGCAGACAACATTAACGGCCTAATTGCTTATGGTGTCGCAATTTGTGATGCATGGATAGCAAGGGGGTATAAAGACACATGTCGGGAAAAGATTCTCTCCTACGGAGAGCCGGACGCATCTGATATGCCTTTTTGGTGGGGAGACGAGCGAGTCCACTCATCGCATCGTGCAAATCTACTGAGAAAAGATTTCAGTCATTATTCCCAGTTTGGATGGGGCGAAAATCCCGAGATGCCGTATTTCTGGCCCGCCTAGGATGTATAGTCAAATCATGATTACCGAATTAACTCCAGACACCTACGACGAACTTGTCGGCTCCTCCCAGACTCCGGTAGTAGTTGATTTTTGGGCTCCATGGTGTGGTCCATGTAAGCAAATCGCTCCAGTCTTGGAAGAAGTTTCTGGTGAGATTTCATCAGAAGTAACAATCTTCAAAATGAACATCGAGGATTATCCGGAGTTCGCTGTTAAGTACGACATTAAGTCAATCCCGGCTCTTGTCGTCATCAAGGAAGGCTCATACGTGGGTAGGGTTCCTATTACTGGTTATGGGAAAAGCAGTCTCATTGAACGAATACGAATAGCCATAGCTGACAATTAAAAATCAGCTTTGGCTGAAGTATCGGCTCACTCTTATAAAGTGTAGAAACCGTAGGGGTACACGTGGGTTCAAATCCCACCTTCAGCACTGAGGAATTATGACCAATAACAAACAATACACAAAACTTGTTCTTCATGTCTCAGAGGAGCTGAATCAACGCATTCAGGATGCCGCAGCAAAAAACAAATTGTCCACTGGCTCAGTTATTAGGGAGGCACTTGTCAAGTACCTTGACGATTCGGAAAAGGGAAAGAAGTGAGCAACACTGTTTTTGTCTTGGCCATCTTTGCTTCACTCGCCGGCCTGTGGGGTGGCTTAAGGGCGGTTGGTGCATTTCTAGAAACAGCGAAATGCGCCTCTTGTGGTTACTACAGGCCGAGAGAGTACATGGTCATCATTCGCCTGGACAATGGCAAAACCGCATACGTGTGCGATGAGCCTGGTCGGTGTATTGCGAGAATTGAAATTTCCCAAAAACCTAGATAAAGTTTGCCGTGCGCGTCAACTAGCCAATGTCGCATAATAAAAATTGAGGGGAATTAATGAGTATGAAATTGGTCGAATTTAATGGTGGTCAGGCAGTTTTTGTGCGATGGCAAACAAGAAAACCCCAAGCTGGTGACCACATGAATATCTACTATGGCGAAGAAAAAATGCCAGGAAGACAAGTAGAGAAGAGACTCATACTGAAGGAACGCATTCACTCTCGGCCGTGGGAAACAGATAACAACATGACCGAAGAATGGTGGACATTCGTTGAGGTGTCCGAGTCGGAATTCCAGAAGACCCAGGTTCATGCATCAAGAAACAAATTAATAGCAGAGACTCACGATAGTTTGTTTTAATAAGAACTCGGGGCGCTTAGCTCAGCGGTAGAGCAACTCGTTTACACCGAGTAGGTCGGGGGTTCGAGACCCTCAGCGCCCACATATGACAAATAAATTTATCCAGGTTGAACTTTCCTGGCACGAATATGCGATGGCATCCGAAATCGGTCGCTTGCGACAATTAACTTCGATACGTCGCGGCAGTGCCGATAATCATGGTTTTACAGGGCTGGGATGGAGCGAACATATCGAAGGTGCCTGTGGAGAGATGGCTGTTAGTAAGTTCCTTAACGTTTACTGGGATGGTGGGATTGACACGTTTAAAGACGCCGATGTCGGAGCAACAATACAGGTTAGAACTAGGTCATCGCACTCATATGAACTCATAGTAAGGCCAGACGACTACGACGATGATATTTATGTTCTGGTGACCGGAAAATGCCCTGTTTACAGAATTTGGGGATACATTTCCGGCCTTGAGGCAAAGAATAGCAATTACCTCCAAACGCACGGAAATAGGCCAGCTGCTTATTTTGTGCCCAAAATTGCACTTAAGGAGATAAGTGAACTAGCTTCCAAAAACTAGGGCCCTTAGCTCAGTTGGTTAGAGCGCCGGACTCATAATCCGTTGGTCGTGGGTTCAAGTCCCACAGGGCCCACTAACATAAGAATCTGGAAGAGTGGCAGAGCGGCCGAATGCACCTGTCTTGAAAACAGGAGTCCGTTTGCGCGGACCGGGGGTTCAAATCCCTCCTCTTCCGCCAGTACACAAGGATGACACTGTGAATAAGCGATTGACCATCGTTATTGGGTTCAGTTTTCTGCTTGCATCGTGCAGCTCGAAAAGTGTTGACATTCAGCAGACTTCAACCACAATTGAAGATAAAACAGCAATATCCATTACAACGAGGTCTGTTGGTAGCGGCAAAGAAGCCGTTACCTATTATGTTGCGGAAGTGGAGCTTGGAGACCCGCGAGATATGGGTTCAATGGTCGCCAGGGGTCATACATCTGAGGTGGCAAGAGATGCCGGGGCAGAGCTGGCTATCAATGGTGATTTCTTTACATATCGAAATAATGGCGTGATTATCAGGGGTGGAAAAGTCCTCATAAACAAGCCGAAGCGTGATGGGATGTCCATAACTTCATCTGGGGAAATGATTATCTACAAAGAAAAAGAAATATCCGTAGAGTCACTTAATGCGGCTGGTGTCCTAAATTCATTTTCATTCGGGCCAGTGCTCATAGATGAATGGCAAATTCCAGAAGGCATCGACGACTATTACGAGGTCGATACTGGCAGGTCTATAAATGGCCGACATCCAAGAACAGGGATTTGTATGGTTGAAAAAAATAAGTTTGTACTTATAGTTGTTGATGGTAGAAGCCCTGGATACAGCATGGGCATGACTCTTGGGGAGTTCGCTGAACTATTCGCTTCTCAGGGTTGTAAAACCGCCTACAACCTTGATGGTGGGGGCTCGTCCGTGATGTACAGCAAGGGTTTGGTAGTAAATAACCCACTTGGCAGGGGGAGAGAGCGCACAAACGGTGACATTATTTACGTCACCAGTGGCTAGTCGTGTTGATGTTGTCAACAGATGCATGTAATATTCCAAATACCTAGACCCATGGAGGGTAATTCAATGAAGAAGAAAATCATTTCTGTAGCGATTGCTTCTAGCGTTTTGCTTGCAGCATGCAGTAGCTCTTCCGATGACGCAGAGCAAGCCAGTACAACAACTGAACCACAGGTTGAAGAGGTCCTGACCCTTGTCGCGGTTGGTGACATTTCCTGCAGTCAGGCGCAAAGGAATTCTGGAGATTATGACTGTGCTGATGAGCGGGTGGCTCAGTTAGTAAGAACCATTGACCCCGACTATGCCCTTCTTCTTGGGGATATTCAGTACAACAGCCATACGGTTGAAAACTTCGATAGAAACTTCGGCATTATTTGGCAAGACATTATTCCAATCTCAATGCCCATCCCTGGGAATCATGAGTATGCAGAAGGTGGGGCGCGTGGTTACTACGCCAAGTGGGGTGAGCGCTTTGGAACATCCGGGTATTACTCAAGACTTCTCAACAACGACTGGGTTCTTGTTGGCCTTAATACCAATGACCAGTGCAGTGACGTTGACTGTTCTCGTGATTCAGAGCAATACGCATGGTTCGGAGCTGAGCTAAACAAATATGGTCAGCAGTGTGTAATTCCAATGATGCATCAACCTAGATACTCTTCAGGAAACCATGGCAGCAACATGGTTGTTTCCGAAATCTTTGACCTGATGGATGGCAATAATGTTCCGCTAGTGCTTACAGCGCATGACCACCATTATGAGAGATTTGAGACCTATAAGGGAATAGACATGGAGCCAATTCAGTTTGTCGTTGGAACTGGCGGTAAGGGTCTCAGAAGTGTTGGTCAACCAATTCCAGGGTCAATGAAGATGATTGATGATGAGCATGGAGTACTTGTTCTCGAGATTCGTGGAAAGACTGTCAATACATATTTCATTGATATTGATGGAAATATCCTGGACTCGCGTTCAATCACCTGCACCAAGTAGGGTGCTAGTGTTTTTCACATGCCAGAACTGAATGCCAATATTCCCGCAATCGAATGTTACGTACGTGGCAATTATCTAAGGAATCAGAAAGATTCACACGATAAATACTTCCCATGCATGATTTTTGGTGTTGCCTCAATACAGGGACGGAGCCCTCTATTTCACTTTCTAATGGAGGATGGTGGTGTTTGGTGGAGAATGCCAATAAGTGCATTCTGTGCAGAACCGGGAACAAAAGAGGTTGATATTCACGAACTTGTTCTTTGGAACTCATTCAGCCCATATGTGACTGTTACGGAATTCCAGGCCATGAGGAACATGAGAATGACGTATGTCTCCAGGTCTGGAGAGTTTGTCAGTGGTAAATACCTGTTCACTCTTGATTGGCATCACCCCGAGGACAACCAGACAAATGCTGGATTCAGCATGAATCCGGGGCAACACAAATGTGGCCATGTAATTCTAAGAGATGATGGCAATTTTGCAATTCAGCCAAATAATAGGGTCAGAATGTTTGACCCGTCATTTACAACCAAAAAAGGTAACTTGATTGACCGTCTAATAAATACTAGACAATGGGATGTCGAGGATGCCTCTAAGTGGAGAACGTCCGACGATGACAGATATCATTACGGGATAGATACCGAGTAACAAATAGGGCGAGTGGCGGAATTGGCAGACGCGCTGGTTTTAGGTACCAGTTCTTAGGAGTGAGGGTTCGAGTCCCTCCTTGCCCACAACAAGAAACAGAAGGAGAGGAAAGTGACACAAGATAACAATGGGTACAACATGAATGACCTTCATAAAGATATTTGGTCTTTATATCGTGCTGGACTAATTGAAGCTCGAATACGTGAAGATGGTGAATGGATTTTCAGTATCAGCGATAAAGCCGCATCCATGACCGAAGATGAACTTCGCAACACCGTGGAAAGCATGGATGATTACGAGATTGCTGATGATGACAATGGGTGAGGGGTCGGTCACCTATTCCCGCTACCTACAGACTCAGCATAGGCTTGAGCAGTGGAAGATTCTTGCAGAAAAAATGTTTCTTGTAGCATATGCACGTGGCGCAACCGAAGAAGAGTTGAAGCCATTTTTTGACATGCGAAATCACGAAATGGACGAATAAAGAATGAACCTAGAGGACCACTTAGTTGAACTGCATTGGGAACATGGGCTTAAGTCATTTCTCACAGCTGCCGAAACAATCACTAATCTAAAAAACGAAGTTCAGATGTGGAAAGATATCGCTGGATTTCTTGCCACCATCATCGGGGAGAATAAGTACCTCGGTGAACAGCACTCCTCGCTGGAGCAGGTTATCGATTACGCAATTTATTCACAGGGGCAAAAGGAATCAAAAAACTCTTAGTCTTTTGAGGTGAGCCTTCTGCGAATCGCAACAATCAAAAGACCTGCAGCCACCAGAAGTGCAGCTACCCTCATTGGTGAGCGGCTATTGGCTCCAGTTTCCGGAAGCGGTCCATGCTCATGTGACGAGTGGTCATGGGTTGTTGTTGGGGAATCCACTGGCGGCTCAACGGTAGTTGGAACAGGAACTGTTGTTTCCGGTTCTGGAATAGTTGTCTCTGGCACGGTTGTTTCTGGAACGGTGGTTTCCGGAACGGTTGTTTCCGGAACGGTAGTTTCTGGCACGGTTGTTTCTGGAGCTGGAGCCCAGGTCACCGTAATAGAAACGGTCTTAACAACACCGTTAACGGTTGCTGTTGCCGTATAAACATTTGTTCCAGTTGAAGACGTATTAATTGTTATTGTTGCTATTCCGGAAGAATCGGTTGTTGCTGTAAATGTTTGACCAGCATCTGGTCCACCGGTAACTGTGATGCTTACAGAGACGCCAGTCTGTGGCACACCAGCAAGCGTCTGGGCCGTGGCGGTAATCGTTAAAGGTGTTCCGGCGGCTGGATTATCTGGACTAATAGACAAGGTGAATGAGCTTGGTAGTGAAACTTCTCCACCACCAACGGAAACAGCAACACGTGGTGAGGTTGGGCCTGGATATGGGTAGTCAACCAGGGTCTTTAGTGTCCCAAGATTTCCAGTGAAATACCCATGCCAGCAGGCTGCAACAATTGAGTTAGTTAGGCCGAAGTCCGTGTTTCCATCAGCCGTCGCCTCTGGACCACCATTGCATCCTCCGTCATTGAATACAGCACCAGGAAGAAGGGCGGTAAGCCAACCATATGGATTGTAATTTGCAAACAATCCGCCACCAGAATTAACGAAGTCAGCTATTTTCTCTGCATTGGCGGTGAATATTGAGCTGACTGCACCAGAGCGACTCCAATCATCAGGAATCCATAGCATTTTTGGCGGAGCAGAGGAGATGGTGGTTGAAAAGAAGGTCTCTAACTCTGCAGCCGTCGTAATAAACTCATAAACTGGAGCTGTAGAAAATTCAGAAGAAAAATCACCGCTTAAGAAGGTGTTCCAGTTTCCTCCACACCCACCCGCACTTAATGGGTTAGAGATTCCAAGAATTGCAATCTTCCCGGTGTTTGACGGCATTATTGACTGGTCATAAACACTTTTCAGGACCTTGGCAATGTATTGGTCGGTATTTTCGTTATATGACGCGTGACAAACGGGGTCCATTCCATCAAGAACAATAGGCCCACCACTGCTAGCACTTGCATAAACTGTTGATTTTGGAGCTGATTGGGTTAACCCAACAGCTGCCGTAAGAAGAAGGACGATAGCTAGCGCAGCACTTTTGAGGTTACGTGATTTAAGGAGCATAATATCCAATTCTGTTCTAGTAACAACGAACAATTAATAATAACATTCTGAAAATAATCACGGCGGTAGCCGCTCAGCACAACAACGCGTATACTGCTGACAAAGCCGAACGTAGCGCAGCTTGGTAGCGCACCTGCTTTGGGAGCAGGGGGTCGCAGGTTCAAATCCTGCCGTTCGGACCACTGGGAAATGGTGTAATTGGCAACACAACTGGTTCTGGTCCAGTTATTCAGGGTTCGAGTCCTTGTTTCCCAACCAAACAGAGGAGACATGTGCTTAAGTACCTAATAGGATGGTCGATAGGAATTATTAATTTAGTTGTGACTATTTTTTTAGAAGTTAGACGCAACAAAAAAGAACAGGAAAAAATGGATGCAGGATGACATTGTGACCCGACTACGAGATTTACGGGAAGTGTTGATGGGTAACCCGATTATGGCTCGTGAAGTTCAAGAGGCTATGGATGAGATTGAACGCCTACGGGAGCAAATCAAGGCACTTGTTCACGAATGGGAACTATCGGAGCGTGGCGTACACTGCGAACACAAGGAGGTGTGTGATGAGATATAAATTCAACCCCGAAGCCCGTAACCGTTACGAGTATTACAGAGAGCATTTATTTCGCCAGTATCTTGCTCCAGCCATAGAGCGCAACGAACGGATGCGTAAAAACGGCGTTCATGCGCTTCTTATCCCATCTATGAATGGTGCTATCTGGACTTCTGAAACTAGAGCCAAGAAAGAAGCCAAAAAGATGGTCAAATGGGACAAGCGTATGGCTAGGCTAAATAAAATCCCACTCTCCCAGATTCCTAGAACAGAATGGGCGCAGAATCCATGAGCCATGACATTGTGACCCGACTACGGGCAAGCATTGACGGCGATTACTTCGGAAGTCGTGAGGACATGAAAGAAGCCGTTGCCGAGATTGAACAATTACGCTTAGAGCGTGATAAGTGGTTTCACTTAGCGAGGCGTTTATATAACCAGTACGGTAAGCGAGGAAGTGAAGTTTTAGCAGAGGCTTACCTGCTCAACGATTACGAACAGGCGGTGAAATTTTAATGACCGATGACATTGTGACCCGACTACGGCAGGAATGGGAGTACGGTAATAATGCCAAAGGGTGCGACTATGAAATGTTCGCTCAAGCCGCTGATGAGATTGAACGACTACGCGTAGTGAATCAAATGCTGAACGAGGCTCTCTCGAATAAAGGAATCAAGCAAGTCGCCAAAGTCGTTTCAACAACTGGTTCGTGTGACGAATGGATGTTGCCAATTTTTGCAAAAGACAACCGCCATCTCTGCGATGGTTGTGGCGGCGAGAAATACCATCACTCCTACGAATGGGTACCTGCCATAACTCCATTTGGGGGTTCTTACAAGCCGTGGTCACTGGAACAAATTCATAAATGGCGTGAGGATGATTTGATTACTAATGAGAGATATCACTTCTTGGTATCTGTGACGAAAGATTTTGACAAGCCAAAGGCGGTGCGTGGTGCCTGATGACATTGTGACCCGACTACGGAACATCGCTGCCTTGCGTGGGAACTTGGGTGGGAATATTATTCCATTCGCCTGCGTTGAAGCCGCCGATGAGATTGAACGCCTACGGACAGAGCTGGTGCAGGCCAATAATCAAATAAGGCTACTAATCGCAATAGAAACCGCATGACCAATAATACAATTCTTCCACACGAACAAAAGTGGATGAGGGTTCTCGATGGAGCTGCCAAAGAGTTTTCTACCTGTGCCAAAAGGCAATATGCCGCCGTCGTGGTCGCTCCAAATAAGCGCGTTGTTGGCTTTGGCTACAATGGTTCGCCGCCGGGAGTGGCCCACTGCAACGAAGGCGCCTGTCCACGTCTCCACGAGGACTCTGCTTCCGGTTCGGCTTACGATAACTGCATTTCCCAGCACGCCGAAGCCGGGGCCCTTCTGTGGTCCGACCCAGGCCTAAGACTGGGTTCAACCCTGATAATCAACGGCTCACCTTGTATGGGCTGTGCAAAATTAATCGCTTCTTCGGGGGTTAAAAGGGTTGTATACAGGCTTGACCCGTCATACAATCAGCTCCCTGTGGTATTAAATCTACTGAATGAAGCCGGAATAGAGTACGTTTCTGCATAAAACTGGCCCCTATAGCTCAGTTGGTAGAGCAGCGGACTTTTAATCCGTGGGTCGCAGGTTCGAGCCCTGCTGGGGGTACCGTGACGGTTGCAATACTTGGCACATTGTGATAGACACTAAACACAACAATTATCCCAGGAGGGGTACCGTGAAAAAGATGGCAACATCACTTCTTATTGGACTTGGCGTTCTTGCGCTCTCTGCCTGCACGGTGGAGGTGAAAGAGGACTCTGGTAGTAGCCAGCGCCCAACCGCTACCACGGCATACATTCCGCCGTCACAATCAATTGACGACCTTTACCTTGAGGTTATTTATGACGAGTACCCGTTCCTGTATTCACAGATGGGTGATTCCGCTCTTCTTCAGTTCGGAAGACTTGCATGCGATTCAATTGACGAAGGCATGACGCTTGCTGAGCTCGCAATGATGGCAGTAGATGCTTACGCAGACCCAGAAATGGTTGGATTCATTGTCGGGGCGGCAGTGTATGCGTACTGTCCAGAAAACGAGTGGTTCCTTCGTAGCGGAGTCTGATTCAAATGTCCTCTGAGGCTTTTGGGTTTGTGCGCCTAGATGGCCACATGGCAGACGATATGTCTGTTGTTAACTCGGCCAGGGTTTCTTTCGCGCGAAATTCTGAAATACATGGCGGAATGACTGGCAAGGACAAGGGGCTTATCGGGTTTCTCATGCGTGAACGCCATGGGACCCCTTTTGAGCACAACTCATTTCGATTCCATATTAAGTGCCCAATGTTTGTGGCAAGAGAGTGGTTCAGGCATCGCATTGGCTCATTCAACGAGTTCAGTGCCAGATACTCGGAGGTGCCAAACGATTTCTGGGTACCAGATGAATCATCCATAAGGACGCAGGTTGGCAAACCGGGGGCCTACACGTTTGAGCAGGTAGACCAGGTAGTCGCAGAACAGGCTGTTGAAATAATCGCCGGCATGAATCAGGCTGCATACAACTCTTATGCACTGCTTCTTGAGCTTGGCGTGGCGAAGGAAATTGCTCGTAGTGTTTTGCCAGTATCCATGTACACGCAGTTCTACTGGACAGTAAATGCCCGCTCTTTAATGAACTTTCTTTCTTTGAGACTTGATGAAAATGCCCAGGCGGAAATACGCGAATACGCCAAAGAGGTGGAGAAATACTTCGCTGAGACCATGCCTATCACCTATCAAGCATGGGTCGATAACAGCAGGGTAGCTCCTTAATCGACTAGGCTTATAAACATGAAGGGCCTAATTCTTGCTGGTGGTCATGGAACCAGACTGCGACCAATAACGCACACACGAGCGAAGCAACTCGTTCCAATAGCTAATAAGCCAATAATCCACTACGCCATTGAATCAATGGTTCGGGCCGGCATAAAAGAAATCGGCGTAATTATTGGCAAGAACGGTGCCGATGTGATTGAGTCACTTCGTAACGGTGAACAATTTGGTGCCGAAATAACTTACATGAAGCAATCAATACCAAGAGGTCTTGCTGATTGTGTTTCAATAGCTCGTGATTTTCTCGGTGAAGAAAACTTCATCATGTACCTAGGCGACAACATGATTGAGATGGAGTTGTCAACTTTCACGGAAACATGGATATCAGAGGGGGCAAAGATACTTCTCTGCCAAGTTGATAATCCAAAGAGCTTCGGTGTTGCCCAGTTTGATGACTCTGGAAAAATTGTTCGCCTTGTAGAAAAACCGGAATATCCACCATCGGACATGGCTCTTGTCGGCGTATACATGTTTACCCCAGATATTCACGAAGCGGTTGCATCAATTAAGCCATCAGCGCGCGGAGAACTTGAGATTACCGATGCGATTCAGTGGTTGCTTGATTCGGGTAAGCCAGTATTTCACGAGACACTCTCTGGGTGGTGGATTGATACTGGCAAGAAAGACTCCCTACTTGAATGCAACCGTCTTGTTCTTGACACAATTGAGCGACACATAGATGGCGATATTGATTTGATGACAGTGCTTGAGGGGCGCATATCCATTCCGGATGGCGTAACGATTGTCAACTCCAGAATTTCAGGACCGGTAATTATTGGTTCTGGAACGGAAATACGCGACTCTTATATTGGTCCATATACGGCAATCGGCTCAAACTGTGAAATCATCAATTCAGAGATTGAAAACTCAGTAGTGATGGACGGAAGCGAAGTAAGAGAAATAAGAAGAATGACTGATTCCCTTATTGGTATGAACGCAAGACTTATGCCATCACCAACAAAGCCAAAATCAACACGAATGATGATTGGTGACGACTGCGTAGTGGAGGTAGCAGACCAATGATGAGAGTAGATTCAGAAATAATCAATGGTGTATCAATCATTATCCCGGATGTATTCCAGGACGAAAGAGGATGCTTCATAGAGACATATAGAAGAGAATGGTTTCCTAATTCCCGCGAAATGATTCAAGGAAATCGCGCAGACAGGGCATATGGTTCTGTCGTTGGTCTTCATTATCACCTTCACCAAGCAGATTACTGGTATGTGCCTTTTGGTTCTTGCCGAATAGTGCTTCACGACCTACGCGTAGGGTCATCGACAAAAGGCAGAACGCTTATTATGGATGTTGGCGCACCAATCGATGGACCCGGACTTCATAACCACAGTGGCGTGTACATCCCACCAGGTGTTGCTCATGGATTTTCTGCCCTTACAGATATGACAATCACGTACATGGTTGATGGTTACTACAACAAGCACGATGAACTTGGTGTTGCTTGGGATGACCCAGCGATAAACGCTCAATGGGGTGTTAAGTATCCGATTCTTTCTAAAAGGGATATGAACAATCCTCGTATTGACGAAATTCCCGAGCGTTTAATGCCGCATTTCGGTTTGCGCTGAAATGAAACAACTAGTAACCGGCGGAGCTGGCTTTATTGGCTCAAGCTACGCACGCCATGTGTTAAAAAATACAGACGATGAAGTTGTCGTATACGACGCGCTCACCTATGCCGGAAACATGTCTACAATGATTGACCTAAGGGATGATAAGAGGTTTTCCTTCGTCCATGGAAACATATGCGACCCATCATCACTATGGGAAGCAATGAAGCAGTGTGATGTTGTTGTTCATTTTGCAGCAGAAAGCCATGTTGATAGGTCAATAAGTGGCTCTGATGATTTCATACTTACCAATTGTTTTGGAACAAACGTAGTGATGAATACGGCACTTGCTGTTGGTATCGAAAAAGTTATCCATATAGGTACAGACGAGGTTTATGGCTCAGTAGATGTCGGTTCATCGCTGGAGTCGGACCCACTTGAGCCACGGTCTCCATACTCAGCATCAAAAGCCGGTTCTGACCTCATAGCTCTTTCATATCACCACACACACGGGCTTCCGGTAACAGTCACTCGGTGTACGAACAATTTTGGACCGTTTCAATATCCAGAAAAAGCAATACCGCTATTTGTGACCAACCTGCTAGAAGGAAAAAACATTCCACTATATGGGGACGGGCTAAACGAGAGAGACTGGCTATTTGTAGACGACCATTGCTCTGGAATTCTTCTAGTGCTAAACAAGGGTCTAGATGGAGAGATTTATAACATTGGCGCCGGAAACGAAACGCCAAACATCGAACTAGTGATGAAAATACTTGAGCTAACGGATTTTGGTGAAGACAAAATTTCATATGTCGAAGACAGAAAGGGTCATGACCGAAGATACTCCGTCGACATTCAAAAAATTTCCGACCTTGGCTGGAGGCGTTCTCGTTCGCTAGATGAAGCTCTTGCCGAAACAGTTGGGTGGTATATAAATAACAAGTGGTGGTGGGAGCCACTCAAGAAAAAAGAAGGAATAAAGTGAGAGTTCTTGTAACTGGCGCTAATGGTCAGCTCGGCAGTGAAGTTGTTGCCGAGTGTCTCGCTAATGGTGACGAAGTTATCCCAATGACGAGAGAAGATGCCGACCTAGCAGACTTGCTAGCTGTGGGTAAATTTATCCAGGAACTTAGACCGACTCATATTATTCACTGTGCAGCAATGACCGGTGTCGATAAGTGTGAAACATACTCAAGGGAAGCAGTGAGAATAAACACTCTTGCCACTGACATGATTGTTAGAACGGCCTATGAAATAGGGGCTCACGTCACATACATCTCAACAGACTACGTATTTAGTGGTAGACAAGATGAACCATACGTCGAGAGCGACAGTCAATTCCCAATAAACAAGTACGGTATAACCAAGAAAAACGGAGAGCTTGTTCTTCGCCCAACAGATGCAATCGTTCGAGTCTCATGGTTATTTGGCCCAAATGGAAATAACATCGTAAAGACTGTTCTAAATCTCTGCAAAACCCAGGACGAGCTTAGATTCGTGGATGACCAAATAGGCAATCCCACGTATGCGCCAGATGCCGCACGAGTTATTTCGAAAATATCCCGCAATAACATGGCGGGGATTTTTCACGTAACAAATGAAGGCTCAGTGTCGTGGTACGAATTTGTACGCGACCTACTCGATATTGCTGAAGTAAAGCATGTTGTTCTCAAGCCCGTCTCGAGCGTCGACATGCGTGTGTCTGGCTCAGCACTAAGACCGAAGAATTCAGTGCTCGCCAATACGAGACTTACTCCCGAAGCTGGATTTGAGCCGATGCCCCACTACAGGAACGCCCTCCAGAGAATGGTCGACGAACTTGCTGCTAGAGGAAGTATCTAGTTAGAGAACCAGACCAGGTTTTCTGCAGCCATATTGATTTTCGCAGCAATATCCTGCTGAGTTAACGGCTTCTCCGGAACACCAGCTTTCGTAAGTCCCCAGTAATTTAGGCCCTCAATGTGCTTCTTCCTGGTTGCATCATCATAAACGCCAGTTGGGGTCTTCATACCCATAAGCACCTGAAGGTCTAGAACAGCAACTGACTTCTCGCCCCACTCGTACTTAATAAGCATCAACTTATCTGGGTCGTCGTAATGGAATAGCTGTTTTGGCTTTCCTCCAGCACAAGGCAGTGCGCCCCAGCCGCCAAAGCCAACTGGTTCTTTCTTGTAGTGATAAATCTGTGGGACACCATGGCGCTCGGCAAATTCCCGCCCACGGTCAACTACTACTTCCCAACCCCAAAGAGCAATGCGATTCCCTACAAGAATCTGCTGCTCCTTTGTGGCTTCCTGTGGAGTGGGGGCAAATTCCTCACCACCCCAGCGCTCCCATGTGCCCATCTGGCCCTGTCCAAGGACACCCTTAGCAAATGTGCCGGTATTCATGATTCCGACACCACCACTAAAGCGTCCACCGTTCTGCCAATTGCTGCCAGTCTCGCAGCGGGCCAGCTCGTCCCAGAACTCGATTCTGGGCTTTGGCCTGTCCGTCTTTGTTAGCTGATTGCGGTCGTAAAGACCTGCTTCCAGAGCCGGGGACTCGGGCTCCTCTTTCGGAACCTCGGCTTTTTTAACCATCTCAGTATTGCTATTCACCCCCTCATTCTTTGCTTCCGTTTCTGTCTGTGGCCAGAAGGACCAGCCGACCAGCAACGGAATAAGGGCATATATGGCAATGGAATAGAGACGGTTAGTCTGCATTGGTTTTTCCTGACCTCGGTGGATAAGACGCTCGTGTTAGTAGCCGGAGCACCCGATATCTGGGGTACATCTATTTTACCCCCAACATCCCAAAAAGTGCAAACAACCCCCTAGCCCGCGCCCCCCGCCGGCCGCCGCAACCCCAATAAAAGCAACGCTTTTAGAACAAAGCTGTATACCCAAAAAAATTTTTGGGAACGACCCTCTTTTTTGGATAAATTTATCCGGGAACCCTGTACATGCTCATATATTTGCGTTACCCTAAATCCCATGACTACATATTCCACCGACTATGAATTCGACCCCATCGGAGAGAGCTTCAAATACAAAGAGTCAATGGTCTTTGTGACAAACGACAACAGTGAATGGTTGGTCGTTTTTGATGGTGAAAGGGCCTACCTCTACAGGATGGAACGCACAGAATCTGGCGGCGACAAAATCGCGCGGCACTATGCAAGCTTCCTTGCTTCAGGAAACGAGTATTTCGAGTTCCTAAACGACCGCTCTGGAACGATGGTGAATTTCGCGCGGCGCTTATTATCTTCTGTCTCTTCCACGAGCTAGAACGCTGTTAAGACGGTCCAGTAAGGCTAGAGAGCCACTCTGGGGAACCGATTACAGGTACATACCCCCGGGTACGAACACCAGAAGCAACAGCAAAAGAACAATCAAACAAACAATCAATACATCAATTAGCTCGTCAGCCATCCATGCGTTCCATGACGAACGAAGCAATCATGGGGTCAATCTTGTCCCTGTGAAACGGGTCATGCACATGACCTCTTACCTCTACTGCGATGTCTGGAGCCACCTCGTGGAGGGTGTTGAAGTAGGCCTGCCCGAATCGCCATTCGCCGGCCATCGAATCATGCTTTTCGTGAACAAGGGCAAGAAACTCATCGTATGTCATACGGCCATCCTATCGCCGGCCGCGACCCTATCGCCGGCTCCTAGGGCAGGTTTGGATAAATTTAAGTGAAGTAATTTGGAGTCCAAAATTTCTGTAGTAGCTGGCCACCGGTTGGGGGGTGCCAGTGAAAGTAGGCGGGGCTCACAGCGCATGGGGTCGGCGTCCGTGCAATGATGGACTGCCACGCAATGAGTCACGGGGTGAGCGCAACACACACGCACACGCAACGCACACACACACGCACACGCAACGCAGTAGCAACGCACACGCAATGCGCAACGATTACGAAAGTGTGTCAAGCAATTGCGCAACACATACGAAGCGCTTCACGAAGTGCCTATGAAGTGCCTATGAAGTGCTATGAACTTGCCTACGCCATTGCCAACGCAACGCAACACGAAGTGCGCACGAAGTATGTCACGACACGAAACAATAAACGCATACATACATAGTGCGTCAAGTGTTCACACGCAGTGTGTTACACACGCACACACGTACGCCGTTGTAAGTGTGATGCGAACACACACGCAAGCAAGCGACAAGCAAACACACAAAGTGTAAGTGAGTGTGTGTGAAGTGTTGAGAGACAAGCAGTGTGAGTGTGTTACGCACAAGCAGTGAGCAAGGCTAGCGATACAGTGAGCAATGCGTCAGTGAGTAGGTGAGTCACTATCGTGCTCGTTGTCATAAGTACGCAGAGAGAAGTAGAACAAGGCAGAGTACACACACGCCACGGGTAGCCAGCCGACATACCACCCACCTAGTGAGGCAAGCCCTAGTAGTCCCATACCTATCGCCGTGTAGGCACGCACGACAACAGTGCGCCCATCTACCTCAGGCAGTGAGCGTTCAGGTATCGCCCTCTCCCACCCATCTTCTTGACCGAATGCCATACCATTACCCTAGTCATTGGTCGCCCAAGTGCCACGGGTGAGCAGGTAAATAAGTCGCACGAACCCTTTACATTGACACACCCACCCACTACTGTGAGCGGTATGGATACAACAACGACCCACATACGACCCAGGGTCATTCACGCCCTGCCCCTTGGCAGTGTGGTACAAGTGTTCGCCAAGAGCACTGATACAGATGGCGTCTCACACACGCAGGTAGACACCATTGAGTGTGTCTCCCCTGAGCAAGCAGTTGCTATTGCGAGGTTCTATGAGGCGATAGGCTGAGCCAATGAGCGAGACATTCCGACTAACAGTCGCAGTGCGCAAGCACAAAGACCTTGACAATCCGACAACAGTTGATGAGGCTGTTGCAACTGTGTACAACCTCTTGACACAAGGCGCACTCATAGAAGTAGTGAGCGTGTTGCCTGAACAAAAGAGTAGTGGCAATGAGGTCAAGTGGGGATAGGTGACACGTCTCTCACGCAGTGATACTGTTGTGAGCAATGAACACCTATCTGTTTGTCACGCCCTATGCGGTATTGCGTGAACGCATAAGTGTTGGTGCGCCGTCATTCTTTGAGATAGATGAGCGTGAAAGAATGACGAGAATTCACCTCGCAGCACTGTTCACCACCAAAGTGCTTGATGCTTGTCGTGCGCACGACGTAACGCCGTGGAGCTCCACGGGTGTCCCATTTCAGATGGTATCCCTGATGGCGGAAGCCGAGAGACAGTTAGGTATCGCAACATCGGATACCGAACTGGAACTAATGAACAGATGGAAGCGGTACGAAGCGCAGTACATCGCAAGCCAACGCAAGCAGTATGCCTACTCAACATTCATACGAATGACCTCAGGTGCATTCAGTAGATAAGGCGCAAGTGCCACGGGTTGCTAAGTTTGTCCCCAGTGTGGTACGCTCGCAGTTATGAGAGAAAAGAACTATGCAGTGTGTTCGGCGTGCGACACACGCACTGAGTGCAACTCGCAACTCATCTACCCTGATAATGGTTGGGTCTTACCATTTGACACATTCGGATACTACGGTGGATTTGACGATATGATGCCTGTGCTCGCAGGCGACCAACGAACGAGAGAATGGATTTTCTGTCACGATTGCGTTGTGAAGTTTCTCGAGCTTTTCCCCCGACTCGCTGAGAAACTCGGAGCGAACTGTCACCCTTGCGATGACGAAGTGCCGTGTTGCCGTCACGCTTGGCAAGGCACAGACCTGTTCGGCACTGACATCTATGGTGTCCACGCTCGTACTGCCTGGCCTGATGGCCAATGGCACGATGACCCGCCGACTACCTAACTACGGGTAGATAACTAGTTTCCCTTGCGTTGTGTGTGTCTGATTGACTCGTAGCAACGGAGCATCGCTTTCACTATTGACGTGCACGAACCACTTGCCCAGTAATCACTAGGCGTGCCGTCTTCAAGCGTCGGTACGCCACGTTTCCACGCAGTGCATTTCCATTGGCCAGCGATGTTCGTTAGTTGGAAGTCCATGCCATTGAGGTGAAACCACTTAGTGAACTGCGTGATGTCACTCATATCGTTCCCGTCCTCCGTGCTTGTGGAATGTCCGTAAAGTACTGGCATCTCGTCAGCATACCGCTAATCAGCGGGGCTCCCGGCAGGGTGCAAGGCTGGGGCTTGCTGTGGCGTGGGGTGGCAGGTAGATAAGTCGGGAAATACTTGTAAGTCTGTACCACGTGTGATACGGTGAGTGTGTCGCCAAACGAAAGGGAAAAAATGGCTACTACACACCACACCAACCGAAACCGAGCGCAAGACGTGACAGTAATGCGCACTCTCGCTGTCCTGTCGTGGGCGTTCCCGTTGTTCGGGGTTGCTCTGCTGGCAGTGTCTTACTACTCACACGCTCTGTACGACTTGCTCGTGGGCGGTGTGTTCGCAGTGTTCGGGTCAATCGGCGCAACGCTGATGACAATCGCAATGAGCAACGCACTTGCCGAAGAGCGCAACCACGAGCGCCAAGCCCACCCGTCCTATCCGTTCCGTAATCGCTGAAAGGTAGATAAGTCATGACAACCGCAACCGACACCAAAACCGCCGAGGTCATTGCTGAAATGCTGACCGAGAATACGGGTAGGAGTATGCTTGATAGTGGCGACTACTACGGCAGACACTACGAGAAAAACGCAGGCAAGGTGCTTGCTGATTTTGAGAGCGAACCGCAAGCGTGGGCGAGTTCCTACGGCGTGACGCTTTCCGTGTTTCACTATCTCACGGCGCGCGTCAAGTATGACGACTCACTCAATGCTGAGTGGGATTCGTTCTGCTCTCACAATGCTGATGACGGGTACTTCTCACTCATGCAGGATTTCGCCAATGAGCGCGATTCGTCGGCGCATACGTGGAACACCTACAACGGGGACGATTCACTCTCGCAAACCTTGCAGGGTGTCACGTTCGCAATCGGTGAGCGTGTGTACGCGCTGATTCAGATTCACGGGGGTTGTGACGTTCGCGGTGGCTATACGCGTCCGCGCGCATTCCGCATTGAGATGAGTGACGCGTCATACTTTCCATGCGATAACGATTCCTATCACGTCACGTGTGACAGTGGCGAAGAGACTCACGGACTCTCGTGGTACGGCGAGTGGATTTCGTGGGAAGGTTCTTGCGCTGACGATTCGTCCTATCCCGAGTACACGGGTGAAGGCATGAAGTGCGCGCAGTGTGGCGCAGGCATGACCGTACACGCGCCCGAGCCCTACTAGCAAGCGTTCCCTATCTCCGCTTGCTAGTCCTGCCCCTGCCCTGCTTAGTAGATAAGTGGGGTGGGGGCTAGGTCTTATCTACCTACTTGCATTCTCTGCCCGAGAGCAACCGAAGCGCGAACGCGCGAGGGCGCTAGCAGCCGGGGCTCCTGAGTGAGTAGTGCTACCTCGTCACTGTCACGATGCGAGGCTTATCTACCACTTCATCTGTTGCGCTTCCACCTCTGCGGTGCGCATTTATCCAGCGAGCACGGTGCATCTGTTGCGATGGATACCACTGATTACGCCAGTGTCCACGCACAAGGTGTGCGAGCGATACCTTGCGCCCTGTTGCTGAATCACTATCACCGTAGAGCGCCCTGCGTAGTTCTAGCGTGGTGATACTGTCAGTGTTCACGCGTCCAGCCCTTGCGCCCCTGCGAGAGAACGGGCGAGGCACACGGGTTGTTTCAACATCTACGTACTCATTCATCAAACGCAACAGTGCAACGATGAATCTACGAGACCTGCGATAACGGTCAAAACTTGACTGATTCATTGCTTCTTCAAACGAGTCATTTTCAAGTTGAAAACCATCTTCTCCATACATAAAGTAGTAACTGTCAATCAGATTCATTTTCAACGAGATGAGTGGGTTTCTTACGGCAAGTGTCAAACCGTCAATCTCTGAGCTGACAATACGCCCAAACACACCAACGATGATTGCGTTCATCGGGTGCTCTGTTCCGTCCTCTTCAACAAAACGTGCGTGATTCAATTCCTCCTTCTCGTAGTGTTCCAACTCAAGTTGGAATTTGTATTCAGGACTAGCAGTGCCATACTGCTTCGCTACCGATTCAAGCACGTGAGGATAGATTGACTCGCAATCGCCCCACGAAAATGCAACGATTTCGTAAACGTCTACGCCATCAAGGTATCCGTCCTCTGTCTGCGTGTACTTACGGGTTCCCTCAACGGTTCCACCGTATTGACGAACCTTATCTACTATTTCGTCAATGTCATCCGATAAGCATCCAGCGTGAACCCTCACCTGGATTGGGCGTTCAAGGAAAACCATTGCACACGGCGTGTAGACATCAGTGCGAAAAAGAACTTCATCAGGCATTGACTCCGATGCTGTGTGCACCAATTCGTGCAGTTCTTCCGATAGGTACACGGTGTCTGCACGGGAAATGATTTCATCATCCGTCAAACGCCACACGTTATGAGCAACGCGCGAGTCTGCGAACTGCTTTTCTCTGTTCTCCAATGTAACTACCGACTCAAACAATCCATTCTGCTGAGCAGTCCACTGAGATGCGTGCAATAGTCGGTCTGCGCTCGGGTGGCCTTTGCGCCACACCAGGTATTCAGTCTGCATTTCATGTGCCTCTAACGGCGAGGTGAACCCCTTTGGGCTTTCAGTACCAGTCATGTCACCATAATAAACAATGCAAAGAGAAAAATCAACTCTTCGACTTATCTACCTGTCCACCCCAGCTCACCCTGGTCAGCGGGGCTCCTGCTGGACTTATCTACCCATAGATAAAGGGGGCGAACCGATTGGCTCACCCCCTCAATCAGGGAACCCTCGCTTGGCGAGACTTATCTACACGCTGTCTGTGTGCTGTGTGATTGCGCCATCAACGGCTCGCTGAGCGTTCCGAAGTCCTGCGGTCTTGCAGGTCGTGGCAAGCAGTTGAGCGATTGTCTGTTGCAGACAAGATGCGTAGAAGTCGGCCATCGCTGGTGTCTGGGTGACCTTCTCAAACGCGTCCTGTGCTTGCAGGGCGAACTGGTGGAACTCACGGATGATGTGACCATCGAACATGTCGATTTCTCGTGCGAGGTATGCGCTGAGAAGCGATGGCATCGCCTCTGCTTTCACTGGGATGATTGGTCTGGACATGGTGACCCCTTTCGGTCGGTTCGGGGGCGTTGGTGCCTCCTATCAACACTGTACCACATACGGTTCAGACTTATCTACCCGTTCCCCGTGCGCCCAACCCACCCCCAAGGGGGAGCCCCGCCTGAAATCATCTGCCTGAAAGGGGGTACTTTCAGATAGATTTATCTACAAGCAAATAGCGAACGGAGACGAAATGTCACACGACATAGAAATCAACGAAGACGGCACAGCCAGAATGGCTTACGCCGACAGGGAAATCCCTTGGCATCGCCTTGGAACACCAATGAAGGGCTTGCAGACGGCAGAGGCAATGCTCGCCGCCGCCCAGGCCAACTTTGATGTCGTGACCACACGGGTAGCAGTGTGTGACGATAATGGCGAAGTAATCAGAAACTCTGATGGCTCGCTCGTTCTAGTACCAGACAGTAGAGCCACAGTGCGTGTCAATGGTGACGGCACGTTCAATGGTCTTGCAACGGTTGGCACACGCTACGTGGTGCAGCAAAATCGTGAATGTCTTGACTATGCGCTCGCTATCGCAGGAGCATCTACGGGTGATGCAGTAGTAGATACTTGCGGTGTTCTCAATGGTGGCAGAGAGTTCTTCTCATCTCTTGACCTAGGTGCGCTTGTCATTGACCCAATGGGCGTGAATGACCAGATTGAGCGTTATCTACTAGTTCGCAATGGGCACGACGGAAAGACGGCGATTACGTTCGCAAACACAAGTATTCGCGCCGTATGCAAGAACACTGTTGTTGCAGGTCTTAGCAGTGCACGGAGAGTGTTCACTGCTCGTCATACACGCAACGCCGAGCGTGCGATTGAAGAAGCAAACAGTGTGCTCGAAATCTCCAATGAATGGGCAAAAGCGTTTACAGCAACTGCTGAGAAACTTCTGTCAATCCCCGTTGCGCCTGGCTCAAAAGTACTGAACGAAACACTGAATGCAGTATTTCCACTGGAAACAAGTGCAACAGAGCGTCAGAAGCGCAACAGAGACAATGTGCTTTCACTTGTTCGTGCGGTGTATGACAACGACAACAACGCAAAGGGCTATGGGTACAACGGGTGGTCACTAGTGAATGCTATTGGTGAATACCTTGACCACTATCGTGATGCAACAGTGACAGAGCGTGCGCTTGCGTCAATGGATAACAATTCTTGGGTGACTCGTTCAAAGATAAAAGCTCAGGATTTCCTCTTGTCAAGTCGTTGATAACAATTCCCTGTATCATTGACTTATCTACGGACATAGCGAGGCCTAATGAGCGAAGACGACGAGAACTTTTACGAGTTCCTCTCTGACGGCGATGGCGACATGCCTACACCGGCAGAACTTGCCGTCTGGCTATCCGACTTCATGTCTCAATCACAGAAAGCGCGACAGATGTATCGTTCGCATTTTTGCAACATCATCGCCAATCGTATTTGGGATGAGTTCGGCGTTGAGGGTATGTGCGACCTCATGATTGCTATTGACAAGAAGGCTGGCTGGATTTCAGACATCATCATTGAAGATGCTGACATTCATGATGCTCTGTTCAAGACGTACGGTGTCTATGACAATGATGCGATAATAAAAGCACGAATGAGCCGTGAAATGATTGAGTTGAACAAGAAGATTTGGCGCCTTCGCAGAAAGTACTCGAAGTTGATTGCCGAAGAAATCTTCCGTGGCGTCTCGCCAGAAGAAGAAGACGCTAACTAATCTTGTCAATCATGCTCAGAATGAGCTGAACCGCTCCATCGTCCGCAACCATTTCTCCGCCCTCTACTGCTGCATTCACTACTGAACGCTTGTTCTCAATTAGTGAATAGATGTCCTCGTCTATCGTGCCAGCAGTGAGCATGTAGGTGGACGTAACGCTCCCCTTTTGCCCAATACGGTGAAGACGGCTGTATGTCTGGTCTACGTCTGCGGGTGTCCATGGCAACTCAATGAACAAGCATTCTTCCGATGCGGTGAGAGTGTGACCAGTCTTGGCTGCTTGTATCGAAAGAACGATGACTGGCGCCTTATCTACCGAGAGTGTCTGGAACTTGTGCTTATTGTCCTCTACTTCCTCTACTGCCATTCCGCCCTGAATACGAAGGTTGCCATACTTTCTAGAAATCTCATCCACGATGTCTCTGTGGTGAGCGGCAACTACGACTTTTTTACCATTTTCCACCCGAGCCTGAATCCATTCCATTGCGGCTTCCATCTTTGCCTTTGCTGAAAGCCGGCGAAGAACGGACAAACGAACCAAATGCTCGTTTGCCTCTGCTCTAATCATTGCGGCAATGGCGGCACCGTACGATGGCTTGCCTTGCTCGATTGCCATTTGCCGTGCTCTGTCTGCGATGTAAACAAGAATGTCATTCTCTGCCTTCTTGTATTCCTTCATCGCCGCGCTCTCGCCCTCAATGAGAATCTTGCTGTGAATCACGGGTGGTAATTCGGAGAGAACTTGGTCTTTCGTACGCCTGATGTAACACGTGCCTCGCAGGCGCTCATTGAGTTCATCTAGGTGCGAGTGTCCACTGATGTTCCACTGACCGAACTTGTCCTGATAGGCAGCGCAGTAGCGTCGGTAGAAGCCCCACAGACCACCAAAGTCTTTGAGTCTTCCAAGAATCTCGAGCTGAGAGGCGTATTCATTCGGCCTGTTTGTTACTGGCGTTCCAGTGAGACACAGAACAATGCCCTCTTTGGGGGCGCTACGGGCTATCTTGACTGCTGCTTTAGTGCGCTGTGCTGTTGGCGTTTTGCAGTAGTGACTCTCATCGAAGATGTACGAGCGGTGACCAGACAAACTCTTCTCCCATGTTGCGAGATTGGAATAACCAACCACTACAACGTCATAGGAGCCAGCGTCAGGGAACTCTTTTCTATTGGTCACCGTGGCGACTCTCCGATGTGGCAACCACTTACGGTATTCAGACGCCCAGTTAAGTACAAGGCTTGGAGGACACACAACAACGGCTGGATACGAGTCGTAGACATACTCAACGGTCGCCAGTGCCTGAATGGTCTTTCCTAGACCCATCTCATCTGCAATGAATGTACGTAGTGCTTTTGATGCATAGGCAACACCTGCTCGCTGATAGGGAAGTAGGTCACCCTGCAACTTATCTACCTGCACCCCAGCGTCCGTGGAACGAGAAGCCTCAATAAACTCGTTCATTTTTTCCGTTACGTCATCTGCTATCGCGATTACTTCGGGCTCGACATAGACGGAGAATGTTTCTGCCCAGTTGATGACTTCCTTGACGGATGAGAGGGGCGCCTGCCATGCAGACTTCTTGCTGTCCCACGAGACTGCGGGTATTTGCTTAACCGCTTTAATGATGACCCTCTCGTAGGGGAACCTCATTATTATTGAACCATCCAGCAAGAATACCCTTGCTGAGGCTGTCTTGGGCTTATCTACCAAGAACTTCATTGCATCCAGCGCAACTTCAAAGTCGTGCTTCATTGCGAAATCTCTGCCCTCGTTCATTGAGGTGATTGGGAGGCGCCACACTTTGCCAAGCTTGTCCCATTTGGCTCCAGTGATTTTCTTGATTTCATTCACCTGGCCAGCGTCGTACGGAAAGTCCAGTACTACTTCGCCATTCTCTAGGTACATCCTCATGGGCAAAAGCCTAGCAATAAATAGGTAGATAGGTAAGGCCGGCGAGATGCGTTCCGAGGTGTACCGAGAAAGGAGTGGAACGCACCCCACCAGCCCTTGTAGTCAACATACCAGCATTTACCATTATTTGCCAAGCCGGCGATGCGGCATGTATCCTGTAGCGCATGAACCGAGAGAATAGAGATTCAATGATTATCCTTGGGATAGTTTTCTTTGTCGTGATGGGCCTTCTTTGGGCCATAGACAGGATTCGCTAATGAGCGGAGGAATACCAGCAATGTATCGCTGCATTGTCTGCGATTTGCCAATCCGCCCCCAGGACGGAACAACCGTTCGTCTTGCTGTTGTGTGGCTAAAGTCAAAAGGCACCACAATTAGCCGTGTCCAGGAAGAACTTCATAACTACAAGCACGAGTTCTGTGACGAGCGCAGACTTGAAGAAGCAATGCAGCCGAGCTTGTTTTAAAATCTGAGCTACAAGTCGACAACAAAAAAACGAAAAATCGACACGCCCTGAGTTCCCCTGTAGAAAAGTCACCTATGGGAAACTATTGCTATGGCAAAGCGCGACCAAGACCCAGCACCAAATCCCGAATCTGCTGCTGTCCCACCTAAGAAACGTTCCGTTCTTGTGTCAGACGCAAAGAAAGCGACCCGCCCCCCCAAGGCAGGTCGCCGTCCTTGTTGTCCGTAATTTTCGGACCGACTTATCTACTTGTTCTCCGTATAGTGGTTTCGCCATTGCGAAGGTGAATGCGCGTGCTCGACAGCATCTTTATGCTGCTCGCTTTCGTACATTCGAACGATGTGAATACAGGGGTCGTGGCCCTCGTCAAACTCTTCGTCTTCCTCAAGTGCAGTAGGGAGACCGTCGTGCGTGTAGCACACTGGCGGTCCACACCATCCACGGGTAATTCCTATAGCAATCCAATCGTCAAACGAAATCGACTCTTGGTCAACTTCTGACATTAGGAATTGCTTTCCGGAGTCGCGTCACTCACTGGTGTAGAGAGAACGGATACGTATTTCACATCCTTGCGCGTTGTCGACTTGCTACGACGCGTAATCGGAATGACCTTCGCAAGCTTCTTTGCAATCGGCTTCTTCTTCGGCTGAGCCTTCTTGGCAACAGTCTTTGCAGCCTTCTTAGCCGGAGCCTTCTTTGCGACAGCCTTCTTGGCCGGCGACTTCTTTGCAGCAACCTTTTTGGCAGGCGCCTTCTTCGCGCTTGCCTTCTTGGCTGCAGGCTTCTTCTTGGCCGGCGACTTCTTTGCCACGGGCTTCTTCGCGGCAGGCTTCTTGGCCACCGTCTTCTTTGGTGCCGCCTTCTTGGCGGTCTTTTTCGCAGGCTTGGTAGCCATGGTTTTCTCCTCTGGTATCGGGTTACACCCCGGATGGCTCAGGATACAGACCGGCTGTGGATTTCGTCAACTTATCTACATGCCCACCCCGAAAACGAATCATGGCGGGGCTCCGGGGGCCGATTAGAGGGGGTGGGGGTCCCCCTCCGCACGGTCATTGTTATCTACCTCTTTAGAGCCACTCAACCAAATCGCCGTCAGCGATTTCGGAGTAGTCCACCCCGTTCGCATCAGCGATTGCCTGCCACAGGCTCTCCTCCGTGAGGGGCTCGTCATCAGAGAGGTAGTCCCTCCAATTCCCAGTGGGTTCATTCGGTGTAGCCATTTTATTTCCCTTTCTCTTGGCCTGTCATCACTGTACCACTACAGGTTCAGACTTATCTACCAGTGCCAAGGGCCGTAGTGCTTGTGCTTCAGCATCTGTATCCGTGCCTCGGTCAGCGTGTACCTCACCACATCGGCTTCCACGATGTTGCCGAAAGCGTAGTAGAAATCCCTGGAAATCGTCACATCGTTTCCATTGGACTCGTCAATCACGAGCGCAAAGCCATTTAGGTCCAACTCAACCCAAGCGTGAGGAAAGCGAACCCCCAATGCTTCACCACCCGTGCCAATCGGTTCTCCGTGAACAATGAGAACATCGGGGTAGTCCTTCTCAAATCGCTCCGCTACTTCCACGGCCTTGTCAAAGCAATCGCCATCACCCTTGGGAACATCATTGCCGTACTTGTCTTGGAACTTCTTGTCGTACTCGGTGGTCTTGGTCATGCCAACACATTACCAGCAATGGGACAGACTTATCTACTTGCTTCCCCACGCACGAGCCAGCCTTGGCCCAGGGGGAGAGCCCCGCGCGGGATGCGCTAGCCAACGGGGCTCCGCCCCGGGCGCGCGCCACAGACAGACAGGTAGATAAGCGGGGGACTTATTTACCTGCCGTGGCTAAGCCTCGTGGTCGTGTTCGCGAAATGAGCGCTCCTCCTCGTCTTGCCGTGCCAGCAGCTCCGCTAGCACTCGCTGGCAAGCGGTGCACCAGTTCACGCCGTCCTCGCAAGCGCAATCGTCTGGAATCGGAAACTCGGGCTCTTCGGGTGGGATTGGGGTGTTGTGTGTTGCTCGCATCAGAACCTATCCTCCGCATCGTAAAGGTCTCGTGGGTCTGAAGGCTCAAACCAATGGCGACCATTCGCTGGGCAAAGTTCGCCAAATTCGCCACCATCGTGAGCGCCGTCACAAACCTTGCAATAAGTGATGAGAGCTTCTGCTTCGTCACAAGCATCACGATAATCACGACAAACCGCACAAATATCTTTACCCCAAATATTTACATCGGGGGGGCAAGTACAACCCTCTGGCTTGTACGGAGCTTCTTGCAGTGTTGCCATTTCGTTTCCCTTTCTCTTGGCTTGACATCAATGTACCACTCAAGGTTCAAACTTATCTACTTGCCATCCCGTGCCAGCAAGCTAGCCAGCGCCACCCCACGCCCGCCGGGGGCGGAGCCCCGCACCAATCGCACGAACCAACGGGGCTCCAGCCCCAGGGGAACCCAGGGAACGGGTAGGCAGGTAAATAAGTCTGAACCGTGCGTGGTACAGTTCAGGGGAAGGCGAGAAGGGCTCGCCAGAAAGGGGAGCAATGCTCGACACAGACACACGCACCATCACGGTGATTTGGAAGGCCTTCGGAACGCCGACCCAGACCACCGTGAAGTGGACCAGCATCGCAGATGTGAACGAACGCACGGTTTGCGAGTTCGTGTTCCACGACACCAACACCTACACAGGTGAGTTCTGGAACCTGCTGGAGCCAGTCCTGCCCGAGGACCGCACCCACACGGCCCTGTCGGTCGGTGACGAGGTTGAGGTCGACGGCAAGCGGTTCCGTTGCGAGTCGGTCGGCTGGCAGGAAATCACCGCCTGACCCAAGGCGCACCCGCCCACTTATCTACCCACAAGGACAGGTAGATAAGTCGGGCGAGGGGCCAAGAGCCCCGGCTACAGCGGGCAACCAGCGGGGCTCCGCCTTGCGGTGGCTAGGCGTGTGGTGCGGGGGGCGAGTAGATAAGTCTGTACCTTTACTGGTAATGTTTCGTACACACCAACTACAAAGGAGTTAGACCAATGAAGTTCTCTGCCAACATCATTCTGGAAGTGAATGAGTTTGAGGCTGACAGCGAGGAACACGCCGAGCGCATAGTCAATGCCTACATTGACAGCCTTGCCAAGACAGCCAACCTCTCCCTGACTTGGGATGAGTGTGACTACAACATCAGCGAGTCCGTATCAGCATAGGTAGATAAGTCTGTGCCGTGTGTGGTACGCTCACAAGACCGAGCCAAGTGAAAGGGGCAAAGTAATGGGAATGGATGTGTACGGCAAGAAGCCGACCAACGAGACGGGCGAATACTTCCGCAACAATGTGTGGTGGTGGCGACCCCTGTGGGACTACTGCGTGACGGTTGCTCCCGAACTCTGCGAGGGCGTGTCTGGTCACTACAACGACGGTGACGGGCTGGATGAGTCTGGTGCGCTGGAACTCGCCAAGCAGTTGCGCCACGAGTTGGAGACGGGTGCTACCGCCGAGAACGAGCGTCAATACAACGAGTGGAGGGCGAGCCTTCCCCGTGAGAAGTGCGACCTCTGTGACGGCACGGGTATCCGTACTGATGACATTGGTCGTGAGATGGGGCAACACGACAAAGAGTTGTCCGTAGAAGTTCAGATTTTGACTGGTCGCACACACGGCTGGTGTAACGCTTGTGACGGGATAGGCACACGAGAGTCGTGGGAGTCTGGCTATCCGTTCAGCACGGAGAATGTCCGTGCGTTCGTGGAGTTCTTGGAGAACTCTGGCGGTTTCTCTATCTGCTGACAAGGCTGGACACTTATCTACCCTCTTAGCGTCGGGCTGGGAGGGTAGATAAGCCCTGTCCCCCTACGAGAACGCTCGTGACGCTGGTAGACCACACATACCGCACATCTCGTGACACAGGTGCTTGCGTGTCTTGCGTGAACGGAATGTGGGTATCGGCAGGATGTTCCCACCGTAGGTGGCGTGGAGTTGCGAGAACGAGAAGTCGTCTAGGCAGTATCCACAGATGTAGTTCTCGTTTATCTCGTCATACAGCACGGCACAAGTAGCCAACTCTTGGTCGTATCTGTCGTAATCGTCCATCTCTTGTCTGTTCCTCTCTCTCATTTACTTTGAGGTTCGCTAAGTCCCCGTATCGGACATCTGCTTGGAACTTTCTCAAACTTATTTACCTGCCACCCCATCCACGCCGAGCCAGCACCAGCGAGCTGGAGCCCCGGCCCGTGCCCGAACTGTGCGGGGCTCCGCCCTGCGGGGCAGGGAGGTGCTGGGTGTGGGGGGACGCGTAGAAAAGTCGGAGATTTGACGGGGGCGAGGGGGTGACTGTGACTGACTAGGTAGATAAGTCCGAGCCTGTGACTAGGTAGATAAGTCTGTACCACTAGTGATACTCTGTGAGTGTCCACCAAGAGAAAGGGAACCTATGTCCACTAATGACTTTGACCGAGCCATTGACTACTTAGAGGAGAACCACGAGCGCAACTCATTCCTTGCGTCCCTGTTCACCCAATGGCGCACTAAGGGCAGTCTGACCACCAAGCAGATAGAAGCCGTGCTTCGCAACATTCAGCGTGAGCGTGAGAACGCACGAGGTGACATCAACCCTGTTACCGAGGTTGGTATGTACCGCAACGGCGCAAACATCTACCGTGTGCGTTGGAACCAAGCAGGCACGGCACTCTACGCATTGCGTTTCGTTCCAGAAGCAACTACCAAGAGCGAGCGTTTGGTTTATGAAGGCGGTGCTATCAAGCGTCTGTCTGCCAATGACCGACTGACTATCCAAGAAGCGGAAGAAGTCGGTGCGCTGTACGGCATTTGCTGTGTGTGCGGTGCGGAACTAACCGATAGCAAGAGCGTCCAGCGTGGCATTGGTCCTGTGTGCGCCAAGAAGGTCTGAAAGGTAGGTAGATAACAATGGCTAACGAGCGTCATTCCAGCATTAGGGACTACTCGCATTGGAACGAGGAAGCGTCCATTATCAAGGCGCAAGAGGATAGGTACGCCGACTACTACGCTGACGAGCCTGACTACGACTCCGAGCCTTACGAGCGTGAGCCTGACGAACTCTGTGACGACTGTGGCGAGGAATGGGGCGAGTGCGAGTGCGAGTAATCGCCTGACTTATCTACCTATGTGGCGTGTTCTATGTAGGTAGGTAAGCCCCTGCCCGTACTTATCTACTCATCATCATTGCCAGCCTCGTATGCGTGTGTGAGCCAGCAAATCTTTCGGCATACGGGACAGGCAACTAGCGGATAGTACGACTTGGGCTGACCGTCATCATCAAACACCAAGTCACGGCTAATGGGGTGGAGAGAACCACAATGTGAGAAGTAGTAGCGTTTCACATCTATTAGAAGGTTCGTTGCGTGGGTAAGTGTCAAAATAAATCCGAGAAAGTTTGTGGTGGGATGACGACTTATTTACCTGTCTCCCCGTTCACACACCTGCCACCGCCTTGGGCAGGAGCCCCGCCACAGAGCGAGCCACGCCGGGGCTCCCGCTACGCGAGGTGCGAGTGCTGTGTGTGGGTGGGCGAGTAGATAAGTCTGAACACTCTGTGTTAGCGTTGTGTTGTGCTACTAACGGAGAGGGATTATTGTGCGACCGAAGTTCCAACTTGATTACGACACTTGGTTGTTGAGAGGTAGTGAGCGTGGGTGCTTGTCATCACAAGAAGAACGCTGGCTGGAAGAATACGACGAAGACGGACTGGAAGAAGACTTAGCTGAATGGCTGACGAAGAATCCTGACAAGTCACAAGATGACTTCTACGCCTGTGGTGAGTATGACAACTGCCAAGAACGCTACTTGGAGCGTAGGCGAGATGAATGGGACAACTACGACCCCTACTAACAAGGTAGATAAGTCTGACCCTTGCGTGGTACGCTGTGCTTGTCCACCACCGAGAAAGGGAATGAAATGACCACCACCGAGATGCCAGTCGCCTATGGCGAACTGACCAACACTTGCACCTGCACCGTGCACGACCAAGAAACCGATACCTTCACGGATTCTCCCGTGTGTTTCGGTACTTGCTACGAAGATGAGTTGTACTTCTTTGGCGAGTGTCTGAACAACTTTCTTTCACAATCTGACACTTTCCGAGTTTCGGGAATCCGTCTTTGGAATCGTGAAGTTGGTGGAGTGTTTCAGGCTCGCACCGTCTCCGAGTTCGTTCGTGCAATCACCGTGGATTCAGAATGGATTCTCCGCTACCGAGTGTTCTCTGACCGAGTTGAGTTCTCTCTCTCGCACCACGATGCTCCAACTGGCAGTGCAAGCCTTGTTGTCCCCGTGTTTGAGTCCGACGACGAATAACTAACTAACCGCACGACTTATCTACCTTGTCTAGTAACGGCAGGGTAGATAGGTCTATGCGTCTGTATGAACACAACCAACCTGCAAGCGTCGTGAACTTGACTGAACTTTGCCGACTTATCTACGCGTCCACCCGTGCCGGCGTGAGTGTGAGCGAGGAGCTGGAGCCCCGCCACAGACGGCTAAACATCGGGGCTCTCGCCGTGCGAGGGCAGAGGCTCGTGCGTGGGGTGACAGGTAGATAAGTTTGGGTTTGTAAGTCTGAACCTTGCGTGGTACTGTGGTGGTGTCCATAGCAACTGACGAGAAAGGGAAAGCAATGGCAACACGAGGAATAGTGGCACACGCAACACACGGCGGAAACGGGTGGCGTGGCAGGTATGTCCATTGGGACAACTACCCACAACGCATTGTGGGAGTTCTTGGCGAACTTGTAGCACGAGACGGCAGAGTGAATGTGGCACACACGCTCTGCTATGAACACGCTTCGTGGTCTATCATTGACCCACTTGCCAAGCCGAGCGAGGCAGGAGAGCCGAGCCTTTACGAAGCACACGCTTGCGTGACAGGCTACGGCTACGCACACACGGACACGAGCCTTTACGACCCTTCGGCGTGGTTCACCAATGAGGACAAGGAACTTGCGTGGTGCGAGTGGCTGTACATCATTCACGATGACAGGTTGGAAGTTCGGCGCATTACGAAAGACGAGAACGGTAACGATGTTGCCATTTTTGAGAAGGCTCACCCGTGGGAGAGCATCGCTATTCAGGAGGCAACGGCGTGAGGGTAGATAAGTACACCGTGCGCCGTTTCGTAGTGTTCACGCCCATAGTGTTCGCCCTGCTGTGGGCAGGAGTGTGGGCGGTACGCAAGGCGGTAGAGCCTCCCACCTTTTCCTGCGCCGTGCGTAGCGTTGAGGTAGTGAGTGGCGACACGCTAGACGGTATTGCTCGCCGTCATTGTACTGGCGATGTTCTCGCCGTCATTGACACGCTGGTAGCGATGTACGGGGCAGGCATAGACACTTGGCAGACCATTCATCTCCCCACAGACTCGCCACGCAACCCCTAGCGGTAGCGTAGGCGTTCGGCACTTATCTACCCTCTCTCTCCCCCTTTCTGTGAGGGGGTAGATAAGTCCGACCCAATGCCGAGCCGATGACATTTCTCTCCGTGCGCCGATGGTGGGCAGGAGCCCCGCTGACGCTCATCACCGCCGGGGCTCCGCCGTGCTGGGGCGGTGAGGCGCAGGAAGGGGTGGGCAAGTAGATAAGTCGCATCAAGTTGCCGAGTTCGTCAAGCCGTGCGGTGAGGCAGGGCGTGACAACCTCTCCCCAAGACATTCACGGTGGTGGAAGAACCTCACCAGCGCACTCGCTGACTAGGTAGATAAGTCCCACCCTTGCTAAGTCTGAACCGTATGTGGTACTGTCGTGGTGTCCAACCAACCAACCGAGAAAGGGACAACCAAATGGCAACATTCACCGAAAGTGCTTCCAGAGCGGAAGAAATCATTGACGCAGAGGTGGGCTACGAAATGGGTAGCGCACACCTCTACTCCGTGAACATTGACCTGAACGGAGAGGTGAGCCTGACGCTCGCTACCGCCGAACGGGATGTGTACGACCTGCTGGACAGCGATACTGCCGTAAAGGTGGCGCAGGTGTCCGACTACATAGCACTTGTCACGACAGGCTGGGCGGCGCCACTCAACAGCGAGGGCGAAGCCGAAGGCGCACCGAGCGAACACCCTGCCAAGAGGCGTGTCCGTCTCTCCGTGTTCGCCAGCCGTGAGAGCGTGGTGAGCGTTCTCCGCTTCCAAGACGAGCCGACTGAACCAGTCGTGGATGAAGGACAGGCAACGGGTTCACTCGCTGACGCAGTTCAGAACCTGCTGGTGCGAGCCTTCTAACCGAGACCCCCCGAGTGAAGCCCCTGCCCCTAGTGGGTAGGGGCTTTCACTTATCTACCGACTTATCTACCTAAATGAGAAAGGTAGATAACTCTCCGAGCCAACTAAATGCGTTTCTATTTCCCGACTTTCTTACTTGCCCACCCACGCTCGCAGTTAGAACCGCCGAGTGCCGGAGCCCCGCCGTAATCGCAGAAGCAACGGGGCTCTGCCGTGCGAATGGCTGTGCGCTGGGAATGGGGAGGCAGGTAGATAAGTTGAGTTATGAAGTCTGTCCCGTATGTGGTACTGTGCCTGTGCCAGCGGTTCACAACCGAGAAATGCCGTTGGTAAGGAGAAAAGGAAATGTCCAAATCACTTCAGGTGAAAGTCAAGGTGAGTGTTCTCTTGGAGGCACTCAAGAAGGCACTTGACGAGCGAGCCAAGCGGTTCGCCAACAACGACAAGTTGGAAGCCGAGTATGACAAGGCTGTGGAGGCATACAACACCAACCTGCTGAAACTTGTCAAGGCTGGCAAGGGCAAGGTCACGGAGGCAACCACTTCTCGCTGGCGACCCAACAACAAGGAAAAGGTCGTGACCATTCAGGCGACCTTTGAGTTCCCGAAGTCCACTATCGGAAGCGAGCCCGAGTCCCCCGAACTCTACAAGGAGTGGAACTGGAAGGCTGACCGAGAGGCTTTGGAACAAGCAATCCGAGTGCTGGAAATGACCGACCAAGAGTATGTGTCGGCAACCACACTCAAGAGCGTGGCGGAGTACCTCTAGCCTCCCTTTCTCTATAAGGGAAACGCCCCAAGCAAGGGGGAGTGGGCAGTTGGTTGCTCACTCCCCCTTTCGCTTGTCTGGGGACACTTATCTACCTAGATAGTGGGAGGTTCAGGGGAGGTAGATAACTCTGAAACCGAGTGGAATGTGGCTCTGCGGAGGACTGCTCTGTTCTCTGCGTTCTGCGCTTCCACGAACCCGAGGTCTGCTTCTATCTCTGCGAGGCGAATGGCTAGACGAGATAGCCGTAGTTGGTTGAGTGATGAAATCTCCACTTTTCTACCTGCCCCCCGTACTGAGGTTGCGGGCAAGCCGAGCCAGGAGCCCCGCACCAAACTGCCGAAACAACGGGGCTCCAGCCGTGCGGAGAGGGCTGGCTGGAATGGGGGGGCGCATAGATAAGTCATCTTAGTTGGCAAATGTGCGAGGCGAATGAAGGTAGATAAGTGCGCTGGCGTGTGGGCTGTCCCTGACTAGGTAGATAAGTGTCAAGGGAAGTTGTGAAGTCTGAACTATGTGGTGTAGAGTGGTGGTGTCCACCACTCAACACGAAAGGGATACTGAAATGGACAAGCAAGTAACCAACGCAGTCAAGGGCTACCTTGACGCTCTCACCCTCAAAGAGAGGGCAGAGGAAGCCCACGACGAGGCTCGCCAAATCCTGCTGGACACGCTCGCAAGCCACGGGCTTGACGAAGTGGCTCTTGACGAGGTGACGGTCAAACTGTCCCCCGCCGAACGCCGTTCGTGGAACTTGGAGAAACTGCGTGAGGCTGTCTCTCCTGCCGTGTTCCGCAAGGTCACGAAGCCCACGGTGGACACGAAGGCGTGGGACTCCTCAGTTGAGCGAGGCGAAATCTCCGCAAAGGTCATTCGTACCTGCGTGGAAATCTCTCACTCTGTGCGAGTGCTGGTGCGACCCACGAAGGGCGCAGACAAGCCGAAGGCAGTCAAGTCCACCAAGAAGGCGACTGCCTGACAGACCCCCAAAGGGAACCCCACCACTTATCTACCTACTTAGGGGAGAGTGGTGGGGCTTCTCTTTGTCCCGACTTATCTACCTATTACTCCGAGAGCAACCGAGCGTGAGCGAGGGCGGTAGAGAGAATGTAGATAAGAAGCAACCACCACAGAAATCTGCGACTTTCTTACCTGCCACCCCACTCACAGCCAGCGAGCCGTGCCGAGCTGGAGCCCCGCCACAGTTGGCAGAACCCCGGGGCTCCCACCGCGCGAGAGGGCGAGGCTGGGATGGGGGAGCAAGTAGATAAGTTCGGTTTGTAAGTCTGAACCTGTGGTGGTACAGTTCAGGTGTCACCAACGGAGAAAGGAATCCACATGACACAAGCACTACTAATCAAGGCAGACGGGGGAATCGCACCCGTCACTCTCCCCGAGGAGAACGCCTATCAGACCATCAACTCACTGGTTGGCGGTTGGATTGACTGCGTGACCAATGGCGAGAATCTCGCTGGCTACGTCCACGACGAGGGACTGCTCATCGGTCTTGCTCCGAATCTCGTGGCGAGCGTTCTGTTCGGTCGTCCTCTCGTGGGTGACTGTGTGGTCGTTGGCTATCTGAATGAGCGTGGCGAGTACGACGGAAACGATTACGACGTGCCTGCCGAGTTCATGGGCGAGCGTTTTCATCTCATCGCTGGACTCATTCTGAACGATGAGCGAGTGCGCACCACCGTAGAGGCGGAAGTCGCCCGAATCATGGATGACCCCAGTCCGAAGGTCGTATCTCTGACCGATGACGAGTTTGACGCTTGGCTGGAAGGGAAGTAAGCCATGTCAGTAGATAAGTCCCCGACCGACACCTATCCCATGCGCCTGCTCTCTGTGGGCGAAGTGGTCACGCCTACATCAAGTGACTACGCCTACACCGTCCTCGCATGCTGGCTGTTGCGCCCCTCTGACATAGACACCTACGCCGTGTGGGTGGTGCTGTGTCTCCTGCCCCACAACCCACTCCACCCGTTCGCTGTGTTCACCGCCTACGACCGTCCCGAGGGCTGGTCTTTCGGGAATGGCGAATACCGTAGGAACATTGCTGACGCTCTCCACGACTACGAGGTGCGAGGCGGCAAGTTGAGAGGGTTGGACGACTGACTGGCGGTAGAGGGTAGATAAGTGCGCCCCCCATACTTATCTACCCTCACTCTGCCCCCCTGCCTAGGTAGGTAGATAAGTCCGAGCCACATACCCACCTGTTCGGCTGGAGCCCCGCTACATGCAGTGGACCGCCGGGGCTCCCTGCGGGTGGCGGTGAACCCGTGCGCGTGGGGGGACAAGTAGATAAGTCATGCCTGTTTCAGATTTCTCGCTTTTTTGGTGGGGCTGGTAAATAACTCTGACACACCCCCCTAACACAATGACGGTGGTGGATGACTCGCTTTGTAAGTCTGAACCGTGTGTGGTACAGTCGTTCACATCACCCACCAAGAAAGGTAGATAAGAAATGGAACGGAAACTCATCGGATACTGCGGAGTGGATTCAGGACAGATTCTCCTGACCGACCCGTGCTATGTCAGCGACTTCCTCAGCGATGAGGAGTTTGCGCCGTCAGAGGGAGAGACCCACCCGTACTCGTATAACGGAGCCTGCGGTGCTTCCCTCAGTGAGCAGGGTGGTGGGCAGTTGCTCTACAAGCATGGTGGCACTGGTGCTGGCGTGTGTGTCTCATCAGGCTGGGGAGACGGCCTGTATCCCGTATTCGTGGAATACGCAGAGGACGGACGAGTTTCATCCGTGACCGTTCAGTTCATCAGCGATGACGAGGATGAGTTTGAGGACGATTCAGAGGACGAAAACGAACTTTGGTCGGACGACGAGGACGAGGAATAGGTAGATAAGTCTGAACCGTTAGTGGTACAGTTACTAGCAACACCTACCGAGAGGAAAACATGACACAGATTTACGACATTCATTCATACAAGGGCGGAGTGGGAGTGACCACAACCGCCTGCTCATTGGCTTTGATTCTTGCGAATAAGGGGCGTTCTACTCTGCTCGTTGATTCGGGCTACTCCCCCGACACTTATCCGTGGCTCAATATTGCATTACCCATTGGTTCCCGTGGAGAGGTTGCCAAGGGCGTGTTCCCCAACTTGGACATGGTGCGTGTCGGTGACAGTGAAAAGATTTCATCTGTCAATGTTTCCGACTACGATTTCGTGGTCATTGACAACGGGCGCAACTGCTCACAGGAGTACCCGACCGCTTACACGGTTCAGCGTGTGTGTGTCGTGCGCAACGAGTACATGAGCCTGCACAACACCGCCAACCGATTCGCACCTAGCACTGAACTGCTGGTCGCTTTTATTGGAGATGGCTTGGCTCTCACTGCCAAGGATGTTCAGAGTGTTCTCAACCGTCAGCCTGTCGTTGCTTCCATTGACACTAACGCACAGCGAGCCATTGACGCTGGCTTGGCTGCGATGCGAGTGGATGAGCGATTTGGTTGGGTCAAGGAGTTGCTGGTCTAGAAGTAGACTGGCACGGATTCGGAAGGAAGGTAGATAAGTGGCAAAGTACAGAGTTACGGGCGTAATCCGTGGTACAGAGATTTCAGAGGACATCATTTTTGACGACTCTATCTCTCCCAAGAAACTCAAAGAGGCTTGCGAAGAAGCGCAGAGCGTCATGCTGGATTACTGGGCAATGAAGTTCTCATTTGACTTCCGCAAGAACCTCACCAGTATCTCAACTATCAAGGTAGAAGAAGTAGCGCAATGAGTGAGCCGATGAGCGTGGGCGAACTCACAGACTTCCTATGGACTGAATACAACACTCTCGGTGTCACGCCAGTAGAAGCAATGTGCAACATGTGGGATGACATACGAGACGGTCATCTATTTCCATGGATTTCTGATGAGCATGGCGTTGATGCCCGTACACTTGCTCTCGCCGTTGCAGACGCAACGCTCCGTACCGTGGAAGGGGGACTCAATGTGGGTAGATAACTTTTTGCGTCGTTGTGCGTGGACTATCGCAGTGATGTTCACACACTGGTATCACACGGCAACGCAGGGGCGCATACTGGTTGGTGCTGATGTTGCACTGAAATGGGAAGAAAAGGCTAGCCACCACATTTACGCCTATGTCTCTTTCTCTGCTCCACCTGTGGGTGATGAACTAGACGATTTTGGCATTGACGATGATGCAGTGTTCCGATACCTAAGTGGAGTGCGTGACATTATCCGTATCGCTTGGCAAGGTAGTGACGAGGGCTGGCGCATTGCCTACTCGGAACTTATCTACGCTTCTCCTGTTGAGTCCATCTAAGTAGATAAGTCCACCAACTTTCCCTGAAATCTGATAACTCCAGCTGGAGCCCCGCTATGCACGGACCAGCGCCGGGGCTCACGCCGTGACACCGAAGGTCGCTCGTGTGGGTGGACATTTAGATAAATCTAACTACGAACTTTCTCCAACCGAAAGACGAGGAGCACGGGGGGACAGGTAGATAAGTCTCCAAAAACCAAATGACGGTGGTGGATGAGTCAGGTAGATAAGTTTGTCCCTGTGCTGGTATGGTACATCGCATGGAACTAAACCCGAAAGGAACTGGACATGCCTAACTGGTGCTACACAAACATGTTGGTCGCTGGCAATAAGCGTGAACTGCGGAAACTCATCAGCGCAATGCGTGAACCGAAGCAGTGCTATGAACTGAACAGACTCGTTCCTCTTGACCCGAGGGGAAGCATTGAGAAAGTCAGCACACACAAGGACAAAGATGGAAACGATGTGACCACCACATTCTCGGTGTTCGCAAGCACGGAGTCAGACGGCTTTGACGGATACGCAGACGCAATAGAGAAGTGGGGAACAAAGTGGGGTGCATGCAATGTGGAAGTAGACGATGAAAACTCGTATCCACTTCATGTGCGATTTGAGAGCGCATGGTCACCTGCAACGAAGTTGATTCAGTCTGTGTCTGAGCAGTTTCCGAATCTCGTGTTCTCGCTTTCTTATGATGAAGAAGGTCATCAGTTCTGCGGTTGGGAAGTAATCGCTAACGGAGAAACAGTTGAGGAAGGAAGCCTTGACACTGACCGCATGCCAGAAGATTTGCAGAAGTTGTATGACGAAGCAACAGAAAAAGACGAAACCATGCTGTGGGATGAGTATTACGAAGCACATAACGACTGGCGCAACAACAACACAGACATGATGTACACAGATGCTGAAACCGTAATGAACGAGTATCTCGTTTGGAAGCGGAAGGCAGACAGACAACGCAAGGAAGGAAGGTATGTGGAGTCCTTCATTCCAAGCGTCTAATCAGTAGATAACTCCACAGAAACAGAAACCCCCATGACAAAAACACAAGAAACCATTAGTAAGCGAGTGAAGGAACTGCGTGAGAACGCAGGCTGGTCACAGATAGAACTTGCTTCTCGGGCTGGCATTGACAGAAAGACCGTAAATCGCATTGAGAACGGTCACTTCATGCCAAGCGTTGAGACGCTAGTTGCTCTTGGCAAGGCACTCGGAATCCCCACTGACTCCATTATTGGATGAAGTACATTGCTGACCGTTGGGGAGAGATAGCCCCATTAGTCAGTAGATAAGTCTGAACCATACATGGTATGCTTCCATTACCACCAACCCACAGAAAGGAAACACTGTGAACACCAAAGAAGCCATTGAGAGGGACGGTCAGATTCTCGTAGAGGATGTGATTATTCGCTCACAGTTTGCCAAGATAGAGATGTGCAAGTCGGAGCCAATGTCCGATAATCCTGCGATTATGCTCATCGCTGTTGAGAGCAATGAAACCAACCCCGAACACGACACCTGTGTTGAGTTCCAGCAGGAAGTTGGTCTGAGCAAGCCCTACCACCTTGCAATGATTCCTCTGATTCACAAAGAGGATGTAGTGGACTGCATTGAGGATGTGGTCAAGGCAATGCCCATTGCCAAGTTTGACTTCATCATCCTCGCTGTTGAGGGCTACACACGCTCATTCACCGACCCCGAAGAAGGTCGTGCGAACATGAAGAACATGAACCGAGGCGACTTGCAGAAGGAGTTTCAGGAGAATCCATTTACCGATGTGTGCGAGGCTCATGTCATCACCGCTATCAACTGGGGTGCAGACAAGTTGTGGCACAGCGTTGCTCCCTACAAGTACGACGACCAAGGAATCCCACAGTTCTCCGAACCAAAGGCAGAGGTCTGCGAACTAAAAGAGGACAGCGAGTTTGGGCGAATCCCCGACACACTCATCGCTATCTGTCAATACATGGAAATGGCTCTGCGTACTTCCGAGTACCAAGACCTTCTTGCCCGAGCAAGAAAGGAAGGTAAATAAGTGAACGCCGAACTCATCAAGATGTTGGACAACGCAATAGCGTCCTGCTCAGGCAGGGACATTATCTCTACTAGTGAAATGGTGGACATGTTGTTGGACATGCGGATTCTCGTACTGCAAGAGGAACAACTGGAAGGAGCAGACAAGTGAAGCACATAATGACCGTCATCAAGGAAATGCGTGACAACTACATCGGGCGAAGGATAAGACTGGATTTCACTGCCGACCCATACACCACGCTCCGTGCTGGTGACGAGGGAACCATTGACCACATAGATGACATTGGCACTGTGTTTGTGAAATGGGATAATGGCAGTAGCCTTGGACTCGTATCAGAGGCGGGTGACAAGTTCACCTTCCTCTAAGGACTGGTAGATAAGTGTTTATTTCCTTTCTTCTTATCTACCTAGTAGGGAGCCACCATCTGACGGGGATGGTGGCTCTCGCTTTTTTATGCCCCAACTCGCTCAATGCGGTGTGGAGCCCCGGCTGGATTGAGCCCTAGGGCTTAAACCGTGTTCAATTTTTCGTTTTTTTTACATACCTGCGGCCGGCTGCGGCGGAAAACCAGGGAAGGTAGGCAATGACGGTGGGGGAAGACTTGCCTGGCGGAACTTAGCATTTGTCAAATAGTTGATTTTTCCATTACCATGCTGGGTGGACACGTAGATAAGTCCGAGGAAGGAAACATGAATCAGATAACAAGTGAGGTCATTGACATCCACCACGAACAACTGTGGGGTGAGGCCGAGAAGAAATACAAGAACTTGTTCGCAGTTCCAAAGGAAGAAGTGACTCGCATAAACGAGATTTTGCGAGGGATGTACGTTGTTCAGATTTGGCAGCGAGATGGTGGCAGTGGCTCGCCTATCTCTGCATTACGCAGTTACTCGGTATCAGAGGAGTCAGCACAGTATGTGCTGGACAACCTCGGTTACTCCAGCCTCAAGTACAGCTCAAAGCGTGAGAAGGAAGAAGCTCCACAGAAGCGCGCAAATAAATGGGAAAACTTTGACAAGTGGGCTCAAGGCCATCGAGGGGAACAGTTCACAACCGAGCAACTGGTCGAGCAGTCTGGGTTCTCGTACCAGACAACACTGAAGTACGTTTCAGAAAGTCCGATTTTCGTTAAGGTGAAACGCGGGCTGTGGAGCGTCAGTAAAGACGAACGCGACTGACTAGGTAGATAAGTCAAAAAGTCAATAAATCTCTCGCCGGCCACAAGAGCCCCGTTGTAAGCCCGAGCGGTGCGGGGCTCCAGCGCAGGCTGGTGGGCGCAGGCATGGGGGGACGGCTAGAAAAGTCGGAGAATCATCCGTGCGCCAACATGCCACCTGCAACGCACCACATAAGAGGTGTGCGCTGATGTAGGTAGATAAGTCGGAGAGCCAATGCTGGCAAGGCTTCTATGTAGGTAGATAAGTCGGGCTGTCAAGAGTTACTAAGTCTGAACCATGCATGGTATGGTGTGTCTGTCCCTACCAACCGCTTACAAAGGAGCAAACAATGGACACCACCACCGAAGCACTACCCAAGTGCTGGAAAGATGTTGAGGACGCACTCAACGCTGGCATTGACCGAATCATCCTGTTCGGTCCTGCTGGAATCGGCAAGACCTACGCAGGTCTGCATTTCGGAGACACCGAGGCTGGCGCATACCGCCTCGTCTGCACCGAGGACATGACCAACATGGATGTCACTGGCGGTTTCATGCCGTCCAACAATGGTGGCTTCCAGTGGCTTGACGGCTCTGCGCTCAAAGCGTGGAAAGGCAACGGAGCAAAGGGCGGTCGCCTCATCGTTGATGAGGTAGATAAGGCTGGTGGCGATGTGTTCGCTACCCTGCTCGCAATGCTTGACTCTCCCGAGTCTGCTTCCTACGAGCATCCCGAAACTGGCGAAATCCTGCGTCCTCTCAACGGCTTCTCTGCCGTTATGACCACGAACATTGAGAACATGGGTGAACTGCCCACGGCTCTCGCTGACCGTTTCCCTATCCGAATCCGAATCAACGAGCCTCACCCCTCGGCTCTGCTGGCTCTGTCTCCCGACCTGCGTGGATACGCAGTGCGCATGGCTGACGCTGGTGATGACCGAATCTCGCTCCGTGCGTTCCTCGCACTGGACAAGTTGCGGAAGTCTCTCGGAATGGAGAGGGCTTGCGAACTCACCTTTGGTCGCCGTGCCAAGCAGATTCTTGACGCTCTCGCAGTGGACAAGGTTCGCTGACATGTCCACCACACCGACTCCAAGCAAGTCGGGCAAGGCGTTCCCCACCTCGGTAGATAAGTCCGAGGTGGGGGCGCACAAGCCCGAACCGAACCTGCTCGGGCGACACGATGTTGCCCATGAGCGTTGGACAGTTGAGAACTGCCGACCTGTGCGTGGTGAGCCTCGCACGAGCATTGACAAGCGTGTGATGTTTGCACCTGCGACCGACTCCGAACTCGCTCGGGCTATCCGAGGGCATGAACTTATGCATGCCAAGTTGTCTCCGACCGAGGAACAAATGGAGCAGTGGGTTGCCCGAGGCGTTGCCTCTGCACCTGCAATGGTGGCAGTTGAGGAACTTCGCATGAACTACCTCGCTGAAAATGTTGGCTTCCCTATCAAGACGGAACTCGCTGACGGAAGTGAAATGGAAGCAGGTGAACGGCTTGCGCAAGCAAATGACTGGGCAGGTGCGGTTGCTACCTGCTTCGCTACTGCTGGCACTGCTGGTCACAAGAAGTTCCTGACTGGAATCCGTAGGCACAACCGAGCATGGGGTGACGCTCTGCTGGACATTGGCAAGCGAGCAATGCGAGAAATGAAGAAAGCGCACCGCACAGGTACGCTCGCTTCTACTGGCGTTGAGCGTGACGGTGGACTTGCACCGCATGGATTCTCACACACTGAGCGAATCGCAGAGTGGGTGGACAGAATCGCCTCGTTCCCACCGCCGAAAGAGCGCAAGGGTGACAAAGGCAAGAGCAAGGCTGGCTCTGACAAGAGCGAGGGCAAGGGAGAGGAAGCCGATGAGTCGGTAGATAAGTCTCCAAGCAATGAAGGCGAGCCTGACGGTGAAGGCGACCGCAATGGAAATCCGCACAAGGACATGAAGCCGACCGAATACCACGGCTCTGCTCCTAAGTGGTCGGAACTCCGTGTGAGTCGTGAGCCAATGCCTCGCTTGCATGTTGGCAACATCGGCAAGAAGCGCATTGCGACCAACATGGGTCGCCGTCCTCGCAGACTGCACCGATACATGACCGACCCTGCAAAGCGTGTGTTTGACAAGAACATCCGTGGCTCGGGTGGAATGGTCATTATTGACGCAAGCGGTTCCATGTCTTTCACGACACAACAAATCGTGGAAATCGTGGATAACGCAAAGGGCGCAACGGTGGCTATCTATTCCGACAAGAACAGTGACACCGCACCGAACATGTGGGTCATCGCTGACAAGGGTCGCATGGTTGAGAATGTGGAATACATTGACTATGGACACGGAAACGGCGTGGACTACCCTGCAATAGTTTGGGGCGTTGAGAACCGTCAAGGCAAGAACGCTCCGCTTGTGTGGGTCACAGACGGTGGAGTGTGTGGACACAGAGACTCTTTCTCTGAAATCCTTTCCATGCAGTGCATTGAGTACGCACAGAAGCACGGCTACATCGTGGTTCCCCATGTTGAGGAAGCCATTGAGCAACTGCGCAAACTGCGCACTGGTGGTCAGGCTCGCTCGGTGTGGGCGTACATGTTCCAAGACACTTACCGCAAGCACATGGGCAGGTCACTGACCTAGAAGCCTCGCTAGGAGTGGTGGGGCGCAAGCCCCACTGCTCTCGGCGTGACAGGTGGACTTATCTACCTGTACCATGCTCGCCCCTCGGTGGGCTGACTGTGTTGCTCCTTTTCAGGAAAGCCCATCGGGGGGCTGGCAACGGCGAGCGAAAAAATCAACTTATCTACCTAGTACCACACACGAGACACAGGCAATGCAGGTAGATAAGTCAGAACATAAACGATAGAGTCAAAAAAAGAGGTATTAGAAATGAACACGCAAGCAACTACCAAAGAAGAACGAGAAGAAGAACTGCTTGATGAACTCTGTGAAACGATTTCCAAACTCGTTCGCTACTACTCGGGCATGCTCGCAGAAATCACGGAAAGCAGATACAGCATTGAGAAGTCAGTCAAGGATTACGACACGCTCACTATGGGCGAGTATGACTTACTGGCAGTGTTGGGCGACTACATGAACCTTGATGACGATTACGCAGAGAACGAGTGAGAGGGACACTCATGGCACTTATCTACCTACTACTGGCTCTATCCGTCATGGCTCTGACATGCGTTCTTGTGACCTACACGCTCTGTGTGTGGGATGACCGGCACACGGCTCCACAGACACTCACAGAGGCTCGCTGGCAGGCTACGAGAGACAGGCTCTCATGGCTCGTCAGTGCCGATGTGTGGCTCGGTCTATCGCTCGCCACACGACCCACAGAATCGCAAGGCTCACGACTTCCACGAGAGACAGACTCCAAGACACCACCTCGGCAGAGCGCAGAATCCGTGCGCCAGTCCACAGCACCGCCGAGTTCACCACGACGATAAACAGAAAGCCGACAAATGCCTGCGCTCCGACTGGAGCCCCGCTGTGCTTTTGCACCTTCCCTCGGGTTGGAGCCCCGGTAGATTTCGGGTCAGTTATCGCACGGGGGAAACTCCCGAAGGCATTTCCATAATGTGGTTTTCTTGACGGCATGATGTCTCCTTACGGGTAACCAATTGACGGTGGTGGAAGACCACGTACTAGGCGATGTTTAGTTTCTTGATAATTTGGTGAACTCGCTGCCGAGACAAATCAAACTCATCCGCAATTTCTCTGAGTGATTTTCCGGCGGCACGCATATTGCGAATTGTTTCATTTCTTGAAGCATCAGTTGCCGGCCCTGGCTGGAACGGACCCCACTGCCAACCTGAAATCTGTTCCAGGCGTGAGATGCGAGAATCAGAAAGAATTTGCTTGCGGTATCTCTGACGGATGTAACCAACCCAAGCTCCCAGTGAGATGTCAGAATTTTCGATTTTTTCGACATAAGTTGCCGGGATTTTCGAATTACCTTCTCGGGCGATGTACTGCTCGAGAGCCTGTATATAAATGTTGAATTTTGTGGTGTTGTCCATACTAGGAATACTAGACGAACACATGTTCGCTTGTCACTAAACCTTTTGATTTTGAATTTACTGGAGTGATTAATTTGTAGGTTGCAATTATCTGCGGTGGTGGATAAGGTAGTGCCATGGGACTATTAGGAACTGTTGTTACATACAAGTTCGGCAAGTCACGTGGCGCCAAAGCTGAGCGCAAACGCGCACGTAGCCAGAAGCAGGACACGCGTAATCCAGACTGCATCAATTACCAGAGTTTCTGTAAGAACTATGGAAGCTGTGGCGGGCAGCGCTGCGAGTACTAAACCAAGGGGAACCAAATGAGTAAACATCAATACACCGTCCAGGTCTTGGTCGGCATAAGCGTCATAGCAGAATCTCCAGAAGAGGCTATGTCCGCTGCCGTGAAAGAGATGACAGAAATCCTTGAGGACCAGGACATTAATGCTGTCGAAAGGTTTTCACACCCATGGGTTACGGGACCTGCTTTTTGTGACCCAAGGTATTGGGGTCACAGCGCTATCCCTGGATTCATGGTCTTTAAAAACAAAGAAATCAAAGAGGAGGCAACCATATGAAAGCTGGAAGAATTATGGACTTTTCGCCGTTCAATGACGGGAACGTCTACCACATCGACATCACCATCGAAACTAGTCACGAGAATTATGAAAAGATTCGAATCACTCATGACAGCGAAGAAGACTTCGAACTTGGCGTGCGCTACTGGGGGGCAATCTTCATGGCCAGCGAAACAGTTCATGAAAGTGGACTTTTTTCACCAGATGAGCTTGAGGCGGACGAGCCGCAGGGGCCGCGTGGATTTCCAAAATTTGGACAATCTCGCGATGAGCCATCTAGTCCATTTTTCAACTTCGGCATTATCGGGCGGAAGTGACCGGCCGGCTGCGGCATGTTTAAAAAATCAAAAATTTGACACATCTACCATCGAGCTCACGTAGAGCTACTCGAGACCTACAACAGAAAAAGAGACAAAATGAGCAAAGACCAGGACCCAATCAATCGTCGAATCAGTACAGAAAAGACGGAATTCACCCAGATGCTGGACGCCTCTGGTTTGCCTGCGGAAGTTGTGCATGAAGTGAAGAGTCAACTCAAGGACATTGATAGCGGGGAAAGCAATATTGTTTTTCTGTACACCGATGGACCGTACGTCGTGACCGGCATTCACGTCCCAGCCTCTGCCCTGGATGATAAGCCGGGCCCAGTGCTCATGCGCGGGGGTGGCGAGAATTCTATTATCGCAGCATTTTCTCGCGACTTCATTATTGAATCCTTGAAGCAAATTGATATTCAGGAGTTTCTTGATGAAGAGAGAGCGGGGCTCCAACCGCAGGGCGAAGACCTGTGGGTGGCTGAGTTGGAGAAGATGGCCGAGATGGTTAAGATGGAGCTAGCGATTAATCCGCCCGAGAAATGGGACGACTTCCCGATGGGGGACAGGTAGATAAGATGTTGACGGTGGTGGAAGACATAAACCCACAGCAGCCAGACCGCTGGCAGGATGCTGCCAAGATTGTGGTTTGTCAGATTTTTGACTCGGTAGATAAGGTTTTGGGCCACGTCTCCACGTTTTCAAATTCTGAAGAAAATCGACGAATTGTGAGCTCAGCCGGCGTCGACAGTATTGATGAAAAACTGAACAATATTCTCGAAGGCCTCCACCTCCTGGACATTCAGTTCGAGGGAATGCTCAATAATCTGAAGTGGTTCTCAAGTGACTCGATGTACTGGGTTGAAGAATGGCGAATTCTTGGCTCGATTGCTGCGGCTGCCGGCATTCAAAATAGCGATTTAATGAAGAATGCACTCGACGCCCAGATGGCAAAACATCCAGATTTTGGAAATTCTGCATCGGCCGGCGTCCTGGATAGCTGGATGCTCCGCGAAGAAATTACACAAACCCTGATTCGTAAGCAGACTGACTACGGTCCAGAGAACATCAGTCGGTTTGGCCTGGACGGTCTACTCGTGCGCTGCCATGACAAGATTGCCAGACTGAAAAATCTTCACCTCTTCCGTGGCGGGGAGTCGGCTAACGAAAGTGTTACCGACACGTACCTAGACATCATTGGGTACTCCGCCATCGGTATGATGTGGGAGAGGGGCTGGTTCCTCCTACCGCTAATCAATGACTCAAGGAAGTGATTGACGGTGGTGGAAAGCCACAAAGGTTAGGCCAACCTAATAGGCCATTACTAGAAATGAGAAAATCGTGATTACTGAACGTATTAAGAAGACGTGCCCGCGTTGTGCAACAAATTTGATTCCAAATAACGAACAATGGGGGATGTACGTCGGAGCTCTCTCCAGGGCCGACAATAAAACGGAAATTTGTTCCTCCTGCGGCCAGGACGAAGCACTCAAGGATTACTTCGACGGCGGATGTGAACCGGTCACTATTTGGCCTATTTGATTTTTTCGCCGGCATCAAATAAAATAAGACCTCAATTAACTACTAAAGGATTGGTCAATGACACTCGACTATTTAAAGTCAAGTAAACACTGGCTCGTTTGTCACTGCGGCAACGAACCCCACATCAATGGTTTCTACGCGTGCCTTGAAGACGGCACCCTAGTGGAACCCGACATTCATGGGCCATGGGATGGACATCTCTATCTATGCATGGGCTGCGGCGCCATCTATGACGCCGAGAGCTTTGAGCAAAAGGGACAAATTGGGGCAGCCGCCCTTGCCGCCCAGGCAGCCAGCTTCTAGATAAATCTAACCAGAAAGGCTCAAAACATGCCAGACCCATATGACTTCGACTACAGGCCAGACCCTGACCTCGAAATGCTTGAGCATCTCGAACGTTATTACGACGGAGTAGCTGACGAGCTCATCTGGCAGCACGAGCAAAAAATGAAAAAAATCGAGCAGGCTGTGGCCGGCGAAGAAGACCTCAAGGGGGAATGATGAAAAAGTGGGAAATTTTTGTACTGGCGCTGCACGCGCTAGCTTACGTACTTTGGTTTTGGGATTCGAAAACAATCGAGGCCTGGAAAACCAGACGTCGTTACTGGGCAGCTCTCGAAGAAGAGAAGAAATACAGTGATGGATTTATGGATGAAATCTATGACTACATCGAACTTCATGAGAGTGCACATAAGGAAGAACGAGAAAAGCAAAAAAAGCAGGCAATGGACCGGCATCCGACTAGTTATAAACCGGACAATGAGACCTTGGCCCGGCTAGCTCGAGACGAGATGTCGAAAAAAAGAAAGAATCCGCCGCGCAACCGGCCGGCCAATATGGATTTCTGGCCCATGTTCGACGAGTGGGACAAGTAGATAAGTCTGTGGCCGGCGAAGCTGGGCTATGTTTGCCGGCATGAACATGACGAAGATTTTCAATAAACTACGTACCGCTGCAGTAGCTGTCTGGCTCAGGCTGAAGGGCTACTGAGAAAGCGGGTCCGGGGAGCTTAGGATGGCCACCTACCAACCCATCCCAAGCTCAACCCGGCACCCTGCCCCTCTACGAAGCGAAAGGGGGAACTTCGTATCGGAGCCCCGCTAAAATACCACACATGTAACACGTGAATGGTGTAAATAGTTCTAATACTGTAACAAAATCCGTCGCCGGCAAAAAAATCTTACGGGAGGTAGTTGACGGTGGTGGAAGAGTCGCTATAGTGTTTCCTCATCGAGCTCAATAGAGCGAGAGAATGATTCATTCGGTGTAGGCATACACCCACCACCTAGAAAAAAACGACCACCAAATCCTGGTGGGTTCTGGCATGCCCAAATGCAAAAGTATTTGCAAAGGTTCCCCCCAGACCCCCCTCCAAAGTAAGTTCTTTACTTCTTCTGCTTTGTATTCTCTTCTGTAGATGAGACAGATTCTTTTCCAAGAATTACTCATCAAGTTAAGTAAGAGAATTAAGTTTCTAACAGGGGTTTAAGGTGAAGTCTGTTCAAAATTCAAAATGGATAAATTCAAACTTTGGACTCAATCCAAATACAATATCTGATTGACGCTGGCGGAAGAACGGGGATAGAATGCCACAGATGACTACTACACCAAAGGGGCGGGGTCAGAACGCCCACAACAAGTCAAAGACAGAACTATCAAAGACTGTCTCTATGACTCTCGTACAGGAAGTATTCGACTACTGGAAAGAGGTCATGGGCAAGAAGCGCGCAGTAATGGACACCAAGCGCGCACGTGACATCGGCTGGGCAATTGCTGTATACGGCCTAGATGGAGCCAGAGACGCAATCGACGGCTGCAAGGCCTCCCCGTTCCATATGGGCCAGAACAATCGCAAGACTGCCTACAACGACATTACGCTCATCTTTAGAGATGCAGAACATGTAGAGCGCTTTCATGATGAGCTCGATAAGACCAAATCCAGCTCAGCCAAACAGAAGTGGCTCGACTCATGACCAAAGAAGAGCTGATATCTCTAGTAGACCAGGTGCACGCCAGTTACGCCAAAGAGCTCCCTCAGCGGGATGAGGATATAAAGAATCTCTACACCGCCTGGTGGGAGCTACTGCACGACCTGGGATACGAAGAGACAAAAGCCGCGTTTCTGAAGATGGCAGTCTGGGCAGAGTTCATGCCGCGACCCGGAATCATCAGACGTGCCACAATTGATGCCCGTACAAAAATGCCCCAATTCGATGAACCCCTTGTTGCTTGGGGTAAATGGATTACCCTTTCAAAAGAGGTGCATTCCGGTATGCCTCCATCGATACCCGTATCAGATGCACTCAAATTAACTGTGAAGCAGATTGGGGAGCCGGCATATGCCATGCACACCAATTCAGATAGAGAAGCTTTCTGCAAGACATACGAACGTATAGTCAATGAGATAGAGGCAGAAAAGTACGCCGTTCCGCCGGCCCCAAAAAAATCAGACAACAATTGAAGGGTAAATAAATGAGGAACTTTCTACTTGCCATATTGCTGGTGGCTTCTACTGTAACCATTTACAAGATTGCCTATTCGAAGGCCCCATTCCTGTTGAGGATTTTTTGGATAGTTGGCCTGGTAGTTGCAATGAGGGCTTTCATATTGCAGTAAATTCGCTGGCATGATGAAGCGGAACCCCGGACGTCCAGTCAGCGTGCCAACGAAGCCAGTGGTCACCTTGACCCTGCGCGTCACCAAAGAGTTCAAAGAGAAGCTCATAGAACAATCCTCCGCCGTTGACCTGACGCTCACCGCCTACATACAGGCCCTGGTTGAGCGCGATGGGGCGTAAGGCAGAGAAGACCCGCTGGGTAGATAACTTCGTCACCCTCAACATCCGTCTAAAGGGTAGACAGAAGAACGAAATCATCGACTATGCCCGCAAGAAGGGCTTATCAGTAAACGATGTCATTCTGTATGCCGTCTGGGATTTCATCCGCAGAGACAAAGGCATCCCCTCGCCAGGCTCGGCGCAATTCTCCATCCCATCAATCGATGAAACAGTGCTGGCCTACATCAGAGGCGAACACATCCTGCAGCCATGCGGTCAAAAAGATTGCACCAAAAAAATTGTGCAATTAAATGACATGCAATTTTGTGAGACCTGCAATCTCCGCATCTTCTGAATAGCCGAATCGCCGGCCACAAACGCTGCTGCATGCCGAATAGTTGCGCGCGCAATCAGTTTAGTGAAATTAGAGATAGAAGATAATTTGTATTTTGCCAACGACAAAACTCGCCAAAATTTTTTTTACCCCCGTACCCCCAAGCTTTTCGGCACTTTTTTGCCCCTTGTGTTTTGGAGCCGGCGAGATATACTTCCCCTTGCCCTCGCCTGGATTGCTTATCGCACGGAGAAATGTGGGAAGGCACGGTTGATTCAGGCGGGGGCCTTCGCCCTTGTAGCTCAGTGGTAGAGCAACCGCCTTGTAAGCGGTAGGTCGACAGTTCAATCCTGTCCGGGGGCTCCATTCGAACCCTTTACCTTGCGTACTAGCTTGTTCACCATATAGACAGTGTGGAAGAAGCTGGGTATAAGCCCTATAGCCAGGAAGTCGGTTATCGTGCTAAGCCAGTCTCTGGTCTCTGTGTCAATCAGCTTCACAGTTACGCCTAGTGGTTCTTTATCCAGAATGCAAAGATAAGAAACCCGACGCATCCGCCGATTACTACTAGATAGTCAATCATTGTTCCCCCCACATCTGTGCCAGTGTTGGTCTAACTGGCTTTATCTTACGCTTTCTCTGTTCCTGTGCCAACTGTCTGCTAGTCAGGCCGGCCCATACCCCATGCATATCGGCAGGTGGGAACTCCAAGGCGTACTCTAAGCACTGGGGCTTCACTGGGCACGACTTACAGATAGCCCTTGCCTGTGCAATATAGGTAATGTCCTTATGTTGTTTGGGGAACATTAGTTCGGTTTTCCCTTTGCAAGCTGCACTGTCAAACCACGTTTTATCAGGTATATCAGTAGACGATTCTGGTGTGGAACTTTTATTACCGTATTTTTGTGTGGGTGTTTTATCTGGAATTCCAGAGCTAGAGTTCTGCATTAACGCACCTTTTTTAGACGAACGGCATAATTACTATCATGTAATTACGTCTCCGGAAAAGGCAAGTAGTTGCTGTAAAAGATGTGGTAGGTGGGGATTGCCTGTAAGAACCGTTCAGGCACAGTGTTCTACTGCGATGAAAAACAAACTCAAGTTCTTTACTGTCTATGTACTCCCTATAGTGTCTGTCTTACTACGCCTATGGGGTATTTGAGACCTATGCGGGATTTGCAAACGTGGAAGGAAAAACGCGCGTTTGTTTTCCCCTCTGATGAGACTTATCTACTGAGTCTTGTTGTGTCTGTCCCGATACCACTTGACAGTGTTTCTGGTGTGGACAGATATCCAGAGCAGGCTCATTGCTGCGAATCCTGGCTTATCGAAGATTACGGCGTACACGAACCATGGGATAGCGGAGGCCAGGACCATTGCCCATCCCCACCAATGGCGCTTTCCTGCGTTATAGAGGCCGGCGATTCCGACTAGCTCCATACCGAAGATAAACCAGGTCCATGCATCCTCAGACAAATTTATCTAATTACCTTCGGGAGGATTCCGGTTTTTCGACGCTCTGGATGACTGTCTGATATGGGGGTCCAGAGTTGGGGTCATATTTAGCTGCGATTGTGAGGGCCTTGACCACTGTGGCTTTTGCCTTTTCCTGGGTTAGCTTCTTGCCATCCGATATAGCCTGCAAGGCACCCAATGCATAGGCTCCGCCAGTGCCGGCGACGTAAAAGCCGGTTGCCTCGTTTATCCAGGAGTAGTCCCCCTCAATCATGTAGATAGTTGAGTTGACTACTGTCAAGATTGTTGAGTCATGTTGAGCAATATGGTCTTTGCTGTCTTTGCTCTCTGGGGGTGAGTAGCCATGCTGGTCAAAGCAGGCTCTCAATGCTGGGATAAATTTAACTGTAATGAAGGAATCGAGCTTCTTTCCCCTCATTCCCGGCGTAGGAGTTGGTGGCTGGAATGCGTGCTGGAGGAGGTTGATTGCCCTAACGTCTCCAGCTGCTCCCAGTATATACTTCCCATTAGTAAATACCTTGGATGAGCCTGATGCCAGAACTGACTTTTGGTATGCGCTGCCCGCCTCGTCATAGGAGGTGATGAGACCATCAGCCCCAACGACGGCAAATCCGTCTCCCTGAACACCAACGAGCGTCGTCATTAGATATTGCCGTCCTCATCGAGGTTGTCAATGATATCTACGAGGATGCGTGCGAGGGTCTCGTTATCGGTAGGGTCAAGGGACTCGATTATTTCTTTGGCAATGGGCGTCATGCTGTATAGCCACTGACCATCATCGGTGATTCCAGTGACTTCAATCAGACCTGCCTTAACTAGAGTCTCTAATTCTCTGAGAATTCTCTGATAGGTCTCATCATCCTCGCGCCAACTGCTCATAAGGTTTTATATTCCTTGCCTCTCAGGATTCCCCGGCCGTTATAAATCCACATTGGCTCATAGTTGAACCACTCATCGCCAACCCCGAAAGGCTGATACGTGACTATGCCTAGACCCTGCTGCCAGTTTTCGGCACCCTGAAGGATTGGTCTACCGAATTCGTCCATGCCGGATTTCGTGGAAGGTACTGCGCCGTCCACTCGGCAGAGGCATCCAGGGCTTGCTGCCATGATTGTTCTCGGGCCATGGTCAGTGCGGTAGGTGCGGTAGGCGAGTTCGTTTCTGTGGATATGTCCATAGATGACTGATATACGCTCGTTGTCCAGATACTTCTTTGTAGTCGAGTTGTTTGAGACAACCTTGTCACCATGGACAACCACTAGGTTGGAGTTGATATAGTGAGCCGACTCTGGGTACCCAGGCAGGTACTTGACATCAAATTCGTCCATTCGGCAAAGGAATGGGACGGACAACACAGGCCAGTTCTCTCTAAATTTATCTACTTTTCCTCGGGTGATGCCGAAAGCTGCCTCAGCGTTTGTCTGGATATATCTGGCCATTCTGGCCTCGTGGTTTCCAGCAATCCATGTGATTTCAGCATGGGGAGCGGCTTCTCTCATCTGCGCGCAAAGCATTGTGGCTCTGTCAATCGATGCCTGAACGAGCTGCTTAAATGGAGCTGCGGTCAAATATTTGCCAAATTCAGCGAAGTCTAGGTTGTCGCCAACCATGACAACCTGCTGGGGTTGCATTTCACGGATTACCTCAAGAGCGACAGCAATTGCTTTTTCGTCATGAATTGGCTCCAACTCGTAGTCATCCAATGATTTACGGTAAAAACCAATCTGTATATCAGGCACTATGACAGCCGTATGCCACCCCTTAGGGGGTGCAGCTTTTGTCTTTGGCTTTTGTAGTTGTATTGAAGGGCCCTGGGTAACCACCGGCCATTCTGGGCCAGTCTCCCATGCAGGACTGAACTGAATAGCCTGCAAATCATGGACCTGAGTATTGCCATCCTCGTCTTTTGTAACCGTCTGATACAACGACACTTTGTTGACAGTGCCAACTTCCGAAATGTCAATACCTTTTCGGGAAAGCATGGCGGCGATATCATTGAGCATCTTCTTGGACTGCTTGTCCTTCTCGCTCTTGTTGGCATCATCCATAATAGACTTTAAGTTTGAGCCAAGTGCTGGTTTCTTATGAGCTGTGGCTCGTTCTGTTGGTTTCTTCTGAGCCATGGTTACTTACCGCCTTTTTTATTGCTCATGAGCGCGCAGTTGGAGTTGGGGTCCTTGAAGCAGACCTTGCGCTTCTCGCCCAGGTATTCCCTGGATAGATTGATGCCCTCAGAGTTGAGGGCACGAACGATTGACATAGTTGAGGCATCACTCTGAAAAGTTTTAATAATTATTTCCGCAGTCTCAGAGTCCTGCTCATTGACTATTTTGCAAATTTTGCATTCTTTCGGTCGGCCTGACTCGGCCTTCTCGATAAGGTTGGATAGCGCATCTTTCAGCATTTTATTCCCCCGCCTGCTAGTGTTTGGGATAGATGGATGTGGTGGTCTCACTGCTGGTCGCAGTGATTTCCACAATAGTACACCACCGGGAACCCCACGTGGAGATATGTCGTGAAAAATCAAAAGTCAGAAGAAATAAAGAAAGTCCTTGAAGAGGTTCTGGCTTCTACCGGCGGAGATACGGCTGCTGTTGAAAAAGTGCTTCAAGCTCTTGATGACAAGAAGATATTTAGATACCACAAAGGTGAAGATATAAGTCTTCTATCTACTGCTGGAAGAGTTCTGGTTTCTTTGGCTGATGACCCAACAATGACAATTCGAGCAATCTCCGTCTACCTCGACCTGAGCGAAACAATGATTGATAAAACGGTAAAGCAATTGATTGCTGCAGGACTAATTACAAAGACAAAAGTGAACCGACAAAATGTCTATAGATTAAATAATTCTCTGATTCTTTCTCAACCTGATATACAGCAGTTTTTGAAGGCAATCACGCGACTTGGTGGGGAAAAAGATTCATCGCCAGAAGTAGAAGACGACTCACCGTTCTAGGTATCATCTCGTCATGGCATCTGGGCGAGAGATAAAAGTTCCGTACGGGACAAGAATGTACGCAATGCTTTGTTTCGGAAAAATGATTTCTGAACCTTTTACAGCAGATAGGTGCATGTCGTGTATTTCTGGCTACTTCAATAAAATGAGCAGACCAAAAGAAGCATTCAATGGCACGGCAAGGTCTCTTGAGAAGATGGGCTACCTGCGTCAGGTAGATAAGAATTTGTGGTGCATCACGCAGCAGGGGGTTTCTGCTATTAGCGCAACCGTGGCCTACAGGGCGGCCCTCAAGAGCCGACTCCTTGGACCAAGGTATATGGCCGATGTTAGGGCAAAGCTTTCCAACGCCTCAAACTATGTTTTTGGAGTAGACGAAAAAGCTTTAGAAATCGAAGACAAGATTCTTGCGGATGTTGAATACGGCTTCCGCAAGAAATTGGAGTTGCGAAACTCTGCCGATAAGCGAAATATTATGAAGATGCAGGCGGATTAGGGTCAAGACCGTTTGAAACCATCCAGGCACTGAATATCTCATCAGTTAACGGCATGAACCAAACCTGGGACGCGTCCATATCGTCTATGTCTCCAGTTATTGTCCAGCAGATTGGAATCTGCTGTGATGGCGGGCAAACACCCCCGTTGCAGTCCATACCAAATCTGTAGACAAACAGGCGCACCACACACTCATTCTTCCGGTCCCTGCACGGACCGCTTCCTGTTTCGTGGGGGCAGATGACTTCGAGCACCTCTAATTCTGCGCGATTTATACGCAGGATTAAGCGGTGGCCGTCGTTGTGCCAAACCTGCTCGATTTCTTCTTTGCGTGCCACCGGTTACCGTTCCGTTTGGATAAATCTGAAAAAATCACTTCATCCCCCTGGACGAAGAACTTCTCTTCGTGAGAACACGGTAGCACTCGATATTTGCTTAGTGGCGTAATATTTATCTGGTATAAGGGTCTGCCGGAGATTAGTCCTTGGCGACTTTCTTATCTACCTTCGCAAATACAGCGTTAATTTCCTCTTTTGTTAGTTTCCCATCATCGAGGAATGCGCGAGCCAAACCCTCAATAACCGTGGCAACTCCAGCAATGCCGGCCATTAGGACAGCTTGTGTCATTTGGATGCCGGCTATTGCTCCGGCACCGATAACGCCAAGGCCAGAGGCGGCAAACGTGGCGAGAATCCTGAGAAGGATGTTGGATAGTAGTTCTTTCTTCACTTTTGTAATATCCTTGTAGACAAATAGTTTAATGAAACGGTTTCAGTATAAAAATTAGATTTTTACTGAAATCACCCTGCGGGTGTGTCTATTTGTCGGAAGTTACGCAAGTAACCGAGCAGTAGCTCTTTTCACCAAGAATCCGCACCATTCCGCGTAAAGTGCCTTTTCCGCACTTAGCGCAAACAGATGGGGAGCCCTTCATGCCAAGATACTTAACCTGTACACCATAGATATTGGGGTCCAAGGTCTGTGTTCTTGACTGACCTGCTATTGGCTTGGCTGGCTTCTTACCCTTACTCATCGTCAAAAACTCCCTTGGCGTGGTCGCGGATATGCTGGTCGATTTTTTCCTCAGTTCTCTCCACGGCTTTTTCAATCCTGTCGATTGAGCGGCCCAAGGATTTCCCAACTAAGTCAAGTTTTTCAGAGGTAGCCAGATGGTCATTGCGGTTGTCCCGACGACCCTTTTCAACGAAAGCAACGATTATCCCACCGACCATACCGATGACAGCTACCGTAATTGCTTCCATCAAATCAGTGTACATTATTAAAGCTTTCATTAAATAGGTCTTTACCTTAAAATGTTTGTTGTCAGCATCACTCTCCTTCCGGTTCTTGCATATGTAAAAACATCGCAGCAGCAAACGCTGCAAGCGTGCTGAATAGGGCGATTTTCTGGATTGTTCCCGAAAGGGTGAAGTACACCACAATCGAGCCAGAAATCGTGAAGCCCAAGTTCATTATCCCGAACAGGAATTTTTTAATAAATGCTTTCCAGCTCATTACTCTCTCTCCGTCTATTTCCTTGTAAATAGATATTGACTTAATCCAATCCACCCCGTCGCCAGCGATTTCCCCGACTGGCTCGCTTTCTTCTTCATCTTCCCTTTTTGAGGCCTGTACTGACCCAGTAGTTGGCGCAGAACCACCAGACGGTGCCGGAGATGGCGCTCCACCGCTTCTTGTTGGCATTGCCGGTGCAGCAGCAAGGGTTGCTATGGAGCTAACGACACTGACAGCTACAAGCGTTCTTCTGTCGCCTACATTGACTTTTGAATCCACCATGATGTATTCATCAAAGTTTCCGCCAAAAACATCAACCGTATCTTCGAATGCCTCGCGTATTTCTTCTGGTGCATCCTGGACTGCAGCAATAATTTCTGCCGCTTCTTCTTCCGATATTTCGGATTCATCAAGGGCAGAGAAAAGCTCAACGGCCTCAGAGGCTGATATTTCTTGTAGAAGTTCAGGACTGGATATTGCTTCCACTGCTTCTTCTGCCGTAATTCCACCTTCGGTTATTTCGTCTATATTTATTGGTTCTTCTGGGGTAAGATTTTCAGGTGATTCTTCTGGTGTTTCAGGTAATAGTGTTGTTGGGGGCGTTGTCTGGGTATTTTCTGGCACGGACGGTTGAGAAGGACTGGTTGTACTGGGAACAGGCACCGTTGTCTGAGGAGGAAGAGTTGGAGGAACTGTGGTCTCTGGAGGCAGAGTCGTTTCCACCGGAGGAAGGGTTGTCTCAGGGGGGAGAGTAGTCTCCACTGGAGGCAGGGTAGTTTCTACTGGGGGTTCCGTAGTTGTTGATTCCGGCAGAGTTGTGGTTGTCGCAATAGGCGCATAAGCAATAGCAACCGTTAGTTTTTTATATGTGCTCTCGCACGGGTCTCCGAACACGCTATTTGATGCGTTTATGGTTGCAGTCTGTTGCCCAATAAAGACCTGTTCAACTATTTCTTGGCTATTCTGCGCATGACAGGAACCAATCTCCATTTCATTGGGGGTGCCATAGCTGGCAAAAAGAACCTCGCTGAATTGATTGCCCTCTGGGGCGGATAATGTTAACGAGCTGCCCTCAAATGCTGTTCCAGACACATGTTCTGGCCATGGTGTTACCTCTTCGATTACCACCAGTGACATGTTGCTTACGTTTGGTCCGTAACATCCAGCCCAAAAAAGACCATTATCGTCGCCCGATATGGAAATTCTTAGAGTCTCTCCAGGCTGAACCGTTTCATACTCTAAGGAAAATTGAGATTTGATTCTTGGTGGGATAATCCAACCTGAATCAATTGTTGCATTTGGTCCAGAAATTAAAACTTGAACCTTGCCGTTTATCCACTCTTCAGGCCGGTTTACTGCATCATAAGTAAGCAGCAGCGTTGATGGATTTTCTACAACCACATCTTGATATATGGCATTCTGTATGTATGAAAATGTAACTGAATTGGCCGACCATTCACCTACTGACGGCAACCCAGATTGACAACCAGGACCGCCATTTCCCCCAGTCCAACCACTTATTCCTGCTGAAAAATTGCCATTCTGCAGAAGATTTGGCGCCATTGCATGACCGACTGTCATGAATGACACCAGAAACAGTATTGGAATTAAAATTATGGCATTCGGTAGTATCCGAAAAAAGCGTTTAGTTAGCAATTGCTTTCTCCTTACAGAAAGCAATTTTACATTACGCCAAAAATTGTTAGTGGACCAATGTACCTCGCGCCATTATTTACAAGGTACGGTCAGCAATATTTCTTTCTTCTACTGGAACAAGATTTCCGTTGTGGCCAACATTTATATCCTTGCGAACCCACGTCATGCCATAGGTTGTATCGAGATTGTTAATGCCTTCTCTTCTGAGAAGTCTTTCGGCCATTGATTGAAAGCTTGGGTCGTCACTTAGATTGAGATATGAATTGTGATACCAGGGGAGGTCATAAAATGCTGGAGAATTTACAAGCAGGCAGCCAGCCGTTGTCCAGTGCTCCTCGATTGGCGGGTTACTGCAAACCTTTGGCCCAGAAAGACCATATGCATTCACGTTTGCCCCAACCAGCGGCCTATCCACCTCAAGCATCTTCTGCACAACATCCGGCGTTAGCTTCATGTCTGAGTCAACATAAAGGACTGCCTGATAGTTGACAACACCCATATTCTCCTCAGTGCAGTCTTCACCCCAGTGATGACCGGATGTCACTCTGTGTCTTTGTGTGAACTCTCTAATTAGGTTCCTGCCTGTTTCTATTCGAATCCAACGATTGGAGGATGTGACTTTTTCTTGCATATCGTTAACCGAGTAGGTCCAGTAATCGCCATTTACTTGTTTGAGTGCATTAATCACTTCACCGAACGGCTCAATACCCCTGGCGTCAAGTTCAAAAGCAGCAAACCACTTAACATTTGGGAACATTGATGAAATTTGTTTACGATAAGCAATCCAGTCAAGATGCTCTCCGGCATCGCACTTCCAGCCAACAAGTGGCGTGCCAATCACGAAATGTTTCTGGTAATCAATTTCCTTAATCATTGAATTTCTCCATATTGTAAATTATTGCAGTCATTGAATCTGGCGCTTCCCTTTCCCCACGGAAAAATACCTCGGATAGTTTTGCATATCTCGATACGTAATCGGATTCCTCTTTGGTGGCGTACTTTGAGTTCCATCCACCGTCTGAAATTGACTGTAGTAAATCTACAGTTGGGGTCTTGTCGCCATCCTCTGTGTAGCCAAGCCACCAGGCGTGCAGGTCTTCGATTATGTATATCTTGGAGTGTGGGAAGAGAAAAGAGAAAGACGTCTCCATTAATTTTGGCGTATGTCCTCCATCATCAAGAATGACATCGTAACCAGAGGGAAAAAGATTATTCCCCATTTGCGTCCTGCTTGATTGGTCAACAACCCTGGTTGTGCATCCATCAATTTTTGGGACATCAAGTATGTCCCAACCCTCAACATGGGCATCCTTGGGCAACCACTCGCGCCAAGCTTTTAGAGAAAAACCACCCTGAACCCCAATCTCCAGAAAAGAAGAGGTTTCTTGTTTATCGATATGGCGCTCATAAACATCCATATACATGTGATAAGTGGATTTATCAGTGCCATGCTTTAGCCCGATGTCATGGAGGCTTGATTCACGATTCATTATCCGTAAAACCCATAATTCCAACAAAGTCCGAACAAACACCGGCATATTTATGAAGGTTTATTTGTCTTTTCCCAGTAAATAATTCAGGCATAACAGCAATAGTGGATTGTCCAGCTGGTGGGTTGCCTGGGTATGCCCATACGTACCCCTTGGAGGTAATTGTGTATGCATCTGTATGGTGAAAAAAGTAGTTATACGACAAACCTGTCATAATCGATAAAGCGGTTACATTCTTGCAGTGAATCCAGAGCGACCCAGAATGAAGCTCAAGCCATGAATTATCTACTTTTGTATTCGCTTCGTCATGCCCAAGATACAGATAATTACCTAACCCCCAAATATCTATCTCAACGTCGTAACCATCAGAAATTGCCGACTCAATATGACTAACTGTGTTTTCTAGGTTTTTGTTTGGCCCTTTTGTGTTGCCTCGATGAGCAATTAGAATCATTTTTCAACCTGAACCCATATCCAGTTTCGATGATTATCTCCAGGTCCAGTTGGACGTATATCGGATTTATAATTCTTAAATCCAATCTTTTCGACTAAATCATTTACTAATGCAGATTCGTCAGTAATACTTACATCGGCATGTCCATTTGTGCTCACTGCTTCATAAATGTTTTCGTAGTAGCCGGCTGTTGGTATTCCTTCCTTGCCGCCATACCCCATCTGGAAGCACAGTTGTCCACCCGGTTTTAAAACCCTGTGTATTTCTTTCAGGATATTAAATCTAACCTCGTGAACACATATGTGCTGGAAACATATGACAGCAAAAACAACATCATACGTATTGTCGTTAATCATCGAAAGATTGTCGCCACTGGTTACGTACAGTTCTGGTTTCGTGACCTTGTTGTGTGCAGTATTCAGTTCAGCTTTTTCAATATTTATGGCAGATATATCAACGCCATCAATCCTCTTGAACCGCTTAGAGAACTTTACGATATTTCTTCCAGGACCACACCCGTACTCAAGTGCAATCTTGCCTTCGGTATTAAAGTCCTTAAAAAGATGGGTGTCGTAGTCCGACCAGTTATTATGAGCATCATAGGAACCAACAACGGGGTCTCTAAAATTTAAAGACCACTGAGAAGCATACTCATCGTAGTATGAGTTCTGCATCGATAAATAATCGCTCTTGTCCTTGCTCATTTCCTGTTCTCCAAGTAGTAGTTGAGGTCTTCTGGTGTTCCAATACCCCACATCTTTGAAACTTCCTTAACCCTTATTTTCTTGCTATCACCGATTGCTTCGTTAAATACGGGACAAACATAAAACTCGTTGTTTGTTCTGATGTTTTTATCAATCATCTGATGCGCATACTTTACGTAGTCTGAACCACGTTTCCAGTAGTAGATGCCAACCGTTGCGTTATCGGAGATTGGATTTTTTTCAGCAACTTCTTCAACAAACCCATCGCTGCCGATTTTTGCATACGACCACTTGGGGTGAGTTGACTTAAAGGTGAGAATTCCACCATCAATTGAATCTGCATCAAACGCATAAAGGCATTCGTTGCTATCCCACTCAATAATTTGGTCAGAGTTAGCAATCAGTAATGGGTTGTCATTATTGATGAACTGCTCTGCTTCGAGTGTTGTGCAGGCCGCGCCCTCTGTCATGCCGCTTATCAGAACAATGTCACAGTCAGGCTTAATAAGTCGTAGAACCTGATTTAGGTTGTACTTAACGTAATGTTCTTCCTGAACTATGAATATGAAGTGCGCATCAATGTTCAGGTTATCAACAACGCACTGAATCATTGGTTTCCCGTCAACCTCAATAAGGGGTTTTGGAAAAGTGTAGCCAGCCTGGGCAAATCGCGACCCGGCCCCAGCCATCGGAATAAGAACGTTCATTTTATGGTTCCTCCATGCAACCTTGTGTTTATCTTGATTGGATATTTGATTAGCAAGATTCAGAAGACCGTTTTTGTCCAGGTCGTTTGAGTCTTTTATTGCATAAAGGTGAGCACCAGACGCTATTGCCCCCTCTCGTCCAATATGTGAATCTTCGATGATAATCGTTGTTGATGGAACTGCACCAACATTGGTCATGCAGCGCCAGTACATTTCTGGATGTGGCTTATGGTGCTTAACGTCTTCATTGCTCATAATATGGCTTACATAATGAAGTACGCCTATTGCGTTAAGTGAGACTATTACCGTTTCCCGTACGGCATTACTGGCAACTGCTATCTTCCACCCATCTTGACGCAATGATTCCATTATCTCTATTGCGTTGTAGTTTCTCGGAAGCCTGCTAAGTATCTCTATAGTTGCCTTTTGCTTGTCGACCCATATTTCTCTATGCAATTCCCTTGGTAGAGCCTTTAATTCAGAAAGCATTTCAAGTTTTTTGCTCGTACCAAGCCCATCAAACTTGGATAGGTGCTCGTCACGTGAAATTATGTACTGCTCACCGTGTTTTGCGAGGGCTTTATTAAGTGATTCGTAATGAACATCTCTTGAGTCAATGAGAACACCATCAAGGTCGAATATGACAAGTTTTTGATAGCTCATTTTGGTTCCGGTCCTGCGTGTCTATGCCACTTATTGTGTCGCACAATACTTTTACCATTACACTTCATCACGTACTTATTTCTGACACGCATCGACCACTCAACGTCTTCTTCTTCATTCCATACGAGTTCTTCGTTAAGCGGTTCCTCGGCTAGGACATGTTTTTTGACAATAAAAAAACCGCCAGAAATATACATATACTGCGTCTGGGTCCAGTCGTTATAGTCCAGCGACCAAGCTCTCCCGTGACCCGGCTTATCCCATAACGACCAGTCCATCGGGTTTCGCGCACCAGTAATTAGATATTGCGGACATGAGCAAATATCCCAATCTGTTCCAAAAACCTGAAAGTGCTTGTACCAGTCTTTTTCGAAAACGTGATAGTCGTGCATCAAGACAATGTTTTCATATTTAGCTTCTGATGCAAGCATGTTCTTTTTTTTGGTAATCCACCTTGGTTTGATAGTTTCGTCAAAATCAACTATTCTTACGTCTCTGAAATTACTGAAAAAACCGTTTCCTCCACCACCAATAAGCAATATTTCGTATTCTGGGATACGCAAAGAGCGTATTGATTCAAAAATTTCATTAAGACGATTAGTGTCTTCGAATCCGGTCACTATTCCGAAAGTCCATTGGATATCTGGAAGCCTCATAGTTTGTCCTTGATAAACCGCATTGTCGCATCCCAATCGTCCCCACGAGCATCCATTGAAAAATCTTTCAGCAAGCTGTAATTTTCATTTGCTTCATCAACTCGCATTTGTGGCTTAATTAACTCGTTTAAGTGGTGTAGCCACTCTTCCGGAGAATTAGCAACTCTTCCAATTCCCTGTTCTGCTAGATATTGATATTCTGGAGAGTATGAGGCGATGAACGGAATACCGGCGGCAACATACTCAAGCCCCTTAATAAAGGATTTTGCATGATTAAATGGAATATCGTTAAGAGGAATTATTCCAATGTCAATTGGTTCAAAAAGTCTTGGATAGGACAAAATCGGTGCCATACCCATTGCTCGTGACCTTTTCTTATCTATCTCCAAAAGTTCGCTAGCTTCTGGTGCAGACGCGGTATGACCGGAATGATGAAAAACAAGTTGATTCTCTTCTAGAAACTTGTCAAAAAATCCAGATAACTGCTCAAGGTCGTTAGACCTCCAATGGGTAGCCCCTACCCATCCAATTTTTGGCCTGCGATTAGAACGTTGATATTTTTTTTTCCACCTTTGTGTGTCTATGCCGTTCCTGACCAGAAAAACATTGTCTCTGCGTTTACCGTAATAATCAAACAAGAATGGTGTTGAGGTAATTACTGCATCAGCCTTCATTATTATCTGCGCATATATCTCCCTATTTGAGCGCGGATTAACTGATGGGTCGGTTGATTTGTGTGCCATGTTTGCAGGGGAAAGACCATCAAACCAGTCATCAATATCAACAACAAGTTTTTGACCCATGGCTTGGGCTAGAGGCATAACATCAAGAATCTCTTGCTGCATGAGTAACTTCAGGACAATGATGTCCCAGCCGTGGACGGCCCTGCTGCCATCCACGACCATGCCGAACCCACGATTTTCACTAAAACCTGGAAAACCAACGGTAGTAAACCACCCGCGCTTATTGAGTTCGTTTGACGGAAGTTTGCACCTGTACCATGCACATCCGTTTGGTTGAAGCGGCTCAGTGCCCCACGACCAGTCGTGGGTTAAAAAAGCAACTGTAGGTTTTTGGGGCTTCTTCATATAAATCGGCCTCATCCTACGCTATTTTGGTATCCCTGTACATTAAAGACGTTTTTAAAAATTCTGACGTGGTAAAATTGCACAACGAGCGTGGGGAGAATTTCCATGAGTGCAAAATTCATTAAAGAGACAGCGGAAAGAGCTGCTAGAACCTTTGTTCAGGCGTACCTATCCGTTTGGATGGTTGGCGGTGCTGACTTCGATGGCCTCACAAATGCGGACAACTTCAAGGCTGCAGTGGTTGCCGTTGCCCTGTCTATCGCGATGAGCATGGGTCTCAAAAAGGTTGGCTCCGATAAGGATTCCGCTTCGGCACTTTAAATACTTCTCATAAAAGTATTTAATCCTAATCTACAATCTTTACTGACGCTGTGTGGATTGAGGAGAGGTCTGCCCGATGAGAGCTGGCAAGTACAACATGACATGCGAGCAGGGAACAACCTTTCGTCGTACCCTTTTTATCGAACAACCAGATTTGGCGGAAGACCCCACAGGTAATACTTTTGCGCCTTTTGACCTTAGTGGTTACAACGCCCGGATGCAGGTTAGAAGAACTATAGACACGACGAATTTTCTTCTAGAGCTGACGACAGAAAATGGCGCACTCACAATAAACCCGAGTACTGCAATAAACGAAATATATATTGACGTTTCAGCCAGCGTTACAGCATCTGTATCAACAAGCGGAGTATATGACATCGAGATTATTGACGTCTCCGGAGTTGTGTCAAGAGTTCTTGAGGGCGAGTTTAACCTGAGCCCTGAGGTAACCAGGTGAGCAATAATGTTCCGAATAACGTTGTTGTACAAGAGGAAACTGCCAATAACGTAAACGTTTATCAGGATGCACCAAATAGTGTAATTATCAACGAAGACACAGCCGCAAAGGTTGTTGTCAATCAGGATGCGCCAAATCAGGTAGTTGTAAAGCTGGCAACATCCACTGGTGTTACGAGGCGATTGGTCTATACCCAGGCTTCACCATCTGCCCTTTGGACGATAAACCATTCACTTGGTGGTAGGCCATCCATAACAGTGGTTGATACTGCAGGAACCGTGGTAATTGGTGAGGTAACATATATTAGTAATTCGCAAATAACAGTGACGTTTACAGCAGCGTTTGCTGGGTATGCGTATCTGACATAATCACGAGGGCCTGATGGCAACAAAGTTTGTAACAAATCTTGACCTAAATCAGAATCAGGTCTTGAATGGTCGCTTCCAGGCTCTTTCTAGCGACCCCGTTGCCAACCTATTTGAAGGTTGGATTTACTACAACACCACAACCGACACGCTCCGCATATATGCGGATGGCCAGTGGCAGAATTTTATAAATGGGGTCACTTCTGGTGGGGCTTACTCAACAGCCCTGACAATCACTGAGTCCAAGGGCACTGTAACAATTACGCCAAACCTTGCAACATCAGCAAGCGCTGGCCTTATGTCCGCAAGTGATTTTTCAAAGCTTGCCGATGCAACGTCTGATGCCACCCCAAGCAAGCTAGTTATTCGTGATGCATCTGGAAACATCAAGGTAGCCGACCCAACAGACCCAGCGCATGCTGCCACCAAAAATTACGTTGACGCTGCTCGCTCAGGTCTTGATGTCAAGCAATCTGTAAAACTAGCTACAAATGCTGCGCTTCCAGCATATACATATAGTTCTGGTGTAATTACCGCCTCTGCCAATGGTGCGTTGTCTGTTGATGGTACGACACCTCAGCCCGGAAATAGAATCCTCGTCAAGAACGAAACATCTTCTAATGCTCCGTATAACGGCATCTATGACGTAACCGTAGTTGGTAGCGAGTCTGCTGTATTTGTTCTTACACGCTCAAGTGATGCTGATACTGCCACTGAGCTCAACCCTGGAATGTTCACATTTGTTGAGCAGGGTAGCAATTGGGCAGACTCTGGATGGGTTCTCACAACTGACGGCGCAATAACCATAGGTTCCACAAACCTAACGTTTGTTCAATTCTCTTCAGCGGGACAAAGTATTGCTGGAAACGGACTAACAAAAACCGGCAACACCATAGACGTTGTTGGCACTGCTGACAGAATTACAGCCAATGCTGACTCTGTTGATATTGCGTCAACATATGTTGGCCAAACATCAATAACCACCCTTGGAACGGTCACAACTGGTACATGGGATGCAACCACCGTTGCTGTAACTGCTGGTGGTACCGGCAATGAGTCATTTACAGACAATGGAATTATTTATGGCGATGGCAACAATGCCCTTGATGTAACCGCTGCTGGTACTCAATACCAGGTTCTTCAGGCTGGTGCTGGTGGGGTTCCCGAGTTTAACGCAGTAAACCTCGCTCAGTCTGCGGCCGTAACAGGGCAGCTCCCGGTAGCCAATGGTGGCACTGGAGCAAGTACTGAGTCTGGAGCAAGAACCAACCTTGCTGCTGGTGGTACACAGGGGGCAGGGGTAAGCACTCCGGTTCTTGTAAGAAAAGTTGTAAAAACAATAGGTAATGCTGCCGATACCTCGTTCACTCTTGTTCATGACTTTGATACAACAGATGTCATGGTTCAGGTTTACGAGGTTGCGACGGGCGAAACGGTTATCGCAGACACTATTCGAACCGATAGTGACACAATAACGATTACGTTCTCTTCGGCGCCGGCTAGCAACTCCTACAAAGTAGTCGTAATAGGTTAATTTTCGTGCCTTGAGGGGCGCTTGAGTTACCGAAAACAGTTGAGGCTGGTTTCAAATGACAAAATTTATCGGCACACCCCTACAGGGGACATCCTTCTCTACCGCAAGCGATGAAGCCATTTCGGCCCGCATATCCACCGACTCTCAGGCAAGAATAAGAATTGATGCTGGTGGACGCATTACATGGTCAAGCGGAACAGAAGCCGGCGATACTAATCTCTATAGAAGCGCAGCAAATACCTTAACTACTGATGATGTCCTCAAGGCAACTGGGGGTGTGGTAACTCTCACGACAGAAGGTCCTCCGGCTGTATCAATATCCGATGGCGCACTTGCCGTGGATGTCACGAATGATGACCTATATATCCGTTCTGGTGGTGAGTGGATTAAGGTTCCACATTCATTAAATGACCTGAGTGATGTTGTTATCACTTCTCCAGAGGAATTCCAAACGCTCGAATACGACGGAACCAATTGGGTAAATGCGTACTCCTCCGTCGTCACCTACGCAAGAAATGCCGAAGCGACCACGTTGGGAATCGGTACGGTCGTGTATTTGTTTGGCGCGACCGGAGACCACGCAACTGTAAAAAGAGCAGACAATGACTCTGATACTACTTCTTCAAAAACCGTTGGTATGGTCGCCGCACCAATCGCAGCGAATGAAAACGGCCCAATTATTACTCGCGGATACGTAAATGGAGTAAGTCTTTCCACATATTCCCCAGGCGATATTCTGTGGTTGGGTGAGAACGGAGGATTCACCTCGACTAAACCATCCGCTCCCGAGCATTTGGTTTTCGTCGGCGTCGTCGTTCGCGCCACAAGCAACGGAATCGTATACGTAGCCGTACAAAACGGATACGAGTTGGACGAACTGCACAACGTCGCAATCGAGCCTCTTACGTTGGCGAATGGTGACGTTCTTCGCTACAATTCTACAACCGGTCTTTGGGAGAACAGCCAAGTCGTCGGTCCGAGTGGTCCGAGCGGCCCGACGGGACCAACCGGAGCAACCGGCGCTACTGGTCCGACTGGAGCAACCGGCGCAACAGGGACAGCAGGAACAAGTACGGGCTTGACGGTATTCTTGGACGACGCCGGCGGTGCCGGACCGGTTACGGGAGATGCACTTGTTATTGCGAATACTGGTGCTCAAACGAACGTCGTTGTAACCACTGGTACAGGTTCTCCAGATTTGCTTGCTTCGTTCGTTACTGAAGCTGGAGTTCCAAATAACACCGCCTTCGTTGGCGGAGTGTGGCAAGCGGTTGCCTACATGCGGCATCAGGTAGGAGGCGGAACGTTTAGGTTCTGGATGGAGATACAAGAAGTTGCTTCCGATGGAACCACCGTTTTGCAGACTCTCGCCAGCGGTAGCTACGCGGGTGGTACTGCCGTATCGGGCACCACCGAGGATTTGTACCTCTACGATTTATTCGTTCCGACAGCGACCCTGGCCTCAGCTTCCAGTCGACTTCTTATAAATATTTATGTTCAGTCACAGACTGGAACTTCGGACGCCTATTTGTACATGCGCGACGACACCATATCGCATGTAGTAACGACAATAGGATTCAACGTTCAGGGTGCGACCGGACCGACTGGACCAACAGGTGCAACGGGACCTACGGGTGCTACTGGCGCTACAGGTCCAACAGGTGCAACAGGACCTACGGGTGCGACTGGAGCTACTGGTCCAACAGGTGCTGAGGCTCTTTGGAGTTTCACCGGTGCGTACAACATAGGTGCCTCGTATCAGGTCGGAGATGTTGCCACATACAACGGTCAGACCTGGTATCGAATTAATGCCAACGGCGGGAACACCGGAGACACTCCGGCGGAGGGAGCGTTCTGGACGCTAATCGCAGAAAAGGGCGCGACTGGCCCAACGGGAGCTACTGGTGCAGAAGGTGCAACAGGCGCGACTGGCCCAACGGGAGCTACCGGTCCAGAAGGTGCAACAGGCGCGACTGGCCCAGAAGGTGCCACCGGCGCTACGGGACCAACAGGAGCTACTGGACCACAGGGTGAACAGGGGCCAACTGGTGCAACTGGTCCAACTGGTGCTACGGGAGCAACCGGACCACAAGGAAACTTCGGCGGCATAACTCTTGATTACACGTTTGATTCAAGTACGACACAAACGGACCCAGGTGCCGGAAAACTAAAATTTGATAACGCTGACATATCTCTAGCAACTGAGATGGTTATTGATGATGTCGATGACAATTCGACAGACGTACAAGCATTCTTGAGGACTATTGATGACTCAACGTCACCAATAAAAGGCCACTTTAGAATTTCTAACAAGTCAGACTCTACTGACTTTGCGATATTTACGATTTCTTCAATCACTGAACAAACTGGATTCTTTACCGTTCAGTGCGCTTACGTGTCTGGTGCAGCAACATCATTTTCGAACAGTGAAGATATAATTGTTACTTTTGCAAGAACTGGAGATGTAGGACCCGTAGGTGCTACCGGTCCAGTCGGAGCAACGGGTGCGACTGGTCCAACTGGAGCAACAGGTCCCCAGGGTGATACTGGTGCTACTGGTCCAACCGGTGCCACTGGTCCAGTGGGACCAACTGGAGCTACAGGGCCCCAGGGTGAGGTTGGTCCAACGGGGGCTACTGGACCAATCGGTCCAACTGGTGCTACCGGTGCGCAAGGCGATATTGGTGCTACCGGCCCAGTGGGAGCAACTGGTCCAACGGGGGCTACTGGTCCACAAGGTGATGTTGGCGCGACAGGGCCTACCGGCCCTACTGGCGCTACTGGTTCACAGGGAGAGGTAGGGGCAACAGGTCCAACTGGCGCTACAGGGCCCCAGGGTGAAACTGGTTTAACTGGTGCCACCGGACCTACTGGTGCAACTGGACCACAAGGAGAAGTTGGACCAACTGGACCAACTGGCCCCCAGGGAGAAACGGGTCTAACTGGTGCAACCGGCCCACAGGGAACAACTGGCGCAACTGGACCAGAAGGTGCAACCGGCGCAACAGGCGTGACTGGACCCACTGGTCCACAAGGCAACTTTGGTGGAATAACGCTCGACTACACGTTCGACACCAATACCGACCAAACAGACCCAGGCCCAGGAAAACTCAAGTTTGATAATGCAAACTTAACCCTGGCTACAGAATTGGTCATTGATGACGTAGACGATAACTCAACAAATGTTGAGGCATTTTTAAGAACAATCGATGACTCAACAGCAGCAATTAAGGGTCACTTTAGGATTTCCAACAAAGCAGACTCAACGGATTTTGCTTTATTTACAATTTCATCTACTACTGAAGATACTGGATTCCACACCGTTGCGTGTTCTTACGTTTCTGGTTCAGCTACATCTTTTAGCAACGGCGAAGACGTAATAATTACGTTTGCACGAACTGGAGATGTGGGTCCTGTCGGCGCAACAGGACCAACGGGAGCTACTGGAGCCACTGGACCGACAGGTGCTACTGGACCACAGGGAGACATTGGAGCTACTGGACCAACGGGAGCTACCGGACCCATTGGTGCCACTGGTCCCACTGGAGAAACAGGCGCTACAGGCGCAACCGGACCAACTGGCTCACAAGGCATTCAGGGCGATACTGGTGCTACTGGACCAACGGGTGCAACTGGGCCACAGGGAGATGTGGGGCCTACGGGTGCCACAGGACCAACAGGGCCACAGGGTATTCAGGGAGAAGTTGGCGCTACGGGGGTAACCGGACCAACCGGCGCCACAGGACCAGCCGGTCCAACCGGAGCAACTGGACCGCAGGGAATTCAGGGTGAAGTCGGACCAACCGGACCAACTGGCGCCACGGGACCAGTCGGAGCAACAGGGGCTACAGGTCCACAGGGTGATATTGGACCAACTGGGCCAACAGGACCACAAGGAGCAACTGGACCAGAGGGGCCGACTGGCGCGACTGGTGCAACTGGCCCAACAGGAGCAACGGGCCCAACTGGACCGCAGGGAAACTTTGGCGGTATCACTCTCGATTACACATTTGATACAAACACTGACCAAACTGACCCAGGCCCAGGAAAACTTAAGTTTGATAACGCAAATCTAACCGTCGCTACAGAGATGGTAATCGATGATGTCGATGACAACTCCACGGACGTTCAGGCATTCCTAAGAACAATCGATGATTCTACGGCAACAATCAAGGGCCACTTTAGAATTTCAAATAAGGCAGACTCAACAGATTTTGCCCTGTTTACAATTTCATCAACAACAGAGGAAGCTGGATTTCATACGGTTGCGTGTTCATACGTATCCGGTTCGACAACATCTTTCAGTAATGGCGAAGATGTAATAATCACATTCGCAAGAACTGGAGATGTTGGACCTGTAGGGGCTACTGGACCAACGGGCTCAACAGGTGCGACTGGCGCAACTGGCGCAACTGGACCAACGGGACCAGTTGATGACTACATAAGTACATTGACAGCCGGAACTGGTGTAACAATCACCCACACACCAGCACCAGATAGTAATGCCACTATTGCAATCGGTCAGGCTGTGGGGACTTCAGATAATCCAACTTTTGCAGGATTAACAATCAATGGAACTCAAATTATATTTGAGGGACAGACAGATAACGCATTCGAAACACATCTGGTAGCCACTGATGCCACTGATGACCGTTACGTTTCTTTGCCAAACGTTTCTGGAACAGTTATAACGACTGGAAACCTGTCTGAAATTACTGCGGTTGGCAACAACTCGGTTGTTCTTGGAACTAGCACTACTGGTGATTACGTGGCAAGCGTGGCTGTCGGTTCAGGTTTGTCCCTTGCTGGTGGCACTGGCGAAGGCTCTACTGCTACTGTCTCGCTAACAAGTAATTCAGTAACTGTTAATGGAACATCCATTGCTCTTGGTTCATCTGGAACTGTTACCGCAGATGCCGGAACACTAACTGGAACAAATTTAAATGCAACAGTTACTGGCTCAAGCCTTACTTCCGTTGGGACCATAGCGACTGGTACCTGGCAAGGCACAGCAATTGGTGTCTCATACGGTGGAACTGGGGCAACAGACGCTGCAAGCGCAAGGCAGAATCTGGACCTTGAAGTAGGAGTTGATGTTCAGGCGTACGATGCGGATTTGGCGGCAATTGCCGGGCTAACTAGCGCCGCAGACAAACTGCCATACTTCACCGGTTCAAATACCGCAGCCGTAACCGACCTCACGTCATTTGGTAGAAGCTTAATTGATGATGCTGATTCCCCTACGGCAAGAACAACTCTTGGCCTAGCCATTGGTGTAGATGTTCAGGCTTACAATTCAACACTTGCAGCAGTTGCTGGTGGTACTTATTCTGGCGATGACAGTATTTCGACGGTTGGAACTATTACATCTGGAACATGGAATGGTTCGTCTATTGGTACTACATACACAGCAGCAAAAGTTGAGTCTGTTAACGCCACTGCGGGTACGGGTGTAACTGTCAACTCTTCAACTGGAGCAGTCGTTGTTTCTATTGGGCAAGCAGTTGGCACTGGTGATAGCCCACAATTTGCGGGTGCAACGCTTGACACAATAACGGTTGGTGTGACCTCGGCTAATGAAATCGACACTACATCGGGCAATCTGACCATCGACTCTGCTGGCGGAACCGTAACGATTGATGACAACCTAATTGTTTCAGGAGACCTAACGGTACAGGGTTCCACGACATCAATTGAGACAGTAAACCTCAATATTGAAGACAACATAATTACGCTCAATTATGGAGTGTCGGCATCTCCGATTCTCAACGCCGGAATAGAGGTAGAACGAGGAACTGAAACAAATGTTGCAATTCGTTGGAATGAAACAACTGACAAATGGGAATTTACCAACGATGGAGCGGTGTACAACGAGCTCGGTAGTGGTGGTTCCGTAACACTCGATGGGTTAACTGATGTTGTAATAACCGACGTTGCAGACGATGACATTCTTGTTTATGACAACGGTACATCTTCCTGGATTAACACGGATGCCATCCCATCCACGGTGATGGGTAATTCAAGCAGAGTCTCCTCTATAGCTGGAGATAACACAGCTTCCGCAAATAGCACGGCAGTAGTTGTTGATGAGACTGCAATCAGTGGTGTTCTTGCGATTGAGTACACTGTTCGCCTAACACAGGGAACAAAGAGGCGCCTATCCAAGGTCTTGATTAACGTTAATAGCGACGAGACAGACATCGATTTCAACGAGTTTTCGATTATCGATACAGGAGCCAGCGTCATTGCCGGAGCAGCGGTAACGGCCGATGTGAGTGGCGGCAATATTCGCTTACTGGTAGCATCCAGTGATGCCGGAACAACCAATGTTACGACTAGGGTTCTGAAAACAATTATGGTGTAAACATGTCGGACAAAAACTTCGTAGTAACTGGGTCAATCCAGATAGGTGAAAGAACGCTTGACCTTACCGGAACGGGGGTTGGCTCGTCCCTGCATCGAATCGGCAACACAATTAGCGCCAAAAGAGAAACACCTATTGGCACAGTAGTGATGTATACAAAATTGATTGATGGCTCCAAGAGCAACCTCCCCAGTGGATGGCTTCTTTGCGATGGAAGCGAGGTGGCTGTTGCTTCATACCCGGATTTGGATACCGTTGTAGGAACCCGCTATGGGGCTAGAACAAATGGCTCTGGAGGAGCTGGCACTACACATTTTCGACTTCCAAACCTCACAGACCGGCTTCCAATAGGGCACCCACAGACAAATACCGATGCACCGAACACAATAACAACGGCAAGCACTAGCGATGGTCTAGCTTCCCATAATCACAACATGTCCCATAACTCTGACGGGTGGGGAGATGGGGTTGGTGAGTTCCTTAACCATACCCACGTAGTTGCGAACCATACGCATAATCATGGAACTTCTGGTGGTGCCGGTTCTACCGATGTCCACAACATTGGCGGTGCTGGAGCCCACACTCACAACTACAAGCCTGGTGGCGCCAATGCACAGACAGGCTTTTCCGACAGCAATCATTCGCATGGAATGAACTCTGATAATGCAACCCATTCACATAACGCCCTGTTCGTAGATGGAAATATTCAGCATTCCCACACGAGCGGCAACACGGCATCTCTTGAGCACACCCATCAGGTAACTATTGGAACAACTGATGCCGGACAAACGATTAGTAATTCTTCACATTCACATGATGATGGATTTTTGGGAATAAAAGTTTTTTTTATAATCAAAGCGCAGCACGGTATTTAGCATGAGTAGCCAAGACTTTAAGATAAAGAACTCGATAGTTGTTGATGGTGTACTCATTGATGTTAGTTCTGCAGCAAATTCCGGCGGCATCGTTTACAGCTCGTCTACCGATTCGTATGTTTCATCAAAAGGCAATATTCCTGTTGGGGTTGTGAGGCTTTGGGCTAGCGGCTCAACGTCTCCGACTGTTCCAGAAGACTATTTAATATGTGCGGGGCAAAGTCTCCTTCAGGGAGACTATCCAGAGCTATATGCCGTAATAGGTAACCGATACACATTTCCCGCAACTGGCACAACATTTAGGTTGCCTGATTTCAACATAATTGCAACATCTCCATATCGTTTTATTTTTGGAATAGATAGCGCCAATGACAGTTCCCCGTTTAATCAGACAGCAAATGAAAACACGGCCACAATTGGTGCTTCTACCAACCTTTCACATACACACACAAGTGGTGGTTCATTCAACGTTTCTTCTGTTACGTCTTCAACCTTAAGCCACTCCCATACGTCAAACACCACATCGTGGAATCATAATCATGACTTCGATAGTAATAATGTTGGAGCCAATACAGCCAATAGCTCTGCGCATACTCATGGTCTTGGCAATGCAAGCACATCACACGACCACAACCACATCCCCGGGAATAACCAACCAGTAGCAACAGGTGGAGCTAGTGGAAATCATACCCATAACGTATCAAGTACGAACCAAAATCATGCCCACACAGTTCTTGATGGAACACATAACCACGGAAATTCAAACGGACCGGCTGGCTCAAATGCCAATTCTCATTCGCATTCATTTACCTCAAGTTTGTCTCAGATAAGTGTAAGCCACACTCACACCATAGATACGTGTGGTTTTTATTTCATAATTAGGTATAGATGAGATGACTGCAAAAGATTTTAAAGTATCCACCGGGTTGGAAGTAGATGATTATGTTGTTTCGCCATCTAGCGCAATAGACGGACAGTCCCTTATTTATGATGGCGCTGCCTATGTTCCCGCAGACATCGTTCCCGTGGGAACAATAGAAATGTGGGCCGGCTCCTCGACACCCCCAGATGGATGGCTTTTGTGTAATGGACAGTCTTATTCTTGGGCTCAGTACACGCGACTGAGGGACGTTATTGGTGTTTCTTATGGTGGAACAATCAGTACGAGCTGGAATGTACCAAACTTTATCCCTTCAACCAAGCCAGTAACTCCTTTGGGTGTGGCTGCTGGCGGCGCCCTTGGTAGTGCGACAATCCTGTTTGGTTCAGGAAACACTTCTCATACACATAATCTGACTGCCCAATATACGAGTAGCAACACAACCGTCCAGAACCATAATCACAGTGCAAATACATCAAATGACCACTCCCATGCTCTGTTCACTGCAAACTGGTCACACAACCACAACACCTCCGCTCCAAGCGCTAACCACGCTCATGGTTACGTCAGAGGGAATAATGCCACAACCGTAACTGGACTGACTGCTCACGCAAACCATAATGTGAGCAATACAAGCCATGCACATAAACATAATTGCGACGCTGTTAACCTAGATGCTCATCAACACAGTTACGACACGTACAACGTTAATGCGCATAGTCACAACTGGGGGACTGCAGGGATAGCCAGCAATGCTGGCGGCTCAACACATGACCACAGCATAAATAAGCAGTCCATCTACTTTATAATTAAGTTTTAAGGAGAAAAATGGAACTAGCAGATGAAGAGCGTTATCACGACGAAGAATCAATGCTCAATTATTACAAACATCGCAAACTAGGTCGATACTCAAAAGTACCAGGCTCTGGAAACGATGAAAAAGGCTACTTTGCATTCATTAGAGCTGTTTACAATCAACGATTTTATGAAGAGGATGTAAGCCTCTCACCAGAGGGAACGCTAAAAATAGCTGTTAGATGTGATGCCGCAGCACCCAAAAACATGCCGACCCCAACAGCCCTGCATGAAGAAGATGAAGAAACGGGTTTATGCAAATTCTGCGGCAGTAGTGCCCCAGTATATGGGACCACAAACAGTCATCACGCATCACTATCAAACGCAACTGAATTAAGAATTCCTTTCCATGGCCGTAAGGGGTTTATTTGCTACTTGGAACTAGCTGACCCAGCAACAGAGGAAACAGAGGTTTACGAAAATACAAACGTTACCAGGACACTTCATGAACTCTTTAAGTTGATGCTTGAGTGGGAATGGGTATACGACAATCTTGACCAAAATGACGTCTGTGCCGTTCTGGCTCATGACATTCTTGAAGAAATTGACGTTCCAGAAATGCTTCGCTCGTGGCTATGGAATAACGTTCCGGATATGCATGTTGCCAAGTTTCTAAAGGGTGACCCAGATGCGAGGCTAAGGCCTCCGGCATCCACTATTCCGCCAATGCTTCCCGAATTTGAGGGATGGTGTTATCACCACATTCATGAAACGGAGCCAATCTGGAAGTACGGGTCAAGATAATGCCGTACTTGAGGGATGAACCAAAAGGGAAACATGGCTTCGGTTCGTATTACCGCATTCCTGGAACAACGGATGATGAGCGTGGCTACTTTGTTTTTATCAAGTCTGTTTATGCCGCGCCATTTGAACCAGAAATAGTAAAAGAAGGCGATGAGGCCGTAGATACATTTGAAAGATGTGACTCATTCGCAGAGCCAGAAATACCGAAACCAATAGCCTTACACGAAATAAATAGAGAGACTGGTATCTGTGAACTTTGCGGCAGCACCGACCCCGTATACCCAACAACAAACAGTCATGTGGCCTCACTCCTGAATACCAGAATCCTTAGGCTTCCAATCCAGGGCTATAAAGGTTTCATAGTTTTTCTTAAATTAAATGATATTGAACTAGAAAAAAAAGACTTCCATTACTCGGAAAATCTCGGACGAACCCTCCAGGAACTGTTTCGCCTAATGCTTGAGTGGGAATGGTGTTACGAGGAGCTTGGTACTAGAGATACTTACTCGGTATTGGCTCATGAAATATTAGAAGAGCTCGAACTGCCGGAATCAATTCGTGAATGGTTGTGGAATGAGGTCCCCGAGCAGAGAGTTGCCAAGTTCCTTAAGGGTGATGACAATGCAAGAGAGAGGTCTGACCCGACCACAATCCCAGACATGAGCCTTGAATTTGATGAATGGTGTTGGTACCATATCGTTAGCAAACCAGCAATCTGGGAGCACGGCGAGAGGTAGACATGAAGACCCATACAGGAATAGTGGAGGAGCAGGTAGCGGGAGCAATTTGTTTATACCGAAATGCTCTTAGCGATGAACTCTGCGACACTATATGGGATTTTTACTACGCCAATATAAACCTAACTAGCGCTGGTCAAACTGCTGGTGGCTTGTCTGTAAACACAAAGAGAACGCTCGACTTCCAAGACCAGGATTGCTTCAATACCGACCCAGAACTGAGAAGACGCTATGACGAAATCAATGAGGAAATTTACTCATCCCTAAGGGTGGCAACAGGAATGTACATCGACCGCTTTGATTGGCTTCAGTCCTGTCCAAACCTAATTGATACCAACTATCTCTGGCAGGGCTACAAGCGTGGTGATGGTTTCTACAAGGAGCACGTAGACGGTGAAAACTGGAGTAATCGCGTCAAAGAAAGAGTTCTTGCTGTTGTCATATACATCAACACCGTAGATGAGGGTGGAGAAACGTACTTTAGGTACCAGAATGTCAGCGTAAAGCCAGAAAAGGGCGCTATCTGCGTGTTTCCAGCACACTGGACCTATCCCCATCAGGCACAGGTGCCTCTGTCTAGCGACAAACTAATTATCAGTTCGTTTATAGTTACACCACAATAAAGCCATGCGTTTTCATGTAGTTGGCTTACCACACACAAGCATCACGCGCGACTTCACGGCATGTGCATTTACCGAGAAGGTTCGCAAGTTCGCAATAATGATGAAATCGCTTGGTCACACTGTTTATACGTATGGTGGCCCGGAAAGTGAATCACCAGCAGATGAGCACATTCCCTGCATAACCGAAGAAGAAAGACTTATTGCTGTTGGGTCACAGCATTACACAATGGCGTCGTTTAACTACAACTTGCCTCATTGGATAAAGTTTAACAATAATGTGATTTCAGGTATCTCTGAGAGACTGGAACACCAGGACTTCATATGTGTAATTGGGGGGTATTCCCATAAGCCGATTGCGGATGCATTTCCGGGGGAAATGACTGTTGAGTTTGGAATTGGCTACGGTGGCGTTTTTTCCAAATATAAAGTTTTTGAGTCATACGCCTGGATGCACACCGTTTATGGAACTACGAACACTAGCCCAAACGCGCTAGATGGACATTTCTTCGATGCGGTAATCCCTGGATATATCGATATCAGTGAATTTCCATTCAGGGAAACGCCAGACGACTACTACCTATTTACTGGACGGATGATTGAGCGTAAGGGTTATGAAATTGCCGTAGAGGTATGTAGGCGGCTGAACAAGAGACTTATTCTTGCCGGACAGGGCGTGGCCCCATCTTACGGCGAGCATGTGGGGGTGGTTGGTTCGCAAAAAAGGGCTGAGCTCATGGGGGGTGCAATTGCTTCGTTCGCACCAACAATATATATCGAGCCGTTTGGAACCGTTGCACCAGAGTCAATGGCCTGCGGCACACCTGCGATAACTACCGACTGGGGTGCTTTCACGGAAACTGTCGTTGATGGCGTTTCTGGCTATAGATGCAGGACGCTTAAGGAGTTCATTGAGGCTGCGGAAAATGCTAAATATATGGATAGAACGATGGTTAGGCAGCATGCCATAGACAACTACTCACTAGATGTCGTTGCTCTTAAATATGACAAGCATTTTCGAAGACTTTCTCAGCTTTGGGAAGATGGCTGGTACCAGC